CTGCGCGGGCAACCGTCCGCCGGTCGTCTCGCCCCAGGTCGCGCAGTCGCTGACGAACGGGCTGGCGGCGCTGGCTGGCATCCTGTCGCACCAGTCGAACGTCAACCCGGCTGTCCTGGTCGCCATCAGTGAGGCCCAGGCCGCGCTGGCGGCGGATATCGCCGGGCAGAACTACGGGCAGATCGTGCGGACCTGCCTGGAGAAGCTGTACAGCCTGCTCCCGGAGAGCGTGCTGACGCAGTACTGGTACGTGTTCGCGGCGCTGGAGGTCGGCCTCGCGACGGTCGGAGCCTAGTGGCGTTCGGCCCGGAGGACGTCACCAAGGCGGTCCAGGAGGCCCTGGCGCTCGACACGAGCATCCCGGCGGGTCACCGTGGCGCGTTCGTCACGGTGGTCAACCAGGACGGCGTACGGGTCGTCGCGGCCATGCGGATGACGGATGACCCGGACGCCTGGGTCCTGGCTCCCTACATCGACCATCCCTGGGCTGGCGGCTTGGACTACGGCGTGACCATCCAGAAGACCTGGTAAAGCTTGCCCGGCGAAAGTCGGGCGCAAGTTGGCGCGGGCGGGCGAGGCGGAGCAGCGCTGGGAACGTGGTTCGCCCCGGACCACGGTCGTTGTCGACCGCCTTCCCGTCCGCGTCATTTATTTTTGGCTGACCCCAAGATAGTGCTTGACTCACTCCTGCGTTTATCCTATCATCTCACACATGGACACGCGAACACAGAGCGGCGAGCGCGGTTGGGTCGTCCGGTTCCTCGACGAGAACGACGACGATGTCCGCCAGGCGTTCACCGGGCCGAGGGGCTTCATGGCGGCTCGGCAGCTCCACCAGATCCTCCGTCAGCGCGAGGACGTCAAGGACCTGGAAATGTTCAACACCGGGCGCAAATAAGGGAGATGACGACGATGGATACGACAACCTGCTCATGCGGCTGCGGGACGGTGGTTATGGTCGGCGACAAGGCCCAGATGCCCCTGGAGGACCAGTTCGTGTTCGACATCGAGGGCGACCTGGACTACATCGAGCTGTTCGTCGCGGGCCACAAGCCCACACAGCAGGGCGGGTCACCGCTGGCCTGCGGGCATGAGGACGCCGTCACGAACTGCGACGGCAGCGAGCACGTCACGTCCTGCCTGGCCTGCGGCGCGCTCGTCAGCGTCGAGTCCTGCCAGGATGGCGGCACCTGGCCTGGCGAGACGTTCGAGGAGATGGACGCGCGGGTCGCGGCCGAGGTCCGGCGCGACGAGATGGATCACGACTAGGAGGCGATGATGACCTGGCTCAAATCTCCCTACGGGTACGTGGCGCTGGCCGAGTCCGGGCGCTGGCTGGTCCGAGGTCCCATCGGCCTCCGGGTCGAGTCCGGCCGGAAGGTCGGCATCTACTGGGTGTATCGAAACGGCTCACGCTGCAACACCGACGGGACCTTCGCGAGCAGCGTCCACTTCGCCTCAAAGGCGAAGGCGCTCGCCTGGGCCGAGGCCCGGCACCAGGAGATTATTTTTGCCCTGGCCAAGAAAGGGCTTGACTCTCCCGGCCGTTGAGCATATCATTCTGGATATGGAGATGATGATGACAACGAAGAACGAGCTGGCGCTGGCCGAAGAGATCGCGCGCGACGCCCACACGAACCAGGTCGACGCGACCGGCCACGACTACATCCTGCACGTCGAGCGCGTCGTCGCCCGCGTGAGCGGCGACAAGGCCAAGGCAGCGGCCTGGCTCCACGACGTCGTCGAGGACACCGACATCACCCTGGAGTACCTGGCGAGCGTCGGCATCAGCGCCGAGGTCGTCGCGGCGGTCCGTAAGCTGACCAGGCCGGAGGGCTTCACGACCTACGGGATGTACATCAGCGTCCTGGCGACGAGCGGCGACGAGCTGGCCATCGAGGTCAAGCGTGCCGACCTGGCGGACCACCTGGAGACGCCGGGCCTCCCGCTGAGCCTGAAGCCACGGTACGAGCGGGCGGTCCGGGAGCTGGCGGCGCGCGGCGGGTTCGTGATTTAGTTGAAGATAGTTGTTGACATGCTCAACGCTTTATCTTATCATTCACTGGTCAGCACGAACGCTGGCCCAACAGACCCGGAGACGACGATGACCCAGATGACGCAAATCGAAGCCCTGAACGCCGAGATGGCCGAGTTCGACAACCTGGTCGCGGCCAAGAACGGGTCGATGGAATGGACGCGCAAGGAGCTGGCGTCCTACTTCAAGCAGGTCGAGAACCGGGAGAACTGGAAGCTCGCCATCGACGCGGACGTGGTCCTCGACAACGACCGCGACCTGCTCGGCGTGCGCGAGGCGGTGATTTTCTTCACCGGGTCCGTGCCGACGATGACACCGATGCGCGCGCGCGGTGGACGGGTCACCTACCGCGTGCAGGCGGCAGGCTACTACGTGGCAATCGGGGCCTGAGCCGGGAGGCTCGGCTCCAGGAAGGAGGGCAGGATGAAGCGATGGTAGGCTAGGCCCGCCGGGCGACAACCGTCCGGCGGGATTCACCAGAGACCGGAGGAGACGATGACGACCAAGAACGAGACCGAGCGACACTTCACCGAGCACCAGCCGGACGCCTTCGACCGCGCGTACGGCCAGGCGCAGGGCTTCGCGCACGCTGGGCCGTCGACCAAGACCGAGGCCAACCTGATGGGCATCGGCGGCGTCCGGTCCTACATCGTCGAGACGTTCCGGGTCCCGGAGGTCGGCGACATTGTGTTCGTGACCATCACCGGGCCGGAGGGCCTGCAGCGGGTTCACCTTCCGCCGAGCGTGTCGACGATCATCGCGCGGCAGCGGGAGGCCCTGACGACCAAGATCCGCAGTCGTTCGGCGAAGGCCAGGTACCAAGCGGACAAGCTGGCGGCTGAGCGGGCGAACCCAGAGGCTGAACCGAAGGTCGGCGCTGAAGGCGACTGGTTGCCAGGTCGGCCCATCAGGAAGGGAGGCGGCAGGCACGGTGCGCGGTAGGCCCGGAGGCCCGAGCGAATTATTTTCGCCGGGTCTCATTTTCCTGTTGACATCAGGTTCCATTGAACATATCATTCTCTGGTCAGCCAATTCCGGCGGACACCAGGAGGCGACGACGATGATGAAAGCCGACGAGATCAAGCTGCTGGACAAGACCATCCGGGCGTTCGGGACCGAGTCCTACCTGGGACCCTGGCTGGCCGAGAACCGGGCGAGCTTCGTCGCGGACATCACGAACGACGTGACGCCCGACCCGACGATGCCAGCGCAGGCCCGGCGGGAGGCGTTCGACCTGCTCGCGGCGGCGAAGGCCGAGGCGGCGGAGATCGTCTCGAAGGGTCGGCAGGAAGCCGTCCGGCTGGTCGACCAGGCCCGGCAGGAGTCCTGGGAAGTCCGCCACTCGGCGGCGAAGCAGTTGGAGCGCGCGGCGGCGGTCCTGGACGGGAGGGCCTGATGGCCTCCGTCCTGCGTCTGGGCCGGGTCGTCTGCCAGTGCGGGTTCGCGACCCGGCTGGTCGTCGTCCCGGCCGACCTGGTCTCGATTCCATGTCCTCGATGCGCGGAGCCGGTCGCGGTTCAGCCGGAGGCACGCTGATGGCGACTGGGCTGGTGAAGGAAATGCGAACCGGCGCGAAGTTCACCGTCGCGAAGGAGTGGGACGGGAACGAGGCCGTGACCGAGCGCGGCAACCGGACCTACGTCTCGGCCGGGCGCTGGCGCTGGGTCGTCCTCATCGACGGCGTCGTCGACGGCGACTACGACCTGAAGCGGGAGGCGGTCGCGCGGGTCCGGTTCCTCGAAGAGCACCTGGGCCGAAGAAAGTAGTTGACAGCGGATTCCTTTTGTCTTATCATTCCCTGGTCAGCACGAACGCTGACAAGGTTCACGGAGATGACGACGATGAAAAACCAAGACCTGCACGCGAATCGCAGCCTCCAGTTCGAGAGCTACTACGACGCCGAGGGTGTCTACCGATGGAAGTCAAACGACGCGCCGCTATTCGCCGAGGACGCGCGCGCGCACGCCGAGGCCGACGGCCTGGTCATCTTCGACGCCAAGGTTCACGGCGCGGAGCGCTCGACCGCAGACGGGGTAGCGATCTTCCGCCCGGCGGTCCAGGACCAGGCCCGGCGCGTCTACACTGCGGCCATCGTCGCCGACCTCCGGCAGCGCGAGGCGGTCGAGCCGTCCGAGGAAGAGATGTTCGAGATGTCGGCAGCGTTCGGCAAGGGCGTCGAAGTCGTGAACGTCCTGACCGGACGTCGGACGGTGACGCGATGAGCCGCCATCTTCACGATGGTCCGATGGCTGGCCTGTACGAACCCGACCCGCGCGACCGCGCGCTGTTCGGGAAGCGCTACCTCAAGGTCGGCAAGTTCTCGCACGGCGACTGGCAGACCGTGGCGCGGTTCGAGAAGGACCGCGAGGACGGCGACGGCCAGGCGGTCGAGATTGACGAGTGCAGGCTCCCGGCGCGGTTCTTCCGGCTGCGCGTCCTGGCTGCGAAGGACTCGATGGGCAAGCCGCAGCCTGGGTTCGTCCTGACGACCGGCAGCGGCGACGAGGTCGGCGCGCTGATGGTCAAGCTGGCTGAGGCGGTCGCGGGCGGGATGGTCGGCCTGGAGACGGGAGGCGGCAAATGAAGATCGGCGACACGGTCTGGGTCTGGGACGGAAACGTCCGGGTCTATAAGGACAAGGGCGGCGGGCCGGACTTCCGGTCGTCCTTCGTCGCGCACGTCATCACGGCCGAGACGAAGGCGAGCTGGCTCCTGGACGGCGAATACTCGGACGCGCTGAAGGTCGACAAGAAGACGCTGCTCCTGCGAGGCGCGAACTTGTACGGCAAGAATCGGGAGATCTACACGTCGGCTGAGCAGGTCGACTCGGCGGTCTTCGTCCACGACGAGATCGGCAAGATCGTCGACGCGGTCCGTCAGTGTCACAGCGCCGAGAAGCTCAGGGCCATTCAGGAGCTGCTCCGATGAGCCAGCATGTCTGGGTTCGGTTCACGGTCGGCGTGCTCTGGCGTTCACGCGCGCGTGAAGAGGTCGCGGAGCTGCTCCGAGAGGCGTCGGCCTCGGCGGACCCAACGTCGAACGTCATCGAGGAGGCGGTCGTCATCGCGGACCGGGCCGTCCACCGGGCCTGCGAGAAGGCGGCGGAGAAAGCGAAAGGAGACCGAATCAGGCCGAAATAGCCCGGTTTTCTGGGCCTGTAAATAAATCGACCGAGGCCCAAGATAATCGTTGACATGCTCATTCGTTTGTCTTATCATTCTCTGGTCGGGCCAATCAAGGCGCAAGGAGATGACGACGATGACGATGACCTCCAAGTTCAACGGTTCCTGCAAAGCCTGCGGCGGCTACATCAAGGCGGGCGAGGTAATCACCTGGACGCGCGAAGCGGGCGCGAAGCACATCAGCCTGGAAGCCTGCGCGAAGGCGACGGCGTCGAAGGTTGCGGCGGTCGCGGCAGCTCCGGTGGTCGAGTCGACCGGCATCGCAGCGTTCCTGATGGCGGCGCGCGAGCGCGGTCTCAAGTTCCCGAAGGCGCGCTTCCTCGCACCCAAGGGCGGCGAGCTGGTTCTCAGCATCGCGGGCAGCGGCTCGAAGTTCCCTGGCTCCGTCCAGGTCAAGATTGACGGCTTCTGGGTCGGCCGCATCGGCGTCGACGGCAAGACGGCCGGGCCGATGACCTACAGCGACGGTTCGGTCATCGCGACGCTGACGGCCATCGCGGCGGACCCGGTCGCAGCGGCCAAGGCGTACGGCGCGCTGACCTGCTCCTGCAGCTTCTGCGGGCTGAAGCTCACGGACGAGGGCAGCATCGAAGTCGGCTACGGTCCCATCTGCGCGAAGCACTGGGGCCTCCCGCATCACCCGAAGGGAACGAAGGCCCTGACGGCGGTCCCGGTCGAGGGCCGGATCGCCGAAGAGGACGAGATGGAACAGCGCATCCTGGACGCCGAGATCGCCAACGAGCGCGCGGACTACCTGGCCGAGATCGCGGCCGAGCGCGCGGCGGAGAACATGGACATCGACCGAGCCGAGCGGGAGGCGGTCAACGGGGCCTGGAGGTTCTAGTCGGGGCAGGGGCCGGGAGATAAAACTCCCGGTCCTCACTTTTCTCTTGACTCTGCCTGGCCTTTATCCTATCATCTGCAAGTCAGTCGATGGTCGGCTGACACGAACGGAGACGACGATGATGATGCACGACGACGACGGCCTCTCAACCTTCACCTGCAGCGAGTGCCACGGCGAGACCTCGGTGAGCGATCAGTGCCAGGTCGACGGGCGCTACATCTGCGAGGACTGCGCGGGCGCGGACGACATCGTCATCAAGTTCGAGATTCTGACGAAGCCGACGCTCCGTCGCCGGACCTGGGACGAGGTCGCGAAGCTCATCGCCCGCTGGCCGACCGAGCACATCTTCGTGCGGGTCGTCGACGGCAACCCGTTCATCGTCGCGACGGACTGGCCGTGAGGCGCTGGACGATGCGCGAGTGGGACTATCTGACCGACGCTGGCGAGTACGTGGTGACGAAGGTCGGGCCATGCCAAGAGGAGGATGTGTGATTAGGCAGTACTTCGAGAATCAGGTCATCGGCGTCGAGCTGGAGAAGTTCAACCTCGACGCGGGCGGCTTCACGCTGAGAACCAAGGCGGGCGACATCACGGTCAAGTGGACCGACGGGCAGATCGTCACGGTCCACCTTCCAGACTTCAAGCCGGTCGACATCCCGAAGCCCAGCGCGAAGGCCGGTTAGCTCGACTAGGGGCAGTCGTTGTGTACGCACTGACAATTTTTCGTCGTACAAAAGTTCAGGCAGGCGGCGTCGACGTGCGCGCTGACGTGGTTCGGGTCCGGGTCCGTGCAATCGTGCTGATGGCAGGCGCAGGCGTGCGCCTTCGTCGATCTGACCGGCGGGCGCTGGCACCATTCGCCTGGAGGCGTCGAGCGCTCCTGGGCGGCGGCAGCGTGGACCGCACCCATGCACAGCATCGCCGGGCCTCGACCTGGTAGGCCGAGCTGGGAGGCGAGGAGGACGGCGAGGACGAGCAGGGTCTTAGACATCGGGGCGGACCTCCGGCGGAGGAGTCAGGGCGACTGGCGCGTCGCAGCGTGGACAGGGAATCGAGGCGAGGTCTATCGGCGCGACGACGAGGCGCGTCGCGAAGCCGCACGCGCACGCGGCGCGGGCGAGCCGGACGACGGCGGCGTATGCTTCCAGATCAGGAACAGCCATGCGGCTGCTTTCTCCAGGTCCTCGTCATTCCTGGTTCGGGTCCAGCGGCGGATCTTGTAGATGACCTCGCCGACGGCGTGACCGTGGTCGCCGTTCGTCTCCAGGACGAATTCGTACAGCGGGTTAGCACTGTCTGGTCCGGTCTGGTTGTAACCCTTGGTCGCGGCCTTCCCGCCGAGCGCGTGCAGCATGCGTGCGATGAAGGCGGCGCTGTCGCGCGAAGGTGTCTTCGGTCGAGGGGTCTGGCGACGTGTCTGTGGCATCGGCTCCGTCCAGCGAAGGTTCGGTGAGGCGAACGTCGCGAGCAGTGTAGTCCATGCCAGCCCATCCGTCCTACTGATTCTGTGCCTTGATGTCGGCCAGCTCAGGATCGAGCCAGACGACGCGCGAGGCGTTGATGTCGGTTCGACCGTCGACCTGTTCGAGGACCACGTAGCCACGGCGCTGGGGCCGTCCGCCGATGCGGGCCGTGAACTGGTAGCCCATGTTCCTGGCGAGACAGCCGCATTCGATCAGCAGCCGGTTCGCCTTCCAGGGAATCCAGGACATCGCATGGGTGTGAGCCTGGACGAGGACACGCCAGTCCTTCAGCCCGATGACGTCCTCGAAGTCGGTCATCCATTCATCGATGGAGCGGAGCGCGCTCCCTGGGACCCGGCTGTACTTTTCGGCATGGGTGAAGATCGCGTCGCCGACCTGGGTCATCCAGCGGAGGCCGATGCCATCGGCGAACGGCATGACGCGCTCGATGTTCCCGAACTGGCGGCAGAGGACCTCGACCGGGTCGAGCGTGCCTCCGGTCATCGACCGGATCGCGACCACCATGTCGCCGGACAGGCGTTCGAGGAGCTGCTTCTCAAGCCTGGGTCCGTCATGGTTCCCGACGATGATTCGGACCTCTGGGAAGCGCTCCGAGAACGTCTGAAGCAGGAGCGTCACGGCCGCGATCTCCTGTTCGTACGGCACGCTGTCGTACTTCAGGAACCGGGACAGGGAGTAGCTGTCGCCGATGTCGCCCATGATGACGCAGAGGTCGGCGTCCTTCTCGCGCTCCAGCATCATCGCGACGGCCTGGTGGTCCTGGAACGGCGCATGGAGGTCCGGGACGACGAGGATCTTCCGGCGTCCGACCTTCGCCCGGAGCTTCGCAGGCCCGGCGTACCGGTCCTTGGCCATGCCGATCTCGCGCATGAAGACCGCCCAGTGTTCCTCGAAGGGCCGATCAGGGACATGGAGGACCGGCTCGAAGGGCGGCTCGACTAGCGCGGAGATCGGGGCCTGGGCTGGCGAGGCTGGCCCAGCGTGCATCATCGCCGAGGGCCAGGCAGGTCCGGCCGTCTGGGAGATCGGTCGCTCACTGGGCAGCTCCCTGGTTGAGGGCCTCCGCCGGGAGGCGACCTGGGAGCAGGGATAGCAGCTCTTGGCGTCGCGGGATTTGACGTAGCCCTGACAGCCAGGAAGCTGCAAGGGGCAGGGCGGCTCCGTTCCTGGGCGGTAGACGCTCAGGATCGGGACCTGTGGATGTCGACGGCGGGCCGTAGCTCAGGAGTCAACCTGGTCATTATGGGGCCTAGTATGTAAGATCGGAGCGACCACTAGGGCTAGTGACTTAATTTCACATCTGTCCGATCTTGTCCTGTCCTGGCAGGAGCCAGCTCAAGGACTTACACGGACCTCAAAAATAATTCGCCTGGACTGAAAATAGTTGTTGACAACCGATTCTATTGAGCATATCATTCTCTCCATGATGACGATGACGACAACGAAGACGGCGGCGGCGGTTCGGTACTACGTCAGCCCGAAGCCCACGGTTCGCGGCTGGTACGTCCTGTCGGTGGTCCTGGTCGACGGCAAGGAAGTCACCGGCAGCTACAAGGCCGAGTTCGCGAACAAGACCCAGGCGCACGCGCACAAGGCCAAGATGAACGCGGCGCTCGCCAACTAACAGCAGCCAACTGAGGAGACGACGATGGACACCCCACTCGCGAACGTGACAATGGACAGCCCGAAGGACCGTATCCTGGCCGTCGGCGGCGGACACTTCCAGTCGACCCGGCTGCGCTACTTCAAGCACACCGGTCACAAGTTCAACGAACCCATCGTCGGCTCGCGCGCGCAGGCGCTCCCGCTGACGGCGGAATGGGCCGAGGTCATCCGGTTCAACCTGACGGCGCGCGGCTACCGGGTCGAGGTTCGGTTCCTCTGAAAGATTTTTGAAAATAGTTGTTGACATCCAGAAACATTGAGCATATCATTCACTACATGGAGACGATGATGAACAACAACAACGAAGTGGCGACGGACCTGGTGCTGATGTTCGAGGCGGTCTACAACCTGGGCGGAGTGGTCATCGCGGCTGGCACGCTCGACGAGATGCTCGAAGCGGCACAGATGCAGAACGCCGACGACAAGGCGTTCGAGGACTTCCACGGCTTTACCTCCGACGACTTCGTCATCGTGCGCGGGCTGACTGCGGCGGGCCTGGACCTGATGTTCCCGACCCGCGACGAGGCCACGGTTGACGCGCTCCTCCACTCGTCGGCCTTCGACGAGGCCGACGAGTGGGAGCTGACGCGCGCGGCGCTCGCGGAGATGGAAGCCGAGGGTCACGAGTTCGGCCACGAGTTCGACGAGACGGACCTGGCGCTCGGCACCGAGTAACCGGAGGAGATAGCGATGTCACATCATCGAGCAGTCACGAAGCGGTACCTGAAGGCACGTCGGCGGCGTCAGGCTCGACATCAGGGACTAGTGAAGGTCTTCAAGTCGTATTATCAGGACGGGGCGAAGGGTCGACGGGTTCTCGAAGATTAACCAGCGCGACGGCCGGAGGGGCTGTCACCGTAGGGGCGAGCAGCAGGCTCGCACGCTCGACCAGATAAAGGTCGAAACGTCGCGCAACTCAGGAGGGCAGATGGGGCGATAGAGCGACCGACAACCTGACGTGGACCCTTCTCGGGCGTCAGGCATCAGGTCACAAGCGAGAGGGCGACCGGGATTGATCACCCGGTCGTGATGAATCCACCAAGGCCGGGACGATCACCCGGCGCACTTTCGAGGAGATGACGATGACGATGACAGAACGGGCGCTCGGCGTGCTAGTGCTCGGCGGGCTGCTCACGGCCGGGATGCTGAGCGTCCTGGCCCAGGCCGGACACCTGGCGGCGCTGCTCCCATGACGGCCGAGGATCGGGTCGTCGACGACTACATCAAGGCCCGCGCAGCGCTGGAGAAGTTCGACCTGGCGACCGGTAAAGATCGGCCGCGACCGGACGGCTTCGTGTACGCCGGGATGTGCGACTTCCTCCAGCAGCATGGGCGGTTCTGGACGCCCCAAGATCGGCCGCGCGGCTTCCGGCAGATGACCGCGAAGTACTGCTTCGACAACGCCTACCGGACCCTGACGGACGCCCGCCACAAGCGGCGCGATCTGCGGTACGTCGAGGGCATCGCGCTGTCCCAGTTCTTCCCGGTCCACCATGCCTGGATCGTCGACGAGCTGGGCCGGGTCATCGACCAGACCTGGGACACGCCAGGGACCAGCTACTTCGGCGTCGTCTTCCGCCAGGCCGAGATCTTCGCGGTCAGGAACGCCCAGAGCGTCAGCATCCTGGACAACTGGGCCGGGCCGCACCGGCACGCGATCTACCGGCAGCGCTTCAAAGAAAATGCGTGAGGGCTGAAAATAGTTGTTGACAAGCTCAACACATTGAGCATATCATCTCCTTCATGGTGATGACGATGTTGCGGGCGGCGATGTTCCTGGCGGCGCTGGTCTGCATGATTGACATGAGCGCATCGAGTCACAAGGCGCACCGAGTCGCGGTTCACGCGACCCGACACTAAGAGGAGACGACGACAATGGCCACCACCTTCTACGGCGTCGAGTATCAGGACTACGAGGTTCGGACGGACTACAGCCGCTGCGGCGCGGAGTTCGGCTGGCAGCGCGACAACGTCCGCTACCGCGTGTTCCCGGTCGACGGCGACCAGCCGGTCGGCAACGTCTACAAGTCCGAGACGGCCGCGCGCAAGGCGGCGGTTCGGCTGTCGGTCGCCTCGGCGCAGGCGGCGCAGGCGGCGTCTGGGCAGCAGTTCTAAGGAGACGACGATGGCATACTACACGAGCGCGAAGGAACGGAGCGTCGCTACGGCGGCGCGGAAGATTGCGCGGGCGCGGGCGAAGGAGCTGGGCGCGACCATCGCGGTCGACGAGAGCGGCGGCTGGTTCGAGCTAATCCTGACGGCACCGGACGGTCACAAGTTCTACGGCTGCGACCTGCACGAGCAGGTCATCGCGAACGCCGGGCCGGTCAGCGACGGTCTCTGGCGTCGAGCGATGGAAGCGCTCATCGACGAGCGGGTCATCGCCTGCGACATCGAGAGCTGCGAATGGTGCGGCGACAACCAGGGCTGAAGATAGAGCTTGACTTCAGTCAGGCTTTATCCTATCATCAGCGGGTCGGAATGAACCGACGGAGGAGACGACGATGACACCCAAGGCAGTAGCGACAATCGACCAGACGGTAGCGCCAGCGGACAGTGAGCTGGTCAAGTCCTTCAAGGCAGCGCGGCGCGTATCCTCGCCGTTGATTGCCATCGAGACGCCCGACCCGGCGGCGACCATCAAGGCCATCCGGGTCAGCCTAAACGGCGTCGTCCCGACGTGCCAGTGGGACGCCGTACGCGGCCTCATCGGTCTGAACGAGACCGGCCAGGCTGAGCTGACCAAGTTCCCGAACCTGTTCCAGAGCGTCAACTTCGTCACGGCGATGGAGATGGCGGAGAAGTTCTCGGAGAAGACGGTCGTCTTCATCCTGAACGCGCATCGACAGCTCGCGGAGACCGGCAACGTCCAGGCCGTCTGGAACCTGCGCGACAAGTTCAAGATGAACCGTCGACAGCTCGTCCTGCTCGGCCCGACGTTCAAGCTGCCGGTCGAGCTGACCGGCGACATCCACCTTCTGAGCGAACCTCTCCCGACCCGCGCGGAGCTGGAGGCCATCGTCGACCAGCAGCACAAAAACGCGAACCTGGCGCTCCCGGTCGGCGCGGTGCGCGAGGCGGCGCTCGACGCGGTCATCGGTCTGTCGGCCTACACGGCGGAGGAGGCGACGGCCATCAGCCTGACGCCGAAGGGCATCGACGTCGCCAAGCTGTGGGAGCGGAAGATTCAGGCCATCGAGAACACGGCCGGGCTGCGCGTCTGGCGCGGGCAGGAGAAGCTGGAAGACCTGAAGGGCCTCGACAACGTCGTCGAGTTCTTCACGCGCTACATCGCGAAGAACGCCTTCAAGGTCATCGTCTTCATCGACGAGGCGGAGAAGGCATTCGCGGGCGGCATGGCCGAGCACGTTGGCGACAGCGGCGTCGGCAAGGACCAGGTCGGCCAGGTCCTCAGCTACATCCAGGACGGCGTGATGACGCCGAAGGGCCGGAAGGCACACCTGGGCGTCCTGCTCGGCGGCGTCGCCGGTTGCGGCAAGTCCCAGCTCGCCAAGGCGGTCGGCAAGGCCAGCGGCAAGCCGGTCCTGGTGTTCGACCTGGGCGGCATGAAGGGCGGCGTCGTCGGCCAGTCCGAGGCGACCATCCGGGTCGGCCTGAAGATGGTCACAGCGATGGCGGGCGAGGGCGGGCGCGTCCTGTTCATCGCGACAGCCAACAAGACGACGACCTTCTCGCCGGAGATGAACCGGCGCTTCCCGGACCAGTTCTTCCATGACCTGCTTGACAAGGCCGGTCGCCGGGCGGTCTGGGACGTCTACGTCAGCAAGCTGGGCCTGACGGCGGAGCAAGCGACGTTCCCGGAAGGGTTCGACGACGGCTGGACCGGGGCGGAGATTGAGCGGGCCTGCGAGCGCGCGGCCGAGTTCGAGACCACGGTCGTCGAGGCGGCACGCTACATCATCCCGTCGGCGGTCAGCGCGCGCCAGGTCATTAAGGACCTCCGGTCGAGCGCCTCCGGGCGGTTCCTGAGCGCCAGCAAGCCGGGCTGGTACAAGTCGCCGGAGGACGAGCGGCCGGACGAGGCTCCGCTGCCCACCGAGCGGACCATCGAGGTCGGCGAGTAGGGCCAGGAGGCCGGGCGAAAATAATCCGCCCGGCCTCAAAAATAGTTGTTGACAAGCACAATCATTGAACATATCATCGCTACATGGAGACGATGATGACCAACGACGAACACCTGAACAGCATGACCGCGTCCTTCCGCCTCGGCTCCGATCTGGAGCTGGCGACGTGGAACCTGAACGTCTGGACCTTCGGCCTGGTCAAGGCGGCGAAGACCTTCAAGCGCCTGAACACGGCGCGGCGGAACGCGCTGGTCGCGGCCAGCCAGCGCAAGGGCGGCAACCTGGCGACCGGATCGGTCAGCCAGTTCGCGGTCACGACGGCGACGCTCGACCTCGTGATGCACGTCCGCAAGGCGGCGCACTACGCGAACATCATCCTCGGCCCGGTGGTCGACTGATGGCGAAGCAGTTCGTCGTCCTGGCCGAGGGGCCGTCGAAGACCAGCGGCCGGATCTACTCCGTGCGGCGCGACGCCGACGGGAAGGTCTACTGCTACGACGTGACCAGCCAGAAGTTGTGCTCGGCCTGGCAGTTCAACAAGGCCAGCCCGAAGACCTGTAAACACATCCACCAGTACTACGCGGAGACGGCAAGCCTGAACACCCAGCCCGGCCTGTCGAGCGGAAGCCTGGCGACGTTCGGGCCGAAGTCTCACGCGGGCGTGACGGTTCCTCCACCGAAGCCGATCTGGATGCACCAGGAGGAGGAGGCGGCGGCGATCTTGCGGGACGTGCTCGGCGTCGCCGACGGCGCGATCTGGGAGACGCTGGGCCAGCGCGAGCGCCAGCGCATGGTCGACAAGATGACTCAGCGCCTGCGGGCGTTCAAGCCGAGCGGCCAGGCTCCGTCCATCAGCGCGACGGTCGGCGAGCCGGTGGTCATCGGCGTCAGGCTGATCACGTTCGACGACTAGGCGTCGAGCTGGACCCAGACGTCCCTGACGAGCGGGAAGGACAGCGCGAAGTCGAAGACCTCCGGCGCTGGTTCCTTCCCGTCGATCATCTCCCGAATCCACAAGAGCTGGGCGCGGGCCTCGGCCAGGTTCTCGCGGAGGCGAGCTGGCGAGGTCTCGGCGGTGATCGGCTCCTGGTCCGTCCAGGGAGGCGTCACTGGCACAACCCGGTCAGGACATACCCAGTGTTCCCGTCGTCGCGTCCGGTGATGACCGTCCCGTCGCCGACGTTGAGATCGAGCGACAGCAGCTCGCCCGTTCCTGGGTTCAGGCCCTGGATGTGACACCTGGAGACGCCCGGCATCGTCAGCGTGAAGTGGAGCGGACCCTTGAGGCCCAGGAGCGTCTGCATGAAGATCGTCCCGCCGAGCGCGGCGTACGCCCGGTTGACGGTCGGACCCTGCACGTCCCAGCCAGCTTGATCTGGCTTCAGCGCCTGGGGCGCGAAGTTCGGGTTCCCCGCCGTCTTCTGCCAGTTCTCGACCGAGTCCGGGATGTACCCGTCGACCGATCTGACGGCGTGCAGCGCCTGGACGATGTAGGGGCAGGGGTTCTCCGGCGTGTTCGCGACCGGGTTGTCCGACTCGCAGCCGACCTGCCAGATGTTCGGCATCCGGTGATGGCCCGGATCGCGCTGGCCCATGACCATGTCTCCGACGTGGAACACCCACATGGCTCCGCCCGACTGATGGGTGCAGGCCCGGAACATGCCGAGATGGGTCGGGTCTGACATGACCTCGACCGAGCTGTTCGGTCCCGGCGGTTCGTTGAGGTCGATAATCATGCGGAAGTCCTTGGCGTCGAAGCACTGCCGGACGGCTCGCCAGTCGCCGTCTCCGGCATCGCGGTCAGGATGAATCGTGCCCATCGTCGCGCCGACGGCAGCGGTCGCGGCGGCGATGTTCGGATCGAACGGGTCGGACGACAGGGCGACCAGCTTCACGCCGGACTCGGCGAGGAACACGCGCGCCATGTCGGACATCGCGGAGATCGAGCCGCCGTTCTGGGACCATTCGTTCCAGGTCTCGATGGCGATGACCTTCTCCGGGCGCGTCGACGTCACGCGGGCGACGCGATGGGCCAGCTCGACCGGGTTACTGTACGGGCTACCGAGGACCGTGATCTCGACCCGCATGCCGTACTGGTAGAACAGGTCGATGACCCGGCCGAGGACGGCTTCGTAGTCTGGCCAGTTCGGGTCGATCTCCCAGCCCTGCCAGTCGACCTGGGCCAGGATACGCACGTAGTCCGGCCGGTCATGGGTCGCGATAAACTTCACATTCGCGAGGAACCGGTCGTAGTCGCCTCTCATGCCCTGCATGGCCCAGAAGAACGTCAGCCCTTCAGCATGGAAGTTCCCCTGGCCGTCTCGGATCGCCTTCCCGTCCGGGATGACGACGCCGGTCCTGGCGGGCGGGAAGCTCGGCGTCAGGTGGTCGGGACAGCCGGTCGGCGTGTAGCGCTGAGGGTTCGGTGGTACGTCCCAGGCCGCTGTCGCGTTCCCTGGCGGGACGCTCCCGACGCAATCCATCGGCTCGTACCCGTTCGCCCGGATGTGGAAGTTCATCGCGGGCGCGTTCCCGGCCAGTGCCGGGAAGTCGGCGTGTCCGTACGTGCCTTTGTTCTGGATGGTCTGCGGGATACCGCACCAGTCCGGGTTCGAGCCGGGGCAGGCCCAGCCGTCCAGGGTGATGGTCCCGGAGGTCGCGGCCACGTCCACGGCGAACGCGCGCGGCGGGAGCGGCGTCACGGCCGGGCGACAGGCGGAGATCGCGGCCAGCGCCAGGAAGATCGGGGCGAAGGCAGATCGAAGCGTCATTTTCATGGCACCTATTCTAGCCGAGCTGGCCAGGGCCTCAAAAAAAATCGCACCGATCCTGAAAATAGTTGTTGACAGGCCCGGCCTTTTATCCTATCATTCTGGACATGGAGGCGGTGATGACAAAGGCAAACGCGGCGACGGTGGTGGTGGTGGTGTTCGAGGCGGTTTACGCGGTGAGCGGCGCGGTCGTCGCGGTCGGCACCGAGGCCGAGATGCACGCAGCGGCGCGGTCACAGAACGCCGACGACGCCAGAATCGACGCGCTGTTCGGCGCGCCATCGGTCGACACCTTGGACGGCGACTTGGTCATCGTCCGTCAGGCACGCTAATGACCTACGAACCGACGGCCTACGTGCGCGCGACGGTCAAGCTGGCCGAGGGCAAGCGCCGGTCCTTCTGGGGCCTCCTGGTCAAGCGGACGGATCGCCTGGTCTTCTACCGGGTCTACTCGGCGGACGGCGAGCGCCAGGAGGAGATGATTGTCGGGACGCCGCGCGACATCGTCAACGAGCGCCCGGCCAGGATCAGCCTCAAGTACGGCGTGCTGGAGCTGGGCGACTACCGCGAGGGCGCGGAACAAACCGCTTGACTTCGGTTCTGGTTTATCCTATCATCCCTGGACATGGAGACGACGATGACGAAGGCGAACGCGGAGTTCCTAGAGCGGCTGGTGAGCGGGTCGCGCGACGGCGGGATGAAGTTCATCGTCGTCACGGCCGACGGCGGCATCTACGACCGCAACGACTTCGGGAAGGCGAGCCGCTGGGCCTTCGCGAACCGTGGCTCGGCCGAGTGCAACGCGCGGCGGACGACCGGGTTCGTCTACGACGCCAGCGAGCGTCGGGTCTACGAGGTGAAGTAATGGACGCCACGAAGCGGTGCGGCGAGTGCGGCGGGACGATGCACCTGGACCGCCAGGCGCAAACCGAGGAGGTCTATCATCCCGGTTATCATGTCGCCGGTCAGGCGCTCCCGACGCGGCGCGTCCTGGTCGCGGTCTGGTTCTGCTACGAGTGCGAGCACGCCGAGGAGTACCGCCCGGCGTAGGAGGTTGAGGGGTCGACGTGCCAGTTCCGTGCAGGCGCTGGGCAGCGAGAGGCGGCGCAATTCCGCGAGCGCGCGCTGTTCCTAACACGTCGGCCCTTCCACATTCAAGGAGATGACGATGAGCGAGAAGATCTGCCCGCGCTGTCAGGGCGAGCTGCGAAGCTGGACGACCAGCTACTTCAACCGGGACGACATCTGTCTACCGTGCAGCCAGGACGAGAAGCAGGCCCCCAACTTCAGCTACGCGCGGGCGCGCGAGGAGGCCGAGGTCCGGCATGGGAACTACGACTTCGCGGGCGTCGGCCTGCGACCGGAAGATCGAGCGTTCCTCCAGGAGCGGGTCCGCGAGCGCGGGACCGTGGCCGAGATCGGCCGCGAGGCCGGGAGGCGAGGATGACGAAGAAGAAGATGGCGACGAAGGACGTGGTCCGGCTCTGGGCCGAGCGCGTCTGTCGGCGCTGGCAACAGGTCGATCCGGGCCAGGCGTTCGTCTGGCAGGGCGTCTGGACGGGCTTCGTCACGGCGCTCGGTCGCGATGACCTGGCGAACTACCAGGCGTACATGGAGCTGGGCTACCCGGCGGAGATCACGACGACGGACCCGGATATACGGAGGAGACGACGGTGAGAGACCGCACCAGGCAGACCACCATCATCAAGGCGCTGGCCGACGGGCGGGCGGGCGAGGCACCCTACCGCGAGTTCGAGCGCTTCATCGAGATGGCCTACTGCGCGCTGGCGAAGGCGCTGGCCGGAGAACCGCGCGCGACGAACCTGGAGGCGCGCTACCAGCGGGTCGCGGACGCCATCGGCGCGGCTAGGACCCAGCAGTTCGGTGAGCTGCTCGGCGAGCTGACGCTCGATCTCCTGGAGGGCCAAGGCGACAGCCTGGGAGCTATCGCCCAGGACGAGCGGATCGCGGCCGTCAACGGACACATCGGCCAGTACTTCACGCCTCCAGAAGTCTCCCGGCTGATGGCCGAGATGACGATGGGCGACCTGACGCCTGACCTGGACGGGCAACCGTACATCACGATTGCGGAACCGGCGAGCGGCGCGGGCGGCATGATCCTCGCGACGGCGGCGGTCCTGAAGGCGCGCGGCGTCGACGCGAACCGGGTCTGGTTCGACGCGACCGATCTGGCCGACCTGTGCTTCAAGATGACGTTCGTCCAGATGTCGCTGGCCGGATGTCGCGGCATCGCGCGCTGTGGGAACACGCTCGACCGGCAGGCCGGGCGCGGCGGAGAGTGGGCGGTCACGGCGGCGAGCTGTGACTTCCTGACGAGCTACGGCTGGCCAGGCGCGTCGGCGCGGGACGTGCTGACGGAGATCGCCGACCAGGTCAACGCGGAGCCTCCGGCGGTCGCCGAGGTTCCGTTCGCGCTAGAGCGTGAACCGGCGACGAAGATCGCCATTCAGGGAGGACTGTTCTAAATGAGATCGAGGCGAAGGGAAGACGAAGGACTTGCGGTCGCGGACGAACCAGTGCAGACTGGCCGCATGACAAGATCAATGCCACCGACGGAGGAGCCGATTATCGGCGCGACCTACGTCCTGGAAGTGTACGGCGAGTCGGTCGTCGTCCACGTCGAGGAGCTGGACCGGGAGGCCCGGCGCTATCGCTGCACGGTCGCGGACGACTACAAGAAGCTGGCGAAGGCGATGACCATCCACATCGCGGAGGAGCAGCTCGCCGAGGCGATACGCCTGGGCCGCTGGGTCGACGCGGCCTGAGATCGGCCGCGCGAAAAAAAGATCGCGGCGGCTGAAAATAGTTGTTGACAGGCGACTCCATTGAGCATATCATCGCTTACATGGACAACATGATGACGACGGCGACGACGAAGCGGGAACTGACGGCGGGCGAGGTTGCCTACTTCGAGGCCCAGTTCAACAACGAAGACCACCGAGCGCTGCTGGTTCATGTCAGCCGCTTCGGCTCGGCTGGCTACCCTGTCCGCAAGGCACACAGCACCAGCAAGCGCTGGCTCTGGTCCTTCCGGGGCCTCGGCTCCCGGATGCTCTACCGGACGAAGCGCGAGGCCGTGGCGGCGTTCGAGGCGTATCACGCGGGCCTGGTCAACATCAGCGCGGGCCGTGGCTGGTTTGAGGGCGACCACGACCGTGAGGCCGACTCGAAGATTCCGACGGCGCGCTAAAAGAAAAGCCTTGACTTCGGTCAGGGCTTTATCCTATCATTCGGTTCATGGAGACGATGACGATGACGAACACGACCGGCTACCTGGTGACACCGACGGCGCTCCTCAAGCAGTTCGTCCTGGAGACCGACCGGGCCTACTTCGCGCAGCCGGTCGTCGTCGAGCTGCTCTACTCGGAGCTGGGGACGAAGCACCTGTACGTCCGCGACCCGAAGCGCGGCCACGTCTACCCGATTAACCGTCGGCACCTGGTTCCATTCTGGGCGCTGACCAACAAGCAGAAGGCGGCGGTGAAATGAGTCACGTAGCATCGGTCGAGTGTTTCGTCACGGACCTGGACGCGCTGAAGTCGGCAGCGGATCGCCTCGGCTTCGACCTGGTGCAGGCCACGACCTACAAGTGGTACGGCACCTGGGTCAACGACTTCCGGGGCGGCGTCGCGGCGGTCTCGAACGGCCACGACCCGAAAAACTTCGGCAAGTGCGACGGCTGGAAGCTGCGTCGCAAGGACCACAAGGACGGCATGTACGAGGTCGGCCTGGTCAACCGCGTCGACGGCCAGCCAGGCTTCGAGCTGCTGTACGACAACTGGTCGAGCGGCGGGCGAGCCATCGAGGAGCGGGCCGGGAAGAACCTGGAGACGCTGAAGAACGAACTGGCGGCGGAAGTCACGATGCGGATTATGGCGCGCCAGGGCTACCGGATTACGCGGACGGTCACGCCGACCGGGTTGCAGCTTGACATGGTGAAGGGGTAGAACATGGCGCAGACCATCACGGTCGTCATCGAGAACGGCAAGGCCGTCATCACGACGAAGGGCTTCAGCGGCGTCGCCTGCAAGGACGCGACGAAGATGCTGGAGCGGGCGCTCGGCGCGACGACCAGCGACACGGCGACTGAGGAGATGAACAAACCGAACACGCTCGGCCTCCGAGCAGGAGCAGGCCAGTGAGAGTGAACATCAGGAACGGCGTCGCGCAGTTCATCTACTCGGACGAGATGGCCGGGCTGCTGGCGATGGGTCCGGCGACGGTTCGGCGCGTGAGCCACGTCGAGCCTGCCGACAACGGGAAGGGCTGGTTCGCGGACATGGGTCCGGTCCTCGGCCCGAAGCTGGGGCCGTTCGTGCTCCGGCAGGACGCGCTCGACGCGGAGCTGGCATGGTTGCGCGAGCACAAGGGGCTGTGATGACACTCCAACAGATCGGCGCGGCGCTCATCGTCCTGGCGGCGGCGGCGCTCATGTGGCTGTCGCTCCGGGGCCAGCATCCGGGGAAGTGGTTCGACCGATGACCGAGACGCAACAGTTCATGCTCGGCGTCGCGCTGGGGCTGAGCCTCTATAACTTCTTTCTGGCGCTACGGAGGCGATGATGGGAAGGTACTACGACGTGCGACTCACGGAGGCCCAGCTTAAGATGCTGGTCTCGATGGGCAGGCTGGCGCTGGGCGACGACGTGATCGGAACCACGGCTCGACTTGACTGGTTGGGAGCGCACCGCGCGACCGAGATCGAGGCGGCGCGGCGGGCCGTCGACCGGCTGGTGGAGGCGCAGCGATGACCGAGAACGCGAAGCTCATCGAGCGCTGGCAGGCGCTGAGCGCAGGTTCCGTCCCGGACGCCATCGCGCCGTTCGCGCGGCCAGCCTTCTGGATTCTGGTCTGCGACACCGTGATCTACTTCCTGCGCCAACAGCGGCGGAGGAAGCCATGAAGAACCGCGTCGAACGGGCGGCGATCTCCCTGATGCGCGCGGGCCGCGCGGCGCTCAAGGCCCAGGAGCGCTACTACTACTGGGTCCAGTTCAAGACCAACTCGCCGACATTCCGGCGGGCCAGCGAGCGGTTCAACAAGTCCCTCGAAGCGCTCGACCGCGCCGAGGTCGAGATGGAGGAGGCGCTCCAGCCGTACAACCGATGAAGAACAACCTGATCGCTATCGGCGAGCACACGGTCATCGCGCCGACCGTTCACCTGAACGGCACGTCAGGGCTTGACCTGGAGGCGCAGTACGAGACGGCGACGACGAAGGTCCACGAGGCCATCCGGGCGCTACAAGACGCCAGCCCGAACGCGCGGGACTACTACGTCCAGAGCGACAACGCCTTCGCCATCGCACGTCAGGAGCATGTCGAGCGGCTCGATCTCCTGGGCTGCGTCGCGCGGGAGCTGTCCGCGATCTACCAGTCGGTCCTGGCGCAGAAGGCGCAGCGTCTGGCGCAGAGTCGACGATGAGCAGCATCAGCCGCTGGGCGAACATCCAGGTCGTCCGCGAGATGGCCTGCCCGAAGTGCGAGGCGGCTCCAGAGCGGCCGTGTCGGCAACCGAACGGCAAGCGCACATCCGTCCCGCACATGGAGCGCTCCGGGGCCTACGCCCAGAAGATCGGGCGCGAGGAGTGGCGGCGGCGGCACGCGGTCGGCGACCCGCTGTCGCCTCCGAAAAATACTTGTTGACATGCTCAACCCGTTGAGCGTATCATTCCCTGGTCAGGCAATTCCGCCGACAGCAGGAGACGACGACGATGACTCAGATGACGATAGAGGACGCCGCGATGACCGAACCGGAACCGATTGACGGGATTGAAATCCTTCCAGCACCAGCCGCGAACATCGCGGCGAAGACCATCTGCCTGTCGATTCAGAAGCGCAGCTTCGGCAACAGCCGCAAGGCCAGCATGTCCGTCGTCACGGTCGAGGCCGACAAGGCGCTCCTCCGGCTGACGAAGACCCTGCTCGATTCGCCGGAGCTGGTCGCCATCGGCAAGCACGACAGCAAGGTCGCGAACGCCATCGAGAAGGTCAGCTTCCCGTCCAACTTCAAGGCGGGCGTCTACCTGGTGAGCGTGACGCGCGTCACGGAGACGAACGAGAATCTGAAGACCTGGCAAGCGGAGCGCGAGGTCCTGGTCAACCGGGCCTGCGAGATGTACGCGCAGCGCTGCGAGGAGACGGCGGCACGGCTGAATGTGGTCGCGGCGAGCGGCGACTATCCGTCGGTCGAGGTCTTCCGGTCGAAGTTCGGCTTCGAGTGGAACTGGGTCGCGTTCGAGACGCCGACGAAGCTGAAGGCCATCAACGCGGACATCTTCGAGCAGGAGAAGCAGAAGGCCGTCATCCAGCTCACGATGGTCGCGGACAACGTCCAGCAGGCGATTCGGAAGCAGCTCAGCGACATGTTCGACCACCTGGCCGACCGGCTGACGCCGGGCGCGGACGGGAAGCCGAAGCGCCTGATGAAGTCGGCAACCGGCAACATCCAGGAGTGGCTGAAGTCGTTCGAGGACATCACTGGCGACGCGGACTTCGCGCCGATTATCGCGAAGGCCAGGAGCGTGATGGAAGGCGTCGACCCGCAGACGCTGAAGGACGACCTGGTGCGGACGAAGGTCCTGAACGAAATCTCGGAGCTGGCGGCGGCGCTCGACCCGCTGGTGGTCGACAAGGCCGACCGCGCCATCTCCTTCACGGACGGCGACGAGTGAGCGTAGACACCCGGCCGGACCTGGCAACGGGTCCGGCCACATCCTGCACAAAGGACACCACGGACGACATGGCGAAGGCAGCAAAAACGAAGGCAGCGAAGATTCGACCAGGGCGGCGATCTCTGTTCCGGGGCAAGGTGCGCGAGCACCCGGTCACGATCACCTTCACGGCGCTCCACTTGCGAAAACTCCGACAGGCGGAGTCGCGGCTGGGCGTGACGCGCGCGGACGTGCTCGGCCTCCTGGTCGACAAGCACGCCGACAACGTGCAGCTCCCGGACGGCGCGACCGTCGCGAAGGCGAGCTGATGACCGTCGCGATACGGAAGGTCGGCGGCAAGCAGCGGCGGTTCAGGAAGACCGCGCTGAAGCATCGGCCGAGCGGCGAAGGCAAGGGCCGCTGGCAGAACAAGACCGTCTTCTGGGCGTCGAAGATAAAGGCCCGCCACAAGCGGCGGATCTCCGAGACGTCCAGAAAAATCAACCGCGCGGCGTGACCTCCCCTGTCAGAGGGGCGTGACATACTCGGCAGATGCAACCAACAGAAACGAGGGAGACGATGACGACAGCAGTGGACGAAGCAATCGAGCACACGGTCGGGACCGGGATGATGATTCGCGAGCGGAGCGCGGTCGTCCTGATGCCAGTCCTGGAGGTCGCGGTCGCGAAGACGAACCTGGAGAAGTTCCAGGAGTTCTGCCAGCACTACCTGACGGAGAGCAAGGACGGCGGCGACGACGGCGGCGACTACGGCGTCATCCCAGGCACGCGGAACAAGATGACGCTCCTGAAGTCCGGGGCCGACAAGCTGTGCGAGATCTACGGCCTGGCGGACGAGTACAAAATCCTGAGCAAGACCGAAGACTGGGACAGCGGGCTGTTCGACTACATGCTCGAATGCACGCTCCGATCTCGCCGGGACGACAGCTTCCTCGGCACTGGCCTCGGATCGTGCTCGACGTTCGAGTCGCGCTACCGTTGGCGGCAGGCCCAGCGTCTCTGTCCGCAGTGTCGCCAGGCGGCGATCATCAAGGGCAAGCAGGAGTACGGCGGCGGCTGGCTGTGCTTCAAGAACAAGGGCGGCTGTGGGGCGAAGTTCAACGACAACGACCCGAACATCATCAGCCAGGAAGTCGGGCGCGTCGAGAACCCGGACATCGCGGACGCGAAGAACACCGTCCTGAAGATGGCGAAGAAGCGGGCGAAGATCGACGCGGTCATCGGCGTCACGCGGTCGGCCGGGATGTTCACCCAGGACATGGAAGACCTGAGCCATCAGCCGATCATCGACGTCAAGGCGGTCGTCCTCGATGGGCCGACGCTCAAGCAGGCGGTCGAGCAGACCATCGGGCCAGCTATCGTCGCGGCGGTCGAGCCGAAGGTCGAGCCATCGGTCGCGCAGACTGGGCCAGGGCCGGAGCCTGGGCCGGAGGTCGTCGCGAGTCACGCGGGCGTGAAGGTCACGGCGGTCGACAAGCTGAAGTCCGGGACCAACTCGCGCGGCGGCTGGAACCTCTACGTCGTCAAGTTCGGCGGCGCGGTGAAGGCGAGCGACGGGCAGAACGCCAACAGCGCGACGACCCTGGACGAGAAGGTCGCGGCCCAGGCGGAGGATTACCGGTCGAGCGGCGCGCTCGTCCTGCCGGTCCTGGAGCCGGGCAACAAGCGGGGCAGCTACAACGTGACGAAGTTCGACCTGCCGGTGAGCCGGTGAAGGGCAAGCCGAAGCAGCGGCGGCGGCGGGTTGATCTAGACGCCTGGGTCGAGTTGTGCAAGCTGGCGATGGTCGACCTGTTCCGTGACGGCTGGTCGACTGAGCAGATCCGGGCCTTATTCCCTGGCATTGAGCAGCGGGTCGTCGAGGACGTCATCAGGGCGAGGATGTGATGCTGGCCTACATCGCGGGCGGCGTCCTGACGGCGGTGCTGTCGCTGGTCCTGCTCTGGGTCCTGGCGCAGAGGTTCGGTCCTGACTGAGCGCTTACCTGTCCGCTACCGGCGGGCTGACGGACGACCGTTGATATCGGTCACGCAAGTCCTGACGCTCGCCGGTCGGATTGACAAGACCTGGTTCTCGCCGGAGGCGGCGGCGCGGGGCCAGGCGGTTCACAGCTTGACGGAGGCGATGGACCGGGGCGAGTCGCTGAACGTGCCGGAGGGCCTCTGGGGTTATGTCGAGGCGTACCAGATGTTCCTCGCTATCGTCCGGCCGACCTACGAGGCGACGGAGCTGGAGGTGCAGGCGGACTGCCTGGCGGGACGGATCGACCGGGTCTGCTCGAACCTGTTCGGGACGCGGGCCATCCTCGACTTCAAGACGGGCGGGAGGTCGGCCTGGCACGGACAGCAGCTCGCGGCGTACAACGCGCTGCACCCGACCGGCGCGCGCTGGGCCTGCTACCTGGGCGCTAACGGCAAGTACGGCTTGCAGTTATACGAGGACCCGGCCGACCATCGGCGCTTCGAGTATGATCGGGCGTCGGCGATAGACATGGTCACGAACGACGGCGACTACTGGATACCACGGACACACGGAGGAGATGACGAAGATGGAAGACCACGGCCGAGCATTACCTGACATCGAAGTGGCGCGCGACCCGGACGCGCTGACGATCCTCAACAACAAGCTGACCAGCCAGGCGGCGCTCGACGGCCTGGTCGCGGCGCTCAAGGCGAACGCCTTCGAGCTGTCCATCGACGACGAGATCCTCATCGCGACGGCGACCGAGCTACTGGTCGTCGACGAGGACGCGAACAAGCGGGGCTTCGAGGTCATCCAGGAACTGGGAGACCTTCAGCTCAAGATCGTCGAGCACTACGCCAGGTTCAAGGGGCCGCTGAACACCCTGGTCAACACCGTCCGGGCGCTGGAGGGCGAGGTCGCCAAGCCGCTGGAGCCGGTCAAGCAGGCCCTGTCGCGACGCCTGGGCGCGTTCAAGGTCGAGCAGGACAGACTGGCCAGGGAGAAGCAGCGACGCGACCAGGAGGCCGCTGACGCGGCGGCACGCGCGGCCCAGGCGGCGAAGGCGGCAACCTACGAGCGGATCGCGGAGGCCGAGCCGAACCCGGCGCTCGCGGAAGCCTTCCGCCAGGAGAGCGCGGCCGTCGCGGCCGTCCAGGTTAAGGCCGCACCTGTGGAGATCGAGCGTCGGCCCGCACCGATAGCAGGCGCGAGCGTGCGGACGACCTGGTCCGCCGAGGTCTTCGACTTCAAGCTGCTGATGGAAGCCTGGCTCGCCGGGCGCTGCCATCTTGACATCGAGCCTCTGATGGACGCGCTGGGGCCTCAGCTCAACAAGCAGGCCACGGCGCTCAAGGAGCAAGTCGAGAAAGCCTATCCTGGCGTGCGGGCTGTGCCTGTCCACGCGGGCGTGAGACGACGACGATGATGACTTTATTCTTCCCTGGCGTCCCGGCTTCCCTCCGGCTCGCGGTCTTCATCTGTGACACTACGAACCTGGGGCTGGAGGCGGAGGCGTGCCATCAAGTGCAGTCGAGGCTCTACTCACAAAGATCGGCGGAGTCAAACCTGGCAACGGCGGCTGGTTAGGTCGCTGTCCGGCGCACGAAGACCAGGTCCAAAGTCTCAAGATTGACGAGGGCGACGACGGCCGGGCGCTGATCTTCTGTCACGCGGGCTGCGCGCCGTCCTCGATTCTGTCGGCGATGGGCCTGAGCATGGCGGACCTGTTCACGAAGACCGACCCGGTCGAGCAGCTCCCCATCGCGACCTACGACTACAAGGACGCCTTCGGGGCGCTCGTCTACCAGGTCTGCCGCTACCCTGGGAAGCAGTTCCGCCAGCGTCGGCCGGACGGCGTCGGCGGCTGGGTCTGGAATATGACCGGCGTCAAGCGCCTCCCGTACCGGCTGAACGAGCTGAAGGACAAGGAGGTCGTCGTCGTCGTCGAGGGCGAGAAGGACGCGGATCGCCTCTGGTCCGTCGGCATCCCGGCCACGACATCGACGGCGGGCGCGAAGAAGTGGGGCGCGGGCGAGTCCCAGGCGCTCAAGGCGGCGGGCGCGGCGCGGATCATCATCCTGCCAGACAACGACGAAGCTGGCAAAAACCATGCCGACGTCGTCGCGCAGAAGTCGAAGGCGGCGGGCCTCGGCGTGAACGTCGTCGATCTCCCTGGCCTGGGCGCGCATGGCGATGTCAGCGACTGGCTGAACGCCGGGAACACGGCCGACGATCTGAAGGCCCGGCTGGCGGCGGCGCTCTACGTCGTCCCGGCGGCGGGCCTCGCGCCGATTGTCGTCGAGGGGCCGGTCCCGCTGGCGAAGGGCGTCATCGACCCAGGCGCGTACAACCTGACCGACCTGGGCGCGGCGGAGGCGTTCCGTGACCGGTTCGGCGACGTCGTCCGGTTCGACCACCAGCGCGAGCAGTGGTTGATCTGGCAAGGGCATCACTGGCGACCGGACGCGGACGAGCACGCCTACCGCCTGGCGCACGAACACGTCAGGAAGTGGCAGGCCGAGGCGGCAGCGTCGACCGAGCTGACCGACTACTCCCGGCGCAAGGCCATCACGGAGTTCGCCCTGGGCCGGGAACAGCGCGGGAAGATCGTGGCGATGATGGGCCAGGCGCGGGCGCTGACGCCCATCGCGAGCGACGGCGAAGCCTGGGACTCGAACGGCTGGCTGATGGGCTGTCCGAACGGCGTGCTCGATCTGAAGACGGGCGAGCTACGGCCTGGGCAGTTCGACGACTGCATCACCCAGCAGACTGGCACACCCTACGACAAGGACGCGACGTGTCCCAGGTGGGAGCGCTTCGTCGAGGAAGTGTTCGAGGAGAACCTGGAGATTGTCACGTACATCCATCGGGCGCTCGGCTACAGCCTAACGGCCGACATGCGCGAGCAGTGTTTCTTCGTCGCCTACGGGGCCGGGAGCAACGGCAAAAGTATATTCCTTGATACATTGGAGACCGTCTGGGGAACCTACGGCCATCGGGCCGACATGCGGATCTTCGCCGGGAACGGCGCGGACCAGAACACGTTCCACAACGCGGACTTCCGGGGTAAGCGTCTGGTCTTCGCGGCCGAGATCAAGCCGAACAGCCGGATGAACGAGCACACGCTGAAAAACTTTACCGGCGGCGAAAGTCTCCGGGCTGAGCACAAGTACGGCCGGTCGTTCACGATTCGCCCGCAAGGGAAGATCTGGCTGGGCGTGAACCATCGGCCGAAGGTCGCCGATGACAGCTTCGGGTTCTGGCGGCGGGTCCGCCTGGTTCCGTTCCTGCGAACGTTCCAAGGCTCGGCCGAAGATCGAACGCTACGGCAGACGCTGAAGGCGGAAGCGCCAGGCATCTTGGCATGGGCTGTGCGAGGCTGTCTCGAATGGCAGGCACACGGCCTGCCGATTCCGCCGGTCGTCCAGGAGGCGACGGAGGTCTACCAGCAAGGGGAAGATCCGGTCGCCGAGTTCTTCGAGGCGCGGACCAGGTGCGACGCGGCGACGGTGACGTCGGTGGTCTCTCTACCAGCGCTCTACAACGCTTATCGTAAATGGGCTGAAGCCCAGGGCATTCGGGAGCGCGAGATGATGACGTCGAAGTCGTTCAGTAACCTGATGGCGCGTCGACCGTTCGAGCGCGTGAAGGTCCATAACACAGTCGCCTACAAGGGCTTCGAGCTAACCAAGGAAGATCTTTTTGAAGGCTGACGAAGTGAGAGTAAACAAAGAACGACCATTTTTAGAAACTTTTCTACTTCTCTCTCTAAAGGAACTTTCTTAAAGTAGGGTATTCTTACTTTATTCTCAGTATTAGAGGGAGGAGATTATGGCTACTTCTAAGGATCTTTGGGACATCGAGGAGCGGTACTGTCGTCGGTTTCGTGCGCGTTATGTCGCGGTTCCTGACAGCGGCGCTGAGAGTGAGCGCGTCCTGATTATTGACATCGTATCGAGGAAGGCGGTCTTCGGCAGGGAGGACCGGACGGACCTGGCGACGGGGGCATACATCCTGCGGTCGCCTGACGGCACGGTTCAGTACGTCGGCCTGACGGAGATGCCAATCGCGCTGCGATTGCGGAGCGCGCTGGCGAACGGGAAGGGCTGGACCTGTGTGAACTGGAGCGACTGGACGGTCAGCGTGAGGCGTCCGCCGACGGACTGGTCAACCGGGGAACGCCAGGATCTGAAGTTCGAGAAGGCGCTCATCGTCGAACACAACCCGCCCTACAACAAAGTGGGGCGACCGCGAAAACACTGGCATACGGAGGCGTGAGATGAATCTGACGGAGGAGATGGAGAAGGCGACGCTGAACGGTGTGGTCAAGGCCGTGAAGCAAGTCGAGGGGTTCGGCTTCATCAGTCACACGGAGACCGGGATGGACTTCTTCTTCCATCGGTCGATGATGACCGGCTCGCCGGTTCCGTGGGAGGACGTCGTCAACGACATGGACTGCAAGTTCGTCCCGGTCCTCGACGACGACGGCAAGCCGAAGGACACAAAGGGCAACGGGAACGGCTACCGCGCGTCCAGGGTCTGGATCTTCGAGTAATGGGCCTGGAGTCTCCGAAGGCTCCTCCGGCTCGGCGCTGCTCGTACTGCCACGGCTTCCTGACGGGCGGCGTCTGGGAGGCCCAGGTCAACGGCGTCAAGCTGGAGGCATGCTCGAACGACCACATCAAGGAGGCGGTCAAGGCGGCGCGCGAGCAGGCGGGCATCGAGCACCAGGACATCGCGTGTCCGGTCTGCGGCGTCGACGTCGACGGCTTCCAGGCGCGCTGCTCTGAGGTCAGTAAGCAGACCGGGAAGACCATCGTCGCGTGCTCACCGTGGCACCTTGGCCTGGCGCTTCGGAACCACGAGAACCATCCAGACGACGGGACGGCGACGGTCATCCTCGACGCGCCGATAGACGTGACAACGTTAAGTGACTCGGTCAAGAAGTGGGTCTCTGGTCTCCAGAAGCCGAAGGTCTACCCGCTGGTCGCGTCAGGCTACAGCGCCTACGACCCGGCGTGGAATAACGAGGCGGTACTGGTTCCTGCTCCAAGGGCGACGCGCCAGGTCATCGAGCCGAAGAAGCCGGAGCCTGAGCCGGTCCTCGCCGACGGCAAGACGCGGCTGATTGACCTCGAATGAAGCCCGGCAAGCTAATCACGGCGGCGTCGCGCTTGCGGTGTATCCTGTTCCATCAACCGGAGTGGGCGCTCTACAGCGGCGGGCGGTTCGTCTTCTGCGACCACTGCCAGCAGACCTACGGCCATCCGAGCGATTGGAGCGCGAAGGCCGTCGGCGTTGGCGACGCGAGCGACGAGGCAGTGATGCTGGCGAAGCAGCAAGTCTACGGCGTCCTGTCGGCGGCGAAGCATATCCCGGCCGGTGTCACGCTGGACCCGGAGTACTCGGAGTCGGAGTCAGGTTCGCATTCGGACTTCTCGTACTCGCCGTCGCCGAGCGTGTCGGTCTCGCACGAAGCGCCAGACGAGGAGTACGAGTTCGACGGCGGCGGGCGCGTGCCGAAGTTCCCGCCGGTCAAAAAGCCGAAGCCTGAACCCTACGTGGACCCGGTCCTCCCGGACGGGAAGACCAGAAAGATCGACCTCGAATGAAGCCGTCAGCCGAGTACTACATCGACGTCATCGACCGGCATCTAGCGACCGGCAAGTACGACTGGTGTCGCGAGACGATGACGGGCATCCGGGCGACGATGGTCGCGTCCGGCGTCGTCACGCCGAAACAACAGCAGGCCGTGGAGCACATGATCCTCGGCAGATTGAAGCATGACGTATGACTGAGCTGTGCTGCGCTGCGCCAGACCTGAAGTTAGGCTGGAGCCTCGGCCTCGACCAAGACAATCGGATGGTGCTGCGCGTCGGCGACTTCGTCTGCCGGTCCTGCGGGACAACCTACCGGCTCGACGGCTCGACAGGCTGTCCGCTGGTCGCGCTCGATGCAGACTTCAGCGGAGCTGTGCTACACATCAAACGGAACGACCAAGCGACCGACGGAAGGCGGGTCATGTGAGGCCGAAGAAGAAGCTGACGCGCGCACGCTCGGCGCTCCAGCAGTACAAGCAGACGGCGGCGTTCGGCATCGGCCAGACGCGCGCCGAGAAGAAGGACCAAGCCGACGCGCTCGAAGCGGCTATCATCCAGCAGACCCATGAGATCGTCTTCCTCCTGCACGAGCGCTGTCAGGTCTGCGCTGGTCTCAGGCGCGGCGAGTGCGATGGAAGGCCGGATGAAATGCACGAAGATCCGCCACGTTCGGCGACACGCGGGATGGCTCCATACCTCCGCTTCAATATTTTAGTTTGCGGAAGACTCTGCCACGTTTGCCATCGCGACGTGACTGAGCGGCGGATCAAGCTGCGCTTCAGGGACGCGCGCAGGTTCATGGGCATCGTCCAGAGCACAGAGGTCGCATGACGCCGAAGCAGCGCGAGCCGACGCCTCCCGGTCAGGTCTTCATTGAGCAGTTTCTATCCGAGACCCAGCAGGACGCCGCGCGGAAGATGGGCATCGCGGCGACGTACCTCGGCGACATCATCCACGGTCGGCGGAATGTGTCGACGCGCGTGGCGCTCATCTTCGCGCAGTACACGAAGACGACGCCGGAGTTCTGGTTGAACCTCCAGATGCAGGTTGACCTCTACGACGCGGGCTGGCGATGAGCAAGATCAACGAGAAGTTGGGCCTCCGTCGGCCCGGCGCGCGGCCGATGATGAAGCTGCCGAAGGACAAGGCCGAGCGCTCGCGCCTCACGTCGGCGAGATGTCCGAGCTGTCAACAGACCGGGGCCATCGCGAAACCGTCTGGCGAGTTCTTCTGTACGTGGTGCTCGACGACGTGGAGTCCTGCATGACGCAACGCTGGACCGAGGCCGACGTGATGCGACTCAAGCGGCGGCTCCCGAAACCGCGCGCCGATCTGAAGCGGGCCGAGGTCGTCCGCGACTGGCCGGAGGAAACGCCGGTCGAGCGGCGCAAGGCGAAGCGCGCGCCGAGTCCTGGCGAGGAGGCGCTCCTGCTCCAGCTCAACTCGGATGGCATCCCGGCTCCAGAGCGCGAGGTCCGTCTGATTCCTGGGCGCAAGTGGCAGGTGGACTTCTACTGGGCTGTCCGTCGCCTGGTCGTCGAGGTCGAGGGCGGGACATGGCAGAAGTCTCGGCACAACTTCGGGCAGGGGTACGTGAACGACATCGAGAAGTATAATGCGCTCACGCTGGCTGGATATCGGCTCTTGCGTTTCACTACTGATATGATATATAGTGGCCGGGCGATTCAAGTGCTGGGCGAAGTGTTCGGCGCTAGGAGATGACGATGGAAGCTGTCGCTGAGGCCCTAGAGGTCGCTCCGTTCACGATTGGGAAGTTCGAGTTCGAGGGCAACCGTGTCGTCGCGACCGAGGACATGACCGTCGAGGAGTGGGGCGAGACGCTGGCCTGGGCCAAGCACGCGCACCGGGCGAGTCCGTTCTGGGTCGGCGATCTGCTGGCGTTCGGCGAGGTCACCTTCCCGGAGACGTACAGCCAGTTCCTCGACGCGGTCGACTACGAGTCTGGGACGGCGGACAACCTGGCCTGGGTCGCGCGCGCGATTCCTCCGAGCCGTCGGCGCGAGTCGCTCCCGTTCGCGATTCATCAGGAGGTCGCGCCGCTGGAACCGGACCAGCAGGACGCCTGGCTCGACAAGGCCGAGGCGGAACATCTCACGCGCGACCAGGTGCGCGCGCAGATCAAGGAAACCAAGAAGATCGCGAAGGGCGAGACGACCGCGTGCTGGTTGTCCGTGTCCTGCGTCGACGCGGCGGACCAGCAGGCCCTGGCCGACCGCCTCAAACTCGAAGGCCGAAACGTGAAGCTCAAATAACAACTCACCAAGGAGACGAAGATGACGACGGCAGTACTGGCAGCACCAACCGAGAACACGGCAACGACCGGCATCCAGAGCATCGAGGTCACGCTGCGCGGGCGCAACGGATCGCCTCTGGTCATCCATGCGTTCGCCGAGAAGGCCAAGCAGGAGATCCGGGACAAGCAGCAGAAGAAGGCGAAGAAGGCGAAGGCGGAGCGCGTGCCGGAGACGGAGTTCCTGGCGGCGCGGTACGTCGACGAGCAGGGCCGGGAGTGCGCGCCGATCACGGCGCTCAAGAAGTCCCTCATCTCGGCGGCGACGGCGTTCGACGATCTGACCAAGGTTGCGCTCCGGCAGGCGATCTTCGTCGACAGCGTGGCGTCGCCTGGCGCGGCGTATGTTCCCATCGAGACGCCGAACGGCGGGCCAGCCATCGGCGCGATGCGGGAGGACGCGGTCACCATCGGGATCAACACGCGCGGCCTCGTCTACCGGCCGATCTACCCGCACTGGCAGCTCAGGGTCCGCATCGAATTCAACCCTCGGCTCATCAGCCAGGCCCAGCTTCTGGCGCTGATTGACCAGGCGGGTTGGGGCGTCGGGATCTGCGAGGGACGGCCGGAGCGGTCGAGCGCGCTGGGCTGGGGCCGGTTCGAGCGCGTCTAAGTCTCGGCAGGCAAGGCAGGGCTAGGACTGGCGCGGCCTGGTTCGGCAGGCGTGGCACAGCGGTGCATGGCGGGTCACGGCGAGGCAGGCGTGGTAGGGCTAGGACTGGCCTGGTCTGGCGTGTTCGGGCTTGGAGAGGCAAGGAACGGCAGGCGCGGCAAGGCGGCGTCTGGTAGGGCAAGGTCCAGCGAGGTCTGGCAGGCGGGGCGAGGCTCGGCCGGGCCTGGACTGGTGAGGTCGGATCGGCAGGCGTGGTCATGACTGGCCCAGCGGGGCGTAGTCGGGACGGGCATGGAGCGGTTCGGCAGGTTCGGCTAGGTCAGGTCGGCTAGGTCTGGCGCGGTTCGGCAGGACTGGTTAGGCGCTGCGCGGCCGGGCGCGGCTGGGTTTAGTTCGGAGCGGCAGGCTCGGTAATGCTGGGCAAGGCGTGGTCATGCGTGGATAGGTTAGGCTCGGCAGGCCAGGTATGGAGTGGTTGGGTAACGACAGGCGGGGTAAGGTTGCGCGCGGCTCGGCAGGCTAGGCGTGTCCTGGCGCGGCCGGGAATGGCGCGGTCGGGCTTGGCAGGCTTGGTTAGGTAAGGCGAGGACTGGCTGGGTCTGGTTCGGCAGGCATGGCAGGGCGAAGCCAGGCAGGGCGAGTCGGTGTTCGGCGAGGCAGGTAAGGAAAGGCGAGGCCGGGAATGGCATGGCTCGGCTCGGCAGGATGGGCCTGGCGAGGCGAGGCTGGGCCTGGCACGGTTCGGCACGGTTCGGCACGGTTCGGCAGGCGTGGCGGTGCGCGGCGCTGACGGGTTCGGCATCGCGTGGCGTGGAGCGGCAGGCGAGGTTGGGCTGGACCCGGCCTGGCTTGGCTGGGCTAAGAACGGAGCGGCAGGCCAGGCGAGGTCCGGTTGCGCTGGGCTAGGCGCGGTTCGGCAGGCCAGGCGAAGCAGGGCCTGGACAGGTAAGGCTAGGCGGCGCGCGGAGCGGCTCGGCAGGCGTGGTGAGGCTAGGCCCGGCTTCGTCCGGTCTGGCAGGCATGGCAGGGAGAGGTCAGGAAGAGCGAGGCGGTGTCCGGCAGGCAAGGCGGGGCAAGGCAAGTCTGGGTTCGGATGGGCAGGCGTGGCGCGGCCCGGCGAGGAGTGGCAGGCATGGGCGTCGAACGACAACCGGACGGGTCGCTGCTGGTCGTCTTCCACGAGGACATCCAGCGCTTCGTCGCGCTGCCTCCGGGGCAGACGACCGGCGTCCTGTTCCGCTACCTGGGGAAGTGGTACGTCGCGGCATGATGGCATGAGGGCATGATGTTCAAACCGAAGATGGGCGAGCCGCTGAAGCCGGTCGTCGTCCGCGCGCTGGTCGAGATCTTCCTGGCCGTCGCCGACGCGGCCGACGGCGGTGACAGCGACCTGCTCCCGGACGGCGTGCGCGAGGCGTACGCGGACCAGTTCGAGAAGCCAGAGGTCCAGGCGTTCTATAACCAGATGGTCAGCGAAAACAGCGAGACCTGGGCAGCACTGGAGGAGGAGGCGAAGCATGGGAAGGGCTAAGCGATTGACCTGGGCGATGAGGGCCATCGCGTTCAAGCGACTGCCGAGCGGCGTAGCGGGCGATCTGGTCCGGGCGCGCATGATCCGTAAGTTCGGCAAGCGGCCGGAGTTCCAGCGGGCGCTGGCGCAGTTCTCGGCGACGGGCGGGCGGGCCGATGTCTGACGCCCGCCCCCCTGACGACACCCCGCCGCAACATAACCATGACCAGCCGTATCAGACATGGGGCTGTCCGGCGTGCGATGCTGAAAACGCCGAAGCGCCGAAGATGCCAGCGAGTGTCTTTGAAGCCTTCGGCCATTATGAAGGCTGCAATGTCTTCGTTGAGGGAGAACATTCCATCAGCGTTGATCGAACACGGCCCTGCACCTGTCAGCCGCCCGTCGCCCCTGACGACACCCCCGACCCTGATGACATTATTTGTCGTTGTGGCGGTCGATTGCCACACGCGCCTAGCCCTAGTTGCGTCGCCCCTGACGACACCCCGCCGCAGTTCGATCAGGCAGAAGCGGAAGCACTTGTGACCGCCCTTGATGATGTGAAGGCGGGACGCATCCGGCCGCTTGATGAGATTCGTGCGGGCGCGGCCAAGCCCATCGCCCCTGACGACACCCCGCCGCAGGACTGTATGAGGGAACTGCTCCGAGGGTTGGCTTACAGGTGGTGCGAGGACTACGGGGACAAGGAGCACAAGACGCACCATAGGGACGACCAGAAGCAATTTAGTCAATGGTGTCCGAACTGTGCAGATGGGTTGAACTTCGCTAAGGATGTTGCCAGAGCCATCCGAGAGAGGATTTCATGACTGAGCCCGTCGCCCCTGACGACACCCCCACACGCTTGTCTGAAGCCGTGGTTGCTGACGTAATTGACCGGCTGGAGAAGCATACGCGGGCCTTACACTTTCAGCGCACCACGCCTGACAACGTGGCTGACCTTGTGGATGCCATTTGTGAACATGATTCGCAGCAAACGGCCGACGTCTCCCGTCTCCGCGAGGAACGAGACAGCCATGCGGAAACCGTGCGCTACCTGCGTGGAGAACTGACCAAAGCCGAGGCCGAAGTCTCCCGTCTCCGCGATGAACTTGCAGCCAGAGAACGCATCATCGAGGTCTATGAGAAGCAGCTTGCGTCGGCTGAAGATATGGCGCGAAAGCGAACCAGATCATGACCAAGCCCGTCGCCCCTGACGACACCCACACACGCCTCCATCAAGTTCGTGAGACCACGAAGATGATGGATAAAGACGTGCGACTCCAGCAGATGCGGCTTGATCCTCCGGGTGGAGACCATCAGCAGCCTTGCGACTGCAATATCTGTTTCCTATGGGCCGACGTCTCCCGTCTCCAGCAGGAGAACGCCCGCCTACAAGCCGACCATCAGGAGGCGCTGAACCGGCTGGCGAAGCAGGACGCGCGCTTCGAACATCTCGCCGGGTTGGCCGAGGAATGGACCCGCGCATGAGCCACGAGGCGAACCCGTTCGAGTTCTACGAGACGCCCAGCGCCTTCGTCAGGTTCCTGTTCAGGAACGTCGACATACGCGGGCGGTGCTTCGAGCCGTGCGTCGGGAGCGGGGCCATCCCTCGCGCGGCTGATGGGCCACACTGGTCTATCGGCTCGCCGTCTGGCCGGACGTGGGTCACGAACGACCTCGACCCGCGCTGGACGGCCGACTACAACTTCGATGCAGCGAAGCCACTACTGAACCAGTCAACACTCGGCTCGGTCGACTGGTCGGTGAGCAACCCGCCGTTCGAGCCAGCCGTCGACATCATCGAGAACATGCTGGAGATCTCGCGCGTCGGCGTCGCGATGCTGCTCCGGGCGAGCATTCACGAAGTCCTCAAGACCGGCGTCCGCCGGACGTGGCTATCGAACCGTCCGCCGAACGGCATCCTCTGGCTCCAGCGCTTCGCGTTCCAGCGCTCGCCGACGACCGGCGACTGGGCCACGGATTCGATGTGCTGCTGTTGGGTTGTCTGGGATCACAGCGGCGAGCAGTTCATCAAGTACGCCGACGAGCGCGTCCTCGACGAGCTGGACGCCGAGACCAAGAGCTACCGCGAGAACATGGACGCGCTGATGTCCGGCATCAGCCGCCAAGAGATTCAGCCGGGGCTATGGTGAGCGAGGTCATCGTGCCGATTCGCGGCGAGGACCTGGCGGCTGTCAACGCCTTCTGTGAGGAGTTCCGGCGGCTCAAGCCGCTGCCCATCAGCAAGGCGCACGAGACCGTCGAGACGGCGTATCAGCTCGGCGGGAAGCTGAGCGAGGTCGTCTACGGGTCGCTGCTGTCGCTGGCGGTCGATATGCGGGTCTTCGCTGGGGCCGACTCCGGCGATCTGCGATTCCCGGATGGACGGCAGCTTGCAGTGCGCGGCGTCCAGGTCGAGAGCCGGATGAACTACCCGTTCCAGCTCCTCTACCGGGAGGGCGAGATCGAGCCGGACTTCATCGCGCTGTCGGTTGTCGCGCCGGACCAGACGTACGCGGTCGCGGCGGGCTACCTGCCCTGGGACGAGTTCCTCATCCTGGCGCGGCCGGTCAGCGGCTGGGACAAGCACGGTGACGAGAAGCCGCTGGGCGTCTCGCGCGCGGACCTTCGGCCGGTCGAGGAGCTGTACACGCTGGCTCCTCGGATGCCGGTCATCGTCGACGGGACGCTCGTCCAACAGCACGCGCTCGGCTGCTGGTGCGCGGCCTGTCGGCCGTCAGAGCGGGCCTGGACCGGGCGGGACCGGATGGACTTCATGGAGGGATGCAGATGAGCGATGGCGGGTTCTTCTACGACACCGGGATCGTCGACGTCGGTTGCCAGGTTGCGCTCCTGGACGGGGCCGGGCCTCCGCTGTACCACAGCGAGCGGGCGGTCGGCTTCGACCTGACGGCGAACGAGGATGCCTTCATCCGGCCGGGCCGGGTTGCCAAGGTCGCGACCGGCGTCATCCTCAAGCCGTCGCCTGGCTACTTCGCGATGGTCGTCGCGCGGTCCAGCCTCCAGAAGCGCGGGCTGATGCTGGCGAACGGCGTCGGCATCGTCGACCCGGACTACTGCGGGCCGACGGACCAAGTCTTCCTCCCGCTGCACAACTTCGACGAGGTGACAATTACTGTCAAGCGAGGCGAACGGCTGGCGCAGGTCGTGATTCTGCCCCACATCCGGGCCATCTTCGGGATGTTCTCGCCGGGCGTGGTCGACCGGGGCGGGTTCGGCAGCACCGGAAAATAAATCTTCGCCAGGGTCGAATCTCCTGTTGACATCGGTCCTTTGAGCATATAAACTCCTCTACATGATGACGATGACGACGCGGACGGCGACGGTGGCGGGCGACTTTATCGTAATGTGTCGCGTCTCTGGCGGAGCGGCTGGGACGCGCCAGGCTCCATTGAAGCGCGACGGCGCGGTTCAATACTTCGAGACCGAGACCGAGGCCAAGGCGGTCGCCGAGGAATTGATGGCTCCGAAGCCGAGCGATATCTACCGAACGGCCTTCTATCAGTACTGGGCGGAACGAGCCTAAACCCTGCAGCTAAGGAGATGATGACGATGATCACCTGGACCTACAACGACGGCGGGCGGAAGGCGGCGGGCTACCCGTCGGTCAAGCGGCAAAACGACTGCGTCACGCGGGCCATCGCCATCGCGACCAGCCTCCCGTATCAGGTCGTCGCGGATGGGATCGACGCGCTCGGCCGGGTCGAGCGTGTGACGCGCGGACGCAAAAGCGCGGGCCGGTCGACCTCGCAGTCCGGCGTCTATAAGCCGACGACGCGGAAGTACATGGCCCGGATCGGCTGGAAGTGGACGCCAACGATGGGCATCGGGACCGGCTGCACGGTACATCTCAAGGCGAGCGAGCTGCCGAAGGGGCGGCTGGTCGTCAACTGCTCCAAGCACATCGTCGCGGTCATCGACGGCGTCATCCACGACATCTACAACCCGTCGCGCGGCGGGACGCGCTGCGTCTACGGCTACTGGAGCAAGGCATGAAGGTCTGGGTGCTCCTGAACAAAAACGACGTTGTCGTCGGCGCATCGGTCGACGACGGCAAGCGGGAGTCGCGGGCCTTCCTCGAACCTGTCCCGGCGGACTGTCGGCTGTGTCGAGTTGATACCGGCGGCATCGGCGTCACGCTCAGTCGCGGCCTTCCGGCGGGCTGCTTCATCGAGGAGTTCTCGGCGTGAGCTACGCGCTCCGGGGCTACCAGGCAGCGGCCGTTCACGCGGGCGTGACGTTCCTGTCCCAGCCGCAGTCGCCGACGAAGCCAAGGCACGGCCTCATCGTCGCACCGACCGGGTCTGGGAAGGCGCTCATCATCGCGAACCTGGCGACGCAGCTCGGCGGGCGGACCATCGTCTTCCAGCCGACCAAGGAGATCCTCGAACAGAACGCCGAGAAGCTCCTGAGCTACGGCTACGCTCCGAGCGTATGGTCGGCATCAATGGGCGAGAAGACGACCGGGCAGATCACCCTCGCGACCATCGGCAGCGTCGTCAACGATGTCGCGCCGTTCGCCGGGACCAAGTACGTCATCGTCGACGAGGCCCATCTGGTCGGCGCGGTCGCCGGGACCATGTACCGGCAATTCTTCGAGAAGCTACAGGGCGCGAAGATCCTCGGCTTGACGGCGACGCCGTACCGGCTGACGGTCGACGGCTACGGCGGGGCCATCCTGAAGTTTCTGACCCGGACCCGTCCGCGCGTCTTCACTGATGTCCTGCATGTGACCCAGACCGGCGACCTGTTCCGGCAGGGCTTCCTGGCTCCGCTGGAGTACCACCGGGTTCCGGGCTTCTACGCGGGCGCGGTCAAGCGGAACACGACCGGCTCGGACTTCGACGACGAGTCCCTCAAGGCGCACCTGAAAGCGACGGCCTTTAGTGCTCGGCTGGAGCGGGTCGTCCGGCGGCTGCTGACCATCGGGCGGCAGCACGTTCTGGTCTTCACGCGCTACGTTGACGAGGCCGAGGAGCTGGCGACGGCGTTCTCTGGACAGGCCGAGGTCGTCACCGGGGAAACCGGCCGATGGGAACGCGCGGCTCTTATTACCGACTTCAAGGCCGGGAAGCTGAAGGTCATCGCCAACGTCGGCGTCCTGGGCCTCGGCTTCGACTTCCCGGAGCTGGACACGGTCGTCCTGGCGCACCCGACGCTCAGCCTGACCAAGTACTACCAACAGGTCGGCCGGGCGGTTCGGCCGTCGCCTGGCAAGTCTCACGGTATGATTGTCGACATGGTCGGCAACGTCGACCAGTTCGGGAAGATCGAGGACCTGAAGCTGGTGGCGGGCGGCAAGGGCGGCGAGCAGTGGGCCGTCTGGTCAGGCGACACGCAGTTGACGAACACCTACCTCGGCGCGCCGAGGACATCACGGAGGCGGAGATGAGGCGGCTCGGTCCGCGCGACCGGTTCGTCCTGACGCTCCTGACCGGCTCGGTCCTCTGGATGGCCGGGTCGCCCTGGCCTCTCCCGCTGATGCTCTGGGCGTACGCCTGGAGGCGGAGATTCTGACGACCTGGCTGGTCTGTGCTACTCTAGGCGAGAATGGCCGAGTCAGACGGCGCGCATCTCGCTCTGCAGGCTGAAGTTCCGCCAAAGAAGACCAAGCCGCGCGCGACACAGCTCGTCACCGAGCAGCCTCCTCCGGTCGCTCCCTCGGCTGGCGACGGCCCGACGACCCACATCTCCGACCTGGTTCCCGACCCGAAGAACGCCCGGAAGCACACGCCTCGCAACGTCGGCACCATCGTGGATGCCCTGAACGAGGTCGGCGCAGCCAGGAGCATCGTCATCGACGAGGACAACGTCGTCCTGGCCGGGAACGCGACCATCGAGGCGGCTGGCGAAGCCGGGCTGACGAAGGTCCAGGTGGTCGAGGCGGACGGCAACACGATCATCGCGGTCCGGCGGCGCGGGCTGACGCCTGAGCAGAAGGCGCGCCTGGCCATCTTCGACAACCGGGCGGCTGAGCTGGCGGACGGCTGGGACACCGAGGTCCTGAAGGCCCTGGCGGCGGACGGCGTCGACCTGAGCACCTTCTGGAACGAGGACGAGCTGGCGGCGCTGTACGAAGCGGACGCGAAACCTAACGGTGGGTTAACCGACCCGGACTCCGTCCCGGCCAAGCAGCACACCGAGATCCAGCTTGGCGACCTGTTCGAGCTGGGGCCGCACCGGCTGCTCTGCGGCGACTCCACGTCGGCTGAGGCGGTCGACCGGCTGCTGGCTGGGGCCAAGCCTCTCCTGATGGTCACGGACCCGCCGTACGGCGTCGAGTACGACCCGGAGTGGCGGACGCGCGCGGGCGTGAACAAGTCCGACCGCATGGGCAAGGTGATGAACGACGACCGGGCGGACTGGACCGAGGTCTGGAAGCTGTTCCCTGGCGATGTCGCGTACGTCTGGCACGCCTCGGTCGCCTGCTCGGAGGTCCAGGACTCGTTGACGAAGGCGGCGTTCGGCGTCAGGAGCCAGATCATCTGGCGTAAGCCACGGATCGTCCTCTCGCGCGGTCACTACCACTGGCAGCACGAAACCTGCTTCTACGCGGTCAAGGACAACCGGACCGGTCACTGGGGCGGGAAGCGGAACCAGTCGACGGTCTGGCCGATTGTTCCGACCGTCCACACCTGTCAGACGTGCGGCTCCACCGAGGTCGACGCGCTCCCTGAAGGGATGGACTCGACGGTCTGGGATATCGAGACGCGCGATAAGACGGGCGACACGATTCACAGTACCCAGAAGCCGGTCGAGTGCATGGCCCGGCCGATGCGGAACCATGCCATCCTGGAGGTCTTCGAGCCGTTCTCAGGCTCCGGGTCGACGATCATCGCGGGCGAGATGACCTCCCGGAAGGTCTTCGCCATCGAGCTGGACCCGACGTACGTGCAGGTTGCCATCGACCGCTGGGAAGCGTTCACGGGGAAGAAGGCGAAGAAGATCGATGCCTAAGACTGGCCAATCGGAAGCGGCGATAGAGCGGCGCGGGAAGGCCCTGGAGCTAAGGATCGCGGGCGTACGCTACCGGCAGATCGGCGCGCAGCTCGGCGTCAACCATCAGACGGCGTATCGGGATGTCCAGGCCGCGCTCGGCGAGCTGGCGGCGCTGTCGGCGAAGAAGGCCGAGAAGCTACGCGAGCTGGAGCTGGAGCGGTGCGACAAGCTGGTGCTGGCGCTCTGGCCCAAGGTCAAGGCTGGCGACGAGAAGGCCGTTCGCGCGGTCGTCGCGGTGATGGACCGGCGGGCGAAGCTCCTGGGCCTGGACGCGCCGACGAAGCTGGAGCACGCGGGAGCTGACGGCGAACCGCTGGCCTTCACGCTCAATCTGTCCTCTCCACAATGACGGCGTGGACGTACACACGTCCTAAACTCGCCGACTACCAACTGACGGCCCTGTTCGGCGATGCCCGCTACGGCATCGTCGAAGCCTCGACCAAGGTCGGGAAGACGACCGGCTGCATGGTCTGGCTGACCGAGCAAGCGATGATGGGGCAGGCGCACCAGAACTTCTGGTGGGTCTCGCCGATTCGCGACCAGGCCAAGATGGTCTTCCGGCGGCTGAAGCATGCGCTCCCTCGGCGCGTCTACCATGCCAACGAGACCGAGCTGACGCTGACCCTCAAGAACGGCGCGATCATCTGGTGCAAGGGCGCGGACCATCCCGACTCCCTGTACGGCGACGACGTCTACGCGGCGGTCATCGACGAGGCGACGCGCGTCAAGGAGGAAGCCTGGCACGCGGTCCGGTCGACGCTGACGGCGACGGAAGGTCCCGTTCGGATCATCGGCAACGTGAAGGGGCGGCGGAACTGGGCGTACCACATCGCGCGCAAGGCGCAGAGTCACGCGCCGAACATGTCATACGCGAAGATCGTCTGCCACGACGCGGTCCTGGCGGGCTTCCTGTCGGCCGAGGAAGTGGAGGACGCGCGGCAGCAGCTTCCAGAGGCAGTCTTCCGGGAGCTGTACCTGGCGGAGCCGTCGGACGACGCGGGCAACCCGTTCGGCCTCTCGGCCATTCGCGCCTGCGTCGGGAATCTGACGGACGAGCCTCCGGTTGTCTGGGGCTGGGACTTGGCGAAGTCCTTCGACTGGACGGTCGGCATCGCGCTCGACGAGGACGGGCGCGCGTGTCGGTTCGTGCGGTTCCAGAAGCCGTGGGGAGAAACCGTCGCGGCGATCTTGGAGGCGACTGGGACCGCGCGCGCGCTGATTGATTCGACCGGCGTCGGCGACCCGGTAGTCGAGGCCATCCAGCGGCGCAACCCGTCTGGCAAATACGAGGGCTTCAAGTTCAGCGCATCGTCGAAGCAGCAGATCATGGAGGGCCTGGCGCTCGCGATTCAGCAGCGGGCCATTCGATTCCCGGAGGGCGTCATCGTCGACGAGCTGGAGGCATTCGAGTTCGAGTCGACGCGGACCGGCGTGCGATACTCGGCTCCGTCCGGGCTGCACGATGACGCGGTCTGCGCGCTGGCGCTGGCGCGCTCGGCGTTCACGTCTGGGTCGCGGGCGAGCCTGGAGTTCGGCGCGCCATTCCCGATCTTCTACTAATCACTTGACAACGGCGGCGGCTTGGTCTTATCATCCTCCCGCGTGAAGACGGCGATGATGTGACCGGCGTGACAACCCGGTCGACGACAACCTCGCAATCGAAGTTACACGAAGGCGGTACGATGACGAAGACGAAGGGACGCGACCCGTCTATTCTCGGCCTGAAGCGGCGTGTCGCATCGCTGGCCCGATCTGTGCAGCGTCTCAAGGTTCGGGCCAGAGCAGTAAGGAGCAGCCAATGACAGCGAAGCGCGTCGGGCCGTACGTCGTCATGGTCGACCATCACGGACAGAACAGGGCGATGTTCCTCGCAGCCGAAGTAGACGCACTGGGCGACGAGGGCCGGGATGGCACAGAGGTCACGCTCCGAAGCGGCGTATCGTTCGATGTTCGCGCGCCGTATCAGGACGTCTTCGACGCCGTGTCGGCTGGTGTCGCGGTCGGGTTCAAGGTCACGTTCGGTAAACCATTCAAGCAGGCTATCTAACAACCACCAAGGAGAGTCACCATGTTCAATGTCTCAATCGAAGCCGACGAGAATGTTCTCGTCACCATCGGCGGTGCAGTCGACAGCAAGGGCAACCCGCAGCCCCTGGGCGGCACGCTCGTCTTCACGTCGGCTGACGAGTCCATCGTCAAGGTGCTGGATGACCCGGCGGGCGACCCGAACTCGAAGCTCCTGAGCGCGGTCGGCCCGCTGTCGAGCGCGGCCATCGTGAGCGTCACCGACGGCGTCCTGACCGACAACATCGCGGTCGAGATCAAGGTCGGCGACGAGGCGGCGTTCGCGTTCGCGGCAGGCACGCCGTTCAAACAGTAAGCGTTCACCGGCAGGCCAGCACCGCGCTGGCCTGCTTTTCTTCAGGAGACGACGATGGCAGGTTCACCGACAGCTACACCGACAGCTTCCAAGACACAGCGCCGATTCGGCGACGTCCTCATCACCGCGCTCCTCGCCGGGCAGTCCGCCCGTCGACTGAGCTGGCCGGACGGTGACCAGATCTTCATGCAGGGCGGCTTCCTGCACATCTACATCGCGGACAGCATCGGCGACAGGATCGCTGGCGGTCACAAGCTACTCGTCAGCGAAGGCGACCTCGCGGCGGACGACTGGGTCATCCTGTGACGTTCGACGTGAGCGTCAGGCACGGCCGACTGAACGTCGAGCTGGACGCGCCGATCTGGGTCGTCACACTGGCGCTGCTCATCGGTGCGAGCATCGCGCGCTGGCTAGTTATTCGATGATCGGAGACGAGGCCACCGCGCTCATCATCGCGGCTGTCGACCAGATGACGGCGTCGATGAAGGACTTGGCCGAGCACGGCAGGCTGGCGACGGACGCCATCGTCGGGCTGCGTAAGCCGCTGGGACAGCTTGCCGTGCTCGGTCAACATGGGCCTCGGCTTCCTCGGAAGATGAAGAAGGCGCTGGCGAAGCGTGCGTTCGCGCTCCGCATGCGGAGAGGCGACTACAAGCTGGTCAGCCGGTTGCTCCGCTGGGAGCGGAAGACCGGCCTCGTCTGGGCTGGCCCTGACATCGGCATCATCGCCGGGACAAGTCGGCCAGCATGAAGACCCGGCTTCCTCGGAAGACGAAGAAGGATCTGTCGAACATCGGGCTGGCGCTGTTCCTCGTCAAGGTCAGGTCGCCGACGCGGCGGCGGATCAACCGCTACCTCCGCTGGCGGCGTCGTCTGATGAAGGCCGAGGCCGACGCGTACTACCAGTACATTCAGGCGACCGGGCAAGCCACGGCGGAGGCGATGACGAAGCAGCTCAACGCAGCCGGGATGGACGGCATCACGGTGGTTTACGAATAGGAGACGAGGATGATACCTGTCAGCGTACGGATCGAAAGCCGGGAGGGCGTCCTGCCGGACCCGGACAGGCAGATGCAGGAAGCGATTACCCAGATGCGGGCCGAGCTACACATGGCTCGGCTGACCGGGACGGTCCTCGACCTGGTCGAGCTGGCGAAGCGGCAGACGGCCATCACGACCCGCTGGCAGGCGCTCTGCCTGGAGACCTTGACCCACCTGGAGCGGAAGACCGGCGGGCTGGGCGAGGCGGCAAGTTAACAGAAGATCTTTACGGCTGGGCCGGTAGGGTGCTATCCTGTGCCTCATCCTGGCCCAACCCACAAGGACTGGTATGCTGATGACGACGGTGACGAGTTCGCACGTTGAGGCGGTCGGGCTACGGCCCGCTGGCCTGGTCGTGAAGTATAAAGACGGACGGTTCTACAAGTTCGACGGCGTGACGGCGGAGATGCACGCGGCGCTCCTCCGCGCACCGTCCAAGGGAAGCTGGCTCCAGCGGCTGGGTTCGCACCCGGACCATAAGGGCGTTCGGCTGTCGGACGCTGAGGTTGAGGCGCTCAACCATGACCAGGTTCCATCGTGAGGGTCACACCCTTCGAGCTATGGTCCGCGCTGGCTGGCCTCTGTCTGCTGGCGTTCGCGTACTCTCCGGCGCTTAGCCTAGCGCAGCGCCTCCTGGTCGGGCTGTTCAGTTCAGCACAGGACAAGGCCATCGACACCCTCATCAAGCCGGTCAGGGTCATTCACGCCAGGCGTGACGACCTCCTCCTGGAGGCGGCTGGCGAGAAGCGGCGGCTTGAGGTCGCCGAGGCGGAGAAGCGCCAGGCGGCGCTGAAGCGCATGGCCCGGCCGGACCAGGGCAATCCCTGGCTCCCGGACCAGCAAGTCTCCCGGTTCACCCAGCGGACAAGTCGGAAGGAAGTCGCACACTAGATGCCAGCTCCTCCTCGGAACCGTTGTCGGGCCGCGCTCCAGTGGCGGGCTGACGACTGGGCGGCGAAGTACTCGCGCGAGAACGGCGGCGCTCCGGTCGGCGTCTACATCGTCGAAGGCGGCTACGAGGCGAAGCCCATCGCGGATGGCGTGCCTCCTGGGCGGTCGACGCTGGTGAAGACGGTCGCGCTGGTTCCTCCGAAGAAGAAGCCGGTCGTCCCGGTTGAGGCGAAGAAGGCATGAACGCCGACGGCACCGTGGATGCTCCACCGGACACGCACATCGGCCGGGCGCTGATTCGGCCTGGGATGAAGCTGATGCTGAACATGGTTGCCATCCAGTCGATGCTGCAGGCTGTCCGCAACGGCTCTGACTATGTGAGCATCCTGGAGGTCACGCAGACCGGCGAGGAGTTCACGCTGAAGGTCCTGGCTCCGAACGCCATCCCAGGAGTCGCGCTATGACCCGGCGCTGGTTCCTCGGTCTCCTGTCCTGCCTGCCGTTCGTGCCGAAGTTGGCCGAGGCGAAGCCTGACGTGTATAGCTTCCGCGTCGAGCCTGTCTACGCGCGCCAGTTGACGCTGCTCGATTGCGAGGTCGGCAAGCACTACATCTTCGAGTGGGCAACCGACGCGCCCGGCGAAATACTCTGTCAGGGCCGGGTCGTCAGTATGGAGATCGCGCCGGAGGGCTGGCACGCCTCCGGTCTCGGTTACATGCGCTACAACAACGCGCCTGATATTCGCGTCACGGTGCGGAACCTTGTCACCGAGAAGTTGAGCCACATCTACGGAACGTACGATTGCTGCCGCGTCATCGAGGGCGGCAAATACCCGATGGCGAAGGTCGACGGCGAGTACATCTACGGCGACTACTGGGACGTGCTGGCACTGACGCGGAACGAGTGGAAAGGGCGTCGATGAGCTGGCCCGGTTCGCGGCGTGACGTCGTCTACTTCACCGTCGAAGCGATCATCATCTTCGGGGCGCTCGTCTACATCGAGTACCTCGCGCGAGGCTACCGATGAGCAAGAACCCTCCGCTTCCCAAGGCGAAGGACTGGAAAACCAAGATCCGGGGCAAAGGGACAAAGACCTGATGCCGACGCTCCACGACATGCAGCACAAAGAAGACGGTCCAACGCTCGGCACGCGGCACGCGGTCGAGCTGATTGGCATCTCCGGGAAGACCGTCCGAGAACTCATCAAGGCTGGCGACATTCGCGGCGTCTATGTGGGGCGCTGCTACAAGATTCCCTGGCGCAACCTCCGGTCGTACCTGTTCAAGAGCGGCGTTCTTCCTCTGGTCAACTGATGATTCCGCTGCTGTTCCTCATCGGCGGGATGGTGGTCGGCGGGCTGCTGGTCGCGGGCGTCCTCTGGGTCAGGATCTTCGTCGGCGCGTTCCGGCGGGCGTTCAGGAAGCGATTCGACGAGGGCTACTCGGACGCGCGGACCGCGCTGGCGGCGACGAAGCTGGCCGAGGCGGACGCTGACGCGGAGCTGGCACAGGCCGTCGAGGACGCGGGCTACACGCCTGTCCCGATCAACCTCGGCTCTGATACGCTGGGCGACATCACGGCTAGGCTCGACATCGTCCTGGCGCAGATGCGGGAGAGCCTCGACAAGACGCTGAAGCCTGGCGAGTCGGCCCAGGAGCTGATGTACGGCGTCAAGCCTGATGACGCGACGAAGGGCTGGAGGCCGAGCGAGATTGAGGTTCGCCTGGCGGACATCGCGATGTCGCAGCAGTCGGCCATCGTGATGGACAAGGAATCCGGGAAGGCATGCGGCGTCCGATGCCAGATACGCATCTCGTGATGGACATCGTGTGTCCGAAGTGCAGCGAGCTGTTCATCGTCAAGATCATCAGCCCGGCTCCGCCTCACGTACATTCGTACCTGTACCTGGTCTGCTCAGGCTGCGGTCTGGAGCACACGCAGACCATCGTCGCGCGGAAGGGCGACTGATGGCGCTGTCGATGAAGGCGCGGAAGTTCCGGCTCCACTTCAACCAGAACAACATGCGGCGCGGGCTGCGCGAGGTCTGGACGATTCACCTGTCGGACGCCTGTATCGCGGCGACGGAAGTTGTGCTGAACGTGCCGGTCACCAGCGTCTACCGGCCGGGCGCGGCGCAACCGCGCGCGTGGTTCGCCGGGAAGGGCATCATCGTCCAGCGGGCCGTCGGCCAGTACTCCATCGAGGCGGCGTCACCGACGATCTTGGCTGGGCTGCGAGGCGACCATTGAGAGCCGGAACGAAGAACTGCATCAGGTGTCGCACGGATAGACCTCTCAGCGACTACTGCAAATCGGCCAAATCGAAAGACGGCCTCCACCGATGGTGTAAGCCGTGCCTTGCAGAAGACATGAAGGAGCGGCGGCGGAAAGATCCAGAACGATACCGCGCTTCCGTTCGCAGGGCGCGATTACGAGTCTCCACGATTAAGAAGCGTATCGTGCGCCAACTGAAGGCCGAGGCATGTAGCGATTGCGGCGGGTCGTTTGCTCCAGCAGCCATGCACTTCGACCACCGCGAGCCAGCGAAGAAGAAGTTTCAGATCGGCCGTGCCGTGACCGGCACTATGAGCGTGAGATTGATGATGACCGAGATCGCCAAGTGCGATTTAGTCTGTGCGAATTGTCACGCGGTCAGGACGTGGGGGACCGGAGATGCGCTGGCTGTCTGACCCTCGCATGTTTAATTTTATAATTATGGTCCTGTACGCGGCGAACATCATCCGATGGACCTGGGCGCGCTCCCTGGCCGACGCCTGCTACTGGGCCTCGGCGCTCTGCATCACGGCCACGGTGACATTCCTCTACAAACACTAGGAGACGACGATGGCGGAGACCTCAGTGAGTCCGAACGTGTGTATCGTCTGCGAGCTGCCGATCATGGTCGGCGACATCTGCGGGAACTGCGCGGGCGACCCGGCGTCGGTGCTGATGGCCATGCGTCGGCGGCAGTCGCGCGCGATTGACAAGTCGATAGCTGGCGTCCTTCCGCCGAAGGAGACGGTCAACCATCCGAAGCACTACAACGCGCACCCGTCCGGCGTCGAGTGCATCACCATCGTCGAGCATTTCAACTTCAACGTCGGCAACGCGATCAAGTACCTGTGGCGTGCGGACGAGAAGGGCCACGAGCTGGAGGACCTGAAGAAGGCGCTCTGGTACTGCCAGCGCGAGATCGAGCGGAGGTCGCGATGAGCTTCAAGACGCAGATGTGTAAGGCATGCCAGGTTCGATGGGTTCAGACGCGCGGTCACTGTCGGCGCTGCGCGACGCGGCTGGGCCTGTTCGAGCAGTCGGTCTTCGAGCGTGAGCGCGACCAGGTCCGCCGGGCCGAGGAGCAGATCGCCAGGAACAAAATCCCAGACGAGCGCCTCCAGCCTCGGCCAGCCATCCCGGTCGTCGTCGAGGGCCAGGAGTTCGATGTCGTTTGGAATGGAGCCTAACATGCTCGGCGGGCTGATGAGTGGTGCGTTCGTGGCGCTGTCGTTTGTCTTCATCCCTGGCACGCCAGGCCGGGCGATCTTCCTCGGCCTGGCGGTCTGGACCGGCCTGGCCTACCTGAAGGACCGGCGTCTGTGACGCGCCAGGCAAGAACTGTTCCCAAGGCAAGAACCATGCCTGCATGGGTTCGGTGTCCTCAAGGCTGTGGCGAGTTCCTCTGTACCGTCCACCGCATGCACGTCTTCGAGTGTCCCTGTCCGCCGATTGAGGAGTGGTCGTCCGACCCGTATCGCGGCGACGTTCGGGAAGTTCGCGTCCCTCGGACCCGACCCTCTAGCAATTCAGAGTAGCTCGTCATAAAACTGGACAAGGCCCAATTGTCCAGGCGAAACACTCCGTCCATCCTCGGTCGAGCTGCGTCGCTGGTGAGCAGCGCGGCGTCCAAGATCTTCGCTGGGACAGGCGGCATCGGCGGCTCCGTCTGGCCGTCCTGGTCGACGGCTCCGCGCCTCGGCACGGACGGCATGCTCCGGGCGTACGACACGATGCCCTGGCTCCGGTCCTTCCTCCAGAAAATCTCTGAGGATGTCGCGGGCCTCACCTGGCACGTTTACGTGCCTACCCTAGATCCGGGTACCTCGCTCCAGCCTGGCAAGGCGTTCCGCGACAAGCGGCTGCAGCGCGCATCAAGCAAGGTTCGCGCCGAGCTGATGAGCCAGTACATCAAAGCTGGCAAGCTGCGCGAGTTACCCAACCATCCGGTCATCGACCTCCTGACGGCCGGGAACGAGTACTTCCCTGGCCTGGTCTCGATGCAGCTCGCCCAGACCCATCTGGACCTGGTTGGCGAGACCTCCTGGCTGCTGGAGCTGAACCAGTACCGGATGCCGGTCAAGGCGCTCCCGATTCCGCCGACCTGGATTACGGCGCTCCCGGCCTCGACCGGCGGCTTCTACCGCATCGTCGGGCCTGGCGGCACATGGGACGTGCCGAAACCGAACATGTTCTGGGCGTACCATCCGTCGCCCGCCAACCCGTTCAGCCGTGGCACTGGCATCGCCCAGGTCCTCGCCGACGAGCTGGAGACGGACGAATACGCGGCCAAGTACATCAAGGATTTCTTCCGTAATCGGGCGGTTCCGCCGGTCCTTATCGCGGGCCTGGGCCTCGGCTTGTCGGAGCTGCAGCGGGTCGAGGAGAAGTGGCTGTCGAAGTTCCAGCGGGTCGGCGCGGGCTGGATGCCTGCCTTCCTCGGCGCGAAGGTCGACGTCCACCAGCTCAGTCCCAGCTTCGAGCAGCAACAGTTCGGCGAGATTCGCAAGCAACAGCGGGATAACATCCTGCAAACGCTGGGCATCCCGCCAGAGATCGCGGGCGTCATCGAGAACAGCAACCGGTCGACCATCGAGTCGGCCGACTTCATCTACCAGTCCAGGGTCATTGTGCCTCGCGCGGAGTTCCTCCGGGCGCAGATGCAGGAGACCCTGATGCCGTTGTTCGACGAGCGCCTGGTCATCGACTACGTGAACCCGGTCCAGGAGGACCGCGAGTTCATCCTCAAGGTCTGGCAGGCCAAGCCGGAAGCGTTCGACCTGGACGAGTGGCGCGGCTTCGCTGGGCGTGAGCCTCTCCCGAACAACCGGGGCAAGGTTCACATGGTCCCGTTCAACCTGACGCCGGTCACGTCGTTCACGGCCGAGGCGTTCAACCCGAAGCCGGACCCTGGCACGCCTCAGCCTGAGCCGGACTCCGCGCTCCCGCCTGCGGCGACGACCAGTGGCGACGCAGTTCCGCCGAAGCGGCTCAAGGGTCGGGTCGCGAAAGTCTCACGCGCGCGTGAGAAAGCGGATGGGCCGGACCCGCACGAGATCGCCAACGCGGCCGACGCGCAGGTCATCATCCGGGCCGGGCGTCCGGTCATCCGGTCGGTCATCGGCCACTTCGGGCAGCAAGTCCTGACCGACGCGGCCATTGAGAACCCGTTCGACCTGTCCGACCCGAACGTCATCAACCACATGCGGAGCTGGGGCGCGGACCGCGTCACCGGCATGATCAACGAGTCGACCAAGGAAGACATCGCCAACGCTATCGCTGACGGCCTGGAGGAGGGCGAGACCTTCGACGACATCTCGGACCGGATCACCGAGGTCTTCGACCTGGCGGACGAGTTCCGGGCCGACCTGATTGCGACGACCGAGATCACCCGGTCCTCCAACTTCGGGGCGCTGGAGGGCATGTCGCAAGCAGGATTCGAGGAAAAAGAGTGGTTGTCCACTCAAGATGACAGGGTTCGGAATACCGAGTCGGCCAGCCATGTCGAGATGGACGGCCAGGTCCAGGCGGTCGACGATGACTTCGAGTCTGAGACCTCCGGGAACAGCGGGCCGTACCCTGGCGAGATGGGCGGGCCAGAGGACGACTGTAACTGTCGCTGCACGGTCATCACGCCTCTCGCGCGCGGCGGCGGCGACGAGGCGGGCGGCGAGCTGGCGGGGATGCTTCGGAAGTCGCGCTGGAAGGCCCTGGACGCCGAGCGGATGGCGTACGTCCGGCTTCTGAAGACCAAGCTGGGATCGGCCTTCCGTACCCAAGAGCGGGCCGTCAAGGCGGAGCTGAGGCGGCAGATGTCGAAGGGCCTGCCGGAGATTCACATCACCGTCGAAGCGCCGAAGGCACCCAAGCAGCTCACGGCAGGTCGGGTAACCCAGACCGTCGAGCGGGACGAGCGCGGGCTGATTGCGAAGATTCACACAGATAAGGACGAGGCCGTATGACGCTGGTTATTCCGTCGGCGGCATCGGCCGACATCCTCAACGCCATCTTGAACACGTCGAGCCTCTCGCCGTTCACGCTGCACCTGTACGCCAACGACTACACACCGTCGGTCGCGACGCGGCTGGATAACCTGGTCGAGATGGCGGGCGGCGGCTACGCGGCGAAGACGCTCCCGGCTGGCGCGTGGGGCGTCGCGGTCGGCGAGCCGAGCCTGGCGACCTACGCGCGGCAGAGCTTCCTGTTCACCGGGGCGGCTGGACCGGCCTACGGCTACTACGTCACGTCGGCGGCGGGCGACCTGGTCTGGGTCGAGCGGTTCGACGATGGGCCGTACAACATCGCGCACACAGACGACGAGGTCAAGGTCACACCGACCTTCAGCTTCGAGAACAAACCCTAACCGGTCAGGAGCGCGCCAGCGGGGCCAATGGCGAAGCTGAGTATTATCCTCCCGTCACGCGGCGAGAAGTTCCTCGGCCGTACCGTCCAGGATCTGCTGGAGAAGGCTACTGGTGACATCGAGGTCATCGCCGTCCTCGACGGCTACTGGCCGGAGACGCCCCTCCCGGCCGACCCGCGCGTCAAGGTCCTCCATAAAGGCACAGCGGGCGGCATGCGGGCCGGGATTAACGACGGCGTGGCGATGGCCTCGGCGGACGTGCTGATGAAGCTGGACGCCCATTGTATGGTCGCGCCTGGCTTCGACGAGCAGGTTCAGCGGGACCTCCCGGACGACCACAGCATCCTGGTTCCTCGGCGCAAGCGGCTCGATGCGGACGCCTGGGCCATCCAGGATGTCGGCAAGCTGGACGTCGACTACCACTACCTGAGCTACCCGTTTGCGCGGCCGAACGACCCGAAGTGCGGGCTGCACGGCACCATCTGGAACGAGCGCATCAAGGCGCGGCTGGGCAACCCGGCGTACGAGGTCGACGACGAGATGTCGAGCCAGGGTTCGTGCTGGGTGATGGACCGGCGGCATTTCGACTGGCTGGGCGGGCTGGACGACAACCCGGCGACCTACGGGACGTTCATCCAGGAGTTCCAGGAGCTGGGCCTCAAGACGTGGCTCGGCGGCGGACACGTCGCGGTCACGAAGCGCACCTGGTACGCGCATCTCCATAAGGGGCCGCAACATGGGCGCGGCTACTTCATCGACAAGCGGGAGCTGAAGCTCGGCTCGGCGTGGTGTGTTCGGCACTGGATGCTCGACCAGTGGGCCGGGCGGGTTCACGACCTTCGCTGGCTGATTGAGAAGTTCTCGGCGCAATCAGGAAGCGTGCCATCCTGGCCGACCGACCTCGACGAGGCGTTCCGGGCCGCGCGCGGCTACCTGGGCGACACTCCGGCGGCGGCGATGTCGGCGGCAAAACCTACCGGCGGCGCAGCACCAGAACCTACTGGCCTCACCATCCTGTCGGCGCGGTACGGCGTGTCGGAGGCGGAGACGGTCGACGTCGCGGACGTGGTCCGGGCGGCGGTCAAAGATGGCGCTCGGTTGGACCTGACGGTCACGAACGAGGCCCTGGGCGTCGGGCCTGTCTATCCGGGCCAGCGGAAGCGGCTCTGGGTCACGTACCACGACGGCAAGCCGGGCGTCGCGGTCACGCTGGAGCGCAAGTCATTGAGGTTGGGCTACCTGTGACGCTGGCAACAGGGCTGGTCGTCCTCAAGTACGTGCTGGCGGCTGGCGCGATTGCCGTGGCGGTCACGACGGCCATCCTGCTCCTTGTCGTCTACCGAGGGCCGCGATGAAGGGGCCACGGAAGGGCAAGGACGTCGAGGTGGTGGTCGAGCGCATCACGGCCGACGACCGGGCGCTCCGGTCGACCAGCATCAGCTTCATCGTCGCGACGACCGGCCGGGAGAGCCTGGCGGCGACCCTGGCGTCCATCGACCTCTGGCCTGGCGATGAGATCCTCCTCGCGCGCGGGAAGCCTCCGGCGGGCGACTGGGGCCACACCGAGCGCAACGCGGCGCTCCCGCAGGCGAGGGGCGGCTGGCTGGCGTTCATGGACGACGACGACACCTACGTCAAGGGCCATCGGTCGCACCAGGCGGACGCCATCGCGGGCCTCATCGGGCGGCGGCGGCTGTTCCCGGTCCTGTTCCGCATGCGCTACCGGGCGGATGGGCGGGTCCTCTGGGCCGACCAGGACCTACGGAACGGCAACGTCGGGACGCCGATGATGCTGGTCCCGAACATCCCGGATCGGCTGAGCACGTTCGGCCATCGGTTCGAGGGCGACTTCGACTTTATGAATTCCTGGACCTGGCCTCGGCGCAACGTGGTCTGGAACCCGGCCATTATCGCGGAGATCGGGTAGTGCGGGTCCACATGGTCACACCAGACGACCGGGCGATGAAACGGGTCAGCGAGGCGCTCAAGCGCTCCGCGCCGAGCTGCGTCACCTGGGTCGGGCCTGAGCAGGCCCGGCTGACCATCCTCCACGTCAACGGGCGGGTCGAGCAGTTCACCGAGCAGGCGGGCCTCATCAAGAAGACCGGCAAGTACGCCGTCATCCAGTATGCCGTGAGGTCGACCCAGAAGCCGAGGACGGACGCCTGGCTGCGCCTCTGGGCCGGGGCGAAGCTGGTCTGGTCCTACTACAACCTCAAGGAGCTGCTCCTCGAAGACGCGCTCCAGGTCGAGTTCCCGTTCTATCACTCGGCCCTGGGCGTCGACCCGGCGGTCTTCTACCCACGAGGCACGGACCGGACCTTCGGCATCGTCACGACCGGCCAGTCCTGGCTGACAGAAAGTGTCAAGGAGTGCGCGCGCGCAGCCTGGGCAAATGGGAAAACCGTAGCACATCTCGGTCCGAACCTTCGCCGGAGCGGCGTAGTCTGCCATACTGATGTCTCCGACGAGGTAGTAGCTGGGCTGTACAGCTCGGCCGAGTACGTGTCGGGGCTGCGTCGGGTCGAGGGCTTCGAGCTACCGGCGGCGGAGGGCCTGCTCTGCGGGGCCAGGCCGATTGTGTTCAACCGGCCACACTACCGCACCTGGTACGACGGGCTGGCCATCTTCGTCCCGGAGCTGTCCCGGCCAGAGGTGACCGACTGGCTCCAGGACACCCTGAGCCGGAAGCCGGTTCCGGTCAGCCAGGCAGAGATTGACGAAGGGGCGGCGCGGTTCAACTGGCCTCGCATCTGCCGAGGCTTCTGGGAAAGGGTGCTATGACCTCAGCAGTGGACAATAGACCTGCGACGGCCCAGGCGGAGACGCTCGACCAGCTCGCCGAGTTCTTCCGCCTCCCGGCGCTGGGCCGAGACGGCGACGGTCCGCCGGACGCCAGGCACCCGGTCGTCATCCCATCGACCCGGAAGGAGCTGGCGAGGTTCTTCTGGCGATACAACTTCAACCGGGGCGTCGAGATCGGCGTCATGGAGGGCGAGTTCGCCGAGGTGCTCCTGGCGGCAAACCCACAGCTCCACTACACAGGCGTCGATCCGTACAACCTCCGGGACGACTACCGGGACCAGAAGCGGAACCAGACGGTCTTCGACAACTATCACCGGCTGGCCTCCAAGCGGCTGGCTCCCTACAAGTACGCGGCGCTGGCGGTCTCCCGGAGCATGGAGGCGGTGCGCGGCGTGCCGGACCGGTCGCTGGACTTCGTCTACATCGACGGGCATCACAACTTCCAGAACGTCACGAACGACATCGTCGAGTGGTCGCGGAAGGTCCGGTTCGGCGGCATCATCGCGGGCCACGACTACTACGGCAGCAAGCCTGGCGCGGGGCTGCATGTGCAGCTCGTCGTCGACGCCTTCACGCGGGCGTACGACATCAAACCGTGGTTCATCCTCGGAGCGAAGGACGGGGCGGTCGGCGTCGAGCGGGACGAGCATCGGTCCTTCCTCTGGGTCAACGCTCCGGGACCGCTGGACGTGGGACGCTGATGCTACGAGACGCATCAAAAACCGGCGATACGATGCCATCGAAGGCATCAACCTGCCCACAAGGCCACGGCGAGGGCTACTCCTGCGGGCTATGCGTCGACGTTCGGGTCGGCCCGATCTACATTCGGCCGGAAGACTGGGGCTGGTTCGAGTACTACCGGGACCGCACGTTCGTCTGGATGAAGATCGGCCCGCTGGTCGTCGAGGCGTTCAGGATGCACAGCACCGGCTGGAAGTGCTCGGCGAGCTGGCGGGGGGCCGGGCCGTGCTAGACCTGAGCGTCATCATCCCGGCGCGGAACGAGCCGTTCCTCAAGAACACGGTCGAGGACATCCTCGCGCACGCGCGCGCGGCCACGGAGGTCATCGCGGTCTGCGATGGCGGCTGGCCGGTCGAGGCCCTGGACACGCATCCTCGCGTGACCGTGGTGCAGCCTGGCGCGGCGGTCGGCCAGCGGGAGGCGACCAACCTGGGCGCTCGGCTGTCGCGGGCCAAGTATGTGATGAAGCTGGACGCACATTGCGGCGTCGATGAGGGCTTCGACGTGAAGCTCATCGAGGCGGCGGAGGCGCTCGGCCCGGATGTCACCCAGATTCCTCGGATGTTCAACCTGCACGTCTTCGACTGGCAGTGCCGGTCGTGCCAGGCCAGGACCTACCAGGGTCCGGCGCTGGACAAGTGCGCGAGCTGCCTGTCGACGCTCGGCTTCGACAAGGTGATGGTCTGGCAGAAGCGGGGCAACCGGCGGACGGACTTCTGGCGGTTCGACCACGACCTCCACTTCCAGTACTGGGGCGCGTACAAGACCCGCTGCGATAACAACCAGATCCAGGATGTGATGTCCTCGATAGGGGCGTGTTTCTTCATGGAGCGCGCGCGGTTCAACGCGCTCGGCGGTCTGGACAACCGGCATGGGAGCTGGGGCCAGTACGGCGTCGAGATCGCCTGCAAGAGCTGGCTGTCTGGCGGGCGGCACGTCGTCAACCGGTCGACCTGGTACTCGCACCTGTTCAGGACCCAGCACGGCTTCAGCTTCCCATACCCGCTAGGCAACCAGCCGGACGTGGCGCGGGCCTACTCGCGCCATCTGTGGATGACGAACGCCTGGGCCGGTCAGCGGCTCCCGCTGGCCTGGCTGATTGCGAAGTTCGCACCCATCCCTGGCTGGCACGAGCCGGTCGGCCAGGCGGCGCTCGACACCGTGCTCACGGCGGGCCGTGAGTTCATCTACCCAGCCGAGGAGCGTGTCGCGTGACGTCCGGCCTGGTGTACTACTCGCACGGTCGCGGCAACCCGGCCATCCTGGAGGCGGTTCGTCGTCGGCTCGACGAGGCGCGCGGCCATCGGCCCATCGTCGCGGTCACGCTGGAGCGGACCGATCTGCCGACCGGCTGGAAGAACGTCGTCCTGAACGCGCGGCCTGGCCAGCTCACGATGTTCCAGCAGATCATGGCCGGGCTGCTGATGATATCCACCGACGTGGCGTTCCTCGTCGAGCACGACGTGCTGTATCACGACAGCCACTTCGACCTGTCCGTCCGGCGTCACGACGCCTACTACTACAACCAGAACGTCTGGAAGGTCGACGCGGCCTCCGGGAAGGCCCTGTTCTACTTCTGCAACCAGACCAGCGGCCTCTTTGCGAACCGGCTGCTCCTGGCTGAGCACTACCGCCAGCGCTGCCTGCGCGTCGAGCGCGAGGGCTTCACCCAGCGTATGGGCTACGAGCCTGGCACGCGGAAGATCCGACACGGCGGCATCGACGACCTGGACGTCATCGCGTGCATGTCGGCGCTCCCGAACATCGACATCCGACACGACAAGAACCTGACGCCTTCGCGCTGGTCGAAGGACGAGTTTCGCAACCAGAAGTACACCGACGGCTGGACCGAGTCCGACAGCGTGCCGGGCTGGGGCCAGACCGCCGGACGGTTTGACGAGTTCCTCAAGGAGAACACTTATGCGTAAGACATTCCGCTTCCTGCTTGCGTCGCTGTTCATCGCCTCGACGGCCTCAGCCCAGATGATCATGGCGACAGTCCAGCCGGACCGCGTCACCATCGGCGCGTCGGAGTTCGTCAAGCGGCGCACCGACCTCCCGGCGCAGCTCATCGTCGCGGCCGGACAGACGGTCACGCTCCCGGACGGCAGTGTCTTCGACTACATCGAGGTCGGCGGGACGCTGAAGGTCAGCCGGTCGGCGAATACCTCAGCGAAGGTCACGACGCTGCTCATCCTGCCGGGCGGGACGCTCGACCTCGGCACACCAGCCGACCCGATTCCGGCTGGCGTGCGCGTCGACCTCCAGATTCGCAACGTGCCGATTGACCTTGGGCAAGATCCGTTCCAGTGGGGCAACGGCATCGCCAGCTTCGGCACCATCAAGATCAACGAACCGTACCGGACGCCGGGCGCGGACTTGTGCTTCGACGCGCAGCCCGGCAGCTCGTTCATCACCCTCTGCGGCGTGCCGAGCGGATGGCGCGTCGGCGACGAGGTCAAGCTGCTCAGCACGAACCCGGCGGTCTTCCCGGACTCGCCCATCGTCGAGCCTGCCACGTTCATCACGTCGGTCAACGGGACGAGCATCGGCCTGTCGCGCGGTTTGTCGTTCGCGCACGCGGCGGTCTTCGCGCACGATGGGCGGCTCGCCATCCGGCCGAAGATCCTCAACGTCACGCGCAACGTCGTCATCCGGTCAGAGAACGCGAACGGGACCGCCGGTCACGTCGCCAATATCGGCGATACGGCCTGCTGGGACATCCAAGGCGGCGCGCTCGTCGGCCTCGGTCGAACAACGGTCGACGACCTCAACTCGACATCGGCGGACCAATCGCACATCGGGACGAACCAGATCGGGAAGTACGCCTTTCACGCGCACCATGTTCACGGCGGTGGCTGCGCGGTCGAGCGTCGGACGGTCGACATGGTCCTCATCGGGCAGGGGCGCGGGAAGTGGGGCCACGTCACGCACGGCACCTCGGACACGCTCGTCGTCGAGAACATCGCGACCGGCTTCCAAGGCGCGGGCTTCATCACAGAGGACGGCTACGAAGTCAGGAACAGCTTCCTGAGAAACATCGGCTTCGCCAACCTCACGAACTTCTCCGACGTGTCGGAGATTCAGGCGGGCGTCAACTTCCTGAACAATAAACCCGGCGTCGAGGGCGCGTGCGGCTGGTTTCACGGCATCCAGAACACCTTCGACGGGAACGAATGCTGGAACAACACGGTCGGCTGGAACCTGTTCGGCTTTCATGGAAAGTCCGGGCTGTATCCGTCGGTCGCTGGGGCGATGCCGGACGTGCTGTTCGCGCCTCCCTACACCAACAACAACCCGCCGATACTGGTCGACCATGCGCTCAGCGTCGGCAACGGATTCGTCGGCTTCGAGACGTGGGGCATTGAAGATCCGGGCCGCTTCTTCGACGAGGCCCACCTCCCGGTCCTCGACAACGTGCGGAGCATCAACGACTTCATCGGCATCGGCGCACGTCAGGCGGAAGACGTCAACGAAGGCTGGTTCCGTAACCCTGTAGTGATCCAGCAGAGCAGCCTCGGTAATGGCGCGCCGCTGGGCTACATCGACCGGTACTACGGAAGCCGCTGTGTCGACATCACGACTGGCTACGTGCATCCGATTAAGATCACAGGCGCGTACCTGTCCGGCTGCACGACGGCGCTCTGGGGCGTGCCGAATAGCGACTATCTCGTCTCCGATTCTATCGTCCAAGGGGCCGTCGGCGTGTTCTTCGATATCTACGTCGAGACGCCGACCATCACGCTCCCTCCGAACACCGCTTTCGCTCGCGTGACGTTTCTGCCGTACGGGTCGCATCCTCGCCGGTTCGTGATGAAGCTCTACGATGACGTGCTCTGGGATGGGACCGGGACGTCTCCACTGAACGGCGGGACCGCGCCTCCGCCTCCGCCTCCGCCGGTCATCACCTTCACGACGCTGCCGGGCCTGTTTCAGCAGGAGGCGATTGACGGCGTTCCGCAGAACCTGTTCCGACTCTGCCCAGACACGACCGGCGTCAACTGTCAGGCGTTCGTCAAGCAGTAAGGGAAGGGCATGTCGATCCTCGCCTCACAACAGTGGTGGATTCGCGTCGACGGTGACGAGCTGAACGGTGGAGGCTTCGACTCCACGATCAGCGGGGCCGGGACGAACTACTCCGATCAGGCGAGTCCACAACTCAGCCTGACGGACGTCGTCACGGTCGGGACCGGCGCGGTCACGTCCGTCACTGGCGGCTTCACGTCGCAGATGATCGGGAACGTGATTCGGATCGCTGGCGACGGCTACTACGTCATCACCAGCCGCACGAACACGAACACCATCGGCGTCGACCGAAACACCGGGACCGGAACCGGCCAGTCGGCGCGCATCGGCGGCGCGTGGGCCGACTTCAGAAATGTGTCCATCGGCGGAACGATCACGGCTCCCCTGCTCGCCTCTCCTCTCATCGCTGGTAACATCGTCAACGTCCGAGCGGCAGGAGGCAGTACCGATCCTGCCCTCGGTAGTACGCCTGATGTCGCACAGACGGGGTACAACCAACTACTGGGGTCAACATTAGAGGCACCGATTACCGTACTCGGCTACAACGGGCGTCCTTACCTGACCTGTAATGGGTTGATGTTCTATCAGGCCAATGGCTGGATCTTCCGCGAACTCAAGATGGTCCCGACCGGGACGAATTTTCTTACCGACAACGGCTTCATCCAAGGGAACGGCGGCGCTTCCGTTGATAGCTGCATCTATGACCAGAACGGGTTCGATGGGACGTTTGTAGCTGGAATCGTCTCCTTCACAGACAACATCATCCGTAATTCTGGAAGCACTTCAGCCGGAACCTACTACGCGCTGTATGGAGGTCTCTATTTTACTCGGTTAGTCGGCAACATCATCGACAACTATCGTGGGCCTGTCTTTGACACATCAAAAGGGTGCGCGTTCATCAGTAACGTCATCACCCGTTGTCGCGCAGCCTCGCCAGCTATCCACGATCACTCCGGGTCAGGTTCTGATATTGCGCTTAACTCGATAATCACAGGGAACGTCATCGACAGTTGTGCTGATACAGCTTTGTCTGTCCAAACCGCTGCTGGAACAATCGTCAACAACAACAATTTGACGAACAATGGTGGGTACGGACTCCTGCTTTCAGGTGGAACGACAGCGACGAATGACCGCTATGGCGGACACTTGATGGACTTCAACAACGTCTACAACAACACGGCTGGCGGATATAGCGCGATCAGCGCCGGAGCACACGATCTCGCCGTTGACCCGCAGTACGTGAGTGCGACTGGAGAGACAGGAGACTACACGCCGACGAACACGCTCCTCAAGGGCGCGGCAAATCCGCCGACGCTTGGCGCGGCCACGAACTACGCATGGATTGGGCCGATCCAACCGGCAGGCGCGAGCGCGCAGTACCTCTACAACCGGGCGAAGAAGGAGCTACTCATCGGCACGCTCGACCTCGACACGTCGACACTCAAGATGACGCTGGTCCTGTCGACGTACGTCTTCGACCCGGATCTTCAGACGCTCGACGACGGCAGCGCGGGCGACGTGACGAGCAAGGAGGCGGCAGGCGTGACGCGGCAGACGATGGCCGGGCGTTCCGTCGCGGAGGACGACACGAACGATCTCGCGACGCTGTCGGCCACGTCGCCGGTCTTCCCGGCGGTCACGACGGCGCAGACGCTGGGCGGCATGGTGCTCTACCGGGACGTGAGCGCTGACGACACGCAGTCGGTCCCGGTCGCGTTCTTCCCGTTCACGCTGGTCACGACCGGCGCGGACGTTGAGGTCGACTTCCCGTCAGGCATCGCCATCAAGCAGTTCTAGCCGATGGCGATCACCTCCGTCGGCACACTCGGCGTCAACGGCGTCAGCGGCGCGACGGCGATCACGCTGACCACGACGACGAACGCCCTGTCGGCGTCAGGCGACATCGCGCTCGTCGTCATCACCACCGACAACAACTCGACCACGACCGGCACGACGAACGACCACACGTCCATCACTGGCGGCACCGGGACATGGACGAAGCTGGAGGAGTACACCTACAGCCCGACCGGCGCGGCCTCGGACGGCGTCTGCACGTCGCTCTGGCGGTTCGTCTCGTCTGGCACGAACGCCATCGGCACGGTCTTCACGGCGACGGTTGCTCCGTCCAGCTCCGACAAGGTCATGGTCGGCTGGAAGTTCACGGTCGCGGCGGGCAGCTCGCTGGTGCATGGCGCGACCAGTCAGTTCAACAACATCGCGGCGAACGCGGGCTTCGGCTCGACGGCCTTCAGCAGCTTGGCGAGTCTCTCACGCCTGTACTTCTCGGCGCTGGGCAAGGAAGCCAACGGCAGCGGCACCGCGCTGACGGTCTCGACCAACTTCACGACTGGCGCGACGACGCGGTCGAGGAACAACGCGAACGCGGTGAGCTGCTGGTCGGAGTTCAGGATCAACACGTCGACCGGGGAAACGAGCAACCCGTCGGTCACGGCGATCACTGGCGACTCGAACCACATCTTCGTCGCGCTGGTCGAGAGCAGTACCGGGTCATCGTCGCTATCGCCGTCGGCGTCGGTCTCGCCTTCAGCGTCGGTCAGCCCTTCGGCGAGCGTCAGTCCAAGCGCGTCGGTCAGCCCCAGCGCCAGCCAGTCGCCATCTGTCAGCCCATCGGCCTCACAAAGTCCGAGTGTCTCTCCGAGTGCGAGCGTCAGCCCGTCGGCCTCGAAGTCTCCAAGCGCCAGCGTTTCGCCGAGCGCGTCCGTCTCACCGTCCGCCTCGCAGAGTCCAAGCGTCTCGCCGTCGGCGTCATCGTCGCCGTCGAAGTCGCCCAGCGCGAGCGTCAGTCCGAGCGCCTCGAAGTCACCGTCGGCGAGCGTGAGTCCGTCGGCGTCGCTCAGCCACGCCATCGAGACGGTGGACGTGCAGGCGGCTGTCGCGATCCTGAACACGACCGAGGTCACGGCGTTCAACAAGGCCGAGTCGCCGAGCGTCTCTCCGTCGGCGTCAGCGAGTGCCTCTGTCAGCCCGTCCGCGTCGGTCTCTCCCTCAGCGAGCGCGTCGCCGTCGGTCTCGCCTTCAGCGTCGAAGTCGCCAAGCGCCAGCGCTTCTCCGAGCATCAGTCCGTCGGCGAGCGTCTCGCCAAGCGCGAGCGCCTCTCCATCGGTTAGCCCGTCTGCGTCGGTCTCGCCGTCGGCGTCGGCCTCTCCGAGCGTGTCGCCCAGCGCGAGTGTCAGCCCCAGCGCGAGTCAGTCGCCGAGCGTCAGCCCGTCGGCCAGCGTTAGTCCATCAGCGTCACAGAGTCCGTCTGTCTCGCCGTCGGCGTCGAAGTCGCCGTCCGCCAGCGTGTCGCCATCGGCCTCACAGTCGCCCAGCATCTCGCCGTCGGCGAGCGTCAGTCCCTCGGCGTCGGCGTCGCCGTCTGTCAGCCCCAGCGCCAGCGTCTCGCCCAGCGCGTCGGTCAGCCCCTCAGCCTCGCAGTCGCCGAGCGTTAGCCCGTCAGCCTCATCGAGTCCGTCGGTCTCGCCGTCGGCGTCGGTCAGTCCGTCTGCTTCTGTGTCGCCGTCGGCGTCGGTTAGTCCCTCGGCGAGTCAGTCGCCGTCGGTCTCTCCGTCTGCCTCGCAATCGCCGAGCGTGTCGCCCAGCGCCTCGAAGTCTCCGAGCGCGAGCGTCTCGCCGTCCGCGTCACAGTCACCCAGTGTTAGCCCCAGCGCGTCTGTCTCGCCGTCGGCGTCGGCGTCGCCATCGGTCTCGCCATCAGCGAGCGTCTCGCCAAGCGCATCGGTTAGCCCGTCAGCATCGCAGAGTCCAAGCGTCTCGCCGAGCGCGAGTCAGTCTCCGTCGATTTCGCCGAGCGCCAGCATTAGCCCCTCGGCGTCGGTCTCTCCGTCTGCTTCACAATCGCCGAGCGTCAGTCCGAGCGCGTCAGCGAGTCCGTCGGTCAGTCCGAGCGCGAGCGTGTCGCCCAGCGCGAGCGTCTCACCCTCGGCCAGTCAGAGTCCGAGCGTCAGTCCTTCGGCGAGCGTTAGCCCGTCGGCGTCACAGTCGCCGTCGGTCTCGCCGAGCGCGAGCGTCTCGCCGTCGGCCTCGGCCAGCGCGAGTGTCTCGCCTTCTGCGTCTGTCTCTCCGTCGGCGTCGGTTTCGCCGAGCGCATCGCAGAGTCCATCGGTCAGCCCCAGCGCGAGCGTCTCGCCCAGCGCCTCGGCGTCTCCGTCGGTCAGTCCGAGCGCGTCGGTCAGTCCTTCGGCCAGCGTCTCACCGAGCGCCTCGCAATCACCGTCGGTCTCGCCATCGGCCAGCGTGTCGCCGAGTGCGAGCGCGTCGCCCAGCATCAGTCCGTCGGCGAGTGTCAGCCCGTCGGCCTCCGTGTCGCCGTCCGCATCGGCGTCGCCGAGCGTGTCGCCGTCTGCGTCGGTCAGTCCGAGCGCGAGCGCCAGCCCCTCGGTCTCGCCGAGTGCTTCGGTTTCTCCGTCCGCGTCAGAGTCGCCAAGCGTCTCTCCATCGGCCTCGGTTAGCCCGTCGGCCAGCCAGTCGCCGAGCATCTCGCCGTCTGCGAGTGTCAGTCCCAGCGCGAGCGCGTCGGCTTCCGTGAGTCCATCGGCCTCGGTCAGTCCGAGCGCCAGTGTCAGCCCGTCGGCGTCTGAGAGTCCCTCGGTCTCGCCGTCCGCATCGGCCAGTCCCTCGGTCTCGCCGTCAGCCAGCGTCTCGCCCAGCGCCAGCGTCTCGCCGAGCGCGTCCGTGTCGCCGTCGGCCTCTGTCTCGCCCAGCGCGTCGGTCAGCCCCTCAGCCTCGCAGTCGCCGTCGGTCAGTCCGTCCGCGAGCCAATCGCCGTCGGTCAGCCCGTCAGCCTCCGTCTCTCCGTCGGCCAGCGTCAGCCCGTCATCGAGTGCTTCGGCCTCGGTCTCTCCGAGCAGCTCCCTGTCGCCGTCGAGTTCCCTGTCGCCGTCGGCTGGCTCACCGAGCATTTCACCGTCGGCGTCGGCGTCGCCTAGCGTCAGCCCGTCCGCCTCCAGGTCGCCGAGCGCCAGCGCCAGTCCGAGCGTCTCTCCCTCGGCGAGCACATCGCCGTCCGCGAGCCAGTCGCCGTCCGTGTCGCCGTCGGCCAGCGTCTCGCCGTCCGCGAGCGCGAGCGCGTCTGTCAGTCCTTCGGCGTCGGTCTCTCCCTCGGCCAGCCAGAGTCCGTCAGTCTCGCCGAGCGCCTCCCGGTCACCGTCCGCGAGCGCGAGTCCCAGCGTTAGCCCCTCGGCCAGCACGTCGCCGTCGGCGAGCGCCAGTCCCTCGGTCAGCCCGTCCGCGTCGAAGTCGCCGTCCGCCTCGGTCAGTCCGTCGGTCAGCCCGTCGAGTAGCGCCAGCGCGTCGGCGTCGCCGTCCCGGTCGCCCAGCGCCTCACAGAGTCCATCGGTCTCGCCCAGCGCTTCCAGGTCGCCGAGCGCCTCGGCCTCGCCGTCTGTCAGCCCCTCGGCGTCGCGCTCGCCGTCGGCCTCGGTCTCTCCGTCGTCCTCCGTCAGCGCCAGCCCGTCATCCTCGGTGGAGTTCGACTACGTCGGGACCGGCGGCGCGTACGGGTCCGGGAACGGCTACCCGACCTTCGGGCGGCACGCGCGGCGCAAGCCCAAAGTCCTGACAGCGGGCGTCCTGACCGACGGCGGCGCGCTCATGCCGGAGCGCGGGCGCTGGATCGGCGGCGCGTTCGTCGAGTGGGAAGGCGGCAACCTTGCCATCCCGCCGAAGCCCAAGCCGGTAACCTACGGCTACGTCGGATCGGGCGGCGGCGTCTCGGCTGGGTCGGCTCCGACGTCGATGTCCTGGTCCTTCGCGATCATCGGGCGCGGCGGGGCGACCAGCACCGGGAAGGCGGTCAGCGCGCGCGCGTTCGCCAGCGTGACCACGAAAGGCGGCATCGTCGCGGGCGGGCAGGCGAAGGCGTCGCGAAGCTGGGCCTCGGTCGGGAAGGGCGGCTCCCTGGCGGCGGGCCGGGCCAGGACGCTGGACATCCTCCTGGTTCACCGGCAGCGGCGGGAGCTGGAGGACAAGATCCTCCTGGCGGGCGGCGACCTGTCCCTCCTGGACTAAAAGAATCTTTCGCGGACCCCAAGATAGTTGTTGACATGCTCATTCGTTGAGCATATCATCGTCTTGTTAGTCGATGGTGACTGACAAAGGAGATGGCGATGACGATTCAGGACCTCAACAACGACTTCAGCCTCGACAGCGACCTCGACGGCCTCGACCTCAACGACATCGTGCTCGAAGGCGGCGACCTGGACGAGGGCAACCCGGACGGGTTCGGCGGGTCCTCCTACGAAGTCGCCGACGAGGACGATGACGAGGACGCGCTCGAAGGCGGCGACCTCGACGAGGGCAACCCCGACGGCTACGCGCGCTACTAACCGCAGCTTCCAGGAGACGACGATGACCAAGACCATGTTCGGGACCGTGACAAACTTCGACGGGCGCTACTTCGTGGTGGTCTGCCCCAACGCGCCAGCCCACCTGGCGACCCTCAACCTCGTCAAGGGCCAGATGTCCGGCGCGGTCGTCGGCGACGAGGTCCGCCTCGAATACCAGGTGACCTCGCGCTCCGGCCTCTGGAACGTAGTCGAGGTCATCGAGCCGGTCGAGTGCCTCCCGGAGCACGACGACCCGTCGACCTGGACCGAGGCCCAAGAGCGCGAGCGCTACGAGGCCGAGGTCTTCCAGGCCCAGCTCGACGAGGACGCCTACTGGGCGGCGAAGGAAGCGGCTCACCTGGCGGTCGAGGAGTACGAGGCGAAGGAGGAGGCGAACCTGGCCGGTAGCCAGGACATCCTGTTCTGAAAATAAATCGACCGGGTCTGTCGAATAGATTTGACAGGCCCGGTCATTGATATGCTAAAGTAGGTCCCATGATGACGACGACGACATTGACCGCGCAGCAAGCCAACGCCCTTCGGACCCTGGCCTCGATGGAACCCTTCCAGGTGACGCCAAGCCGGACCGGCCGGTCGCGCCAGACGCGCCGGACCTTCGTGGTCCCGGCCATCATCGAGACCGGCCTGAACACCCAGACCTTGGGCAACCTGCTCCAGGCTGGCCTCATCTCCGCCGAGCATATCTGGCTCAGCGGCCACACGACGCCGGACCTAGCCATCACCGAGGCTGGCCGGGAGGCCCTGGCGGGCCTCAAATAAATCTGGCCTGGGCCGTCGAATAGACTTGACGGCCTGGCCTATTGATATGCTAATCTAAGGGATATGGAGGCGGTGATGATGAAGATGACGAGCGCGATGCGGAAGGCAATCAACGCGGCGGCGCGGGAAGCGGTCGGCGGCTCGGCGGTCTGCGAGATCGGCGTGCGCGAAACGGCGACCGGCTCCTGGTCGGCCAACGCCCTACTCTGGGTTCCCGGCGCGGACCTGGGCGACCTCAACCGGCTGGCCGACACCAAGGTCATCGGCGAGGTTCCTGGGATGCCCGGCATCGCGACCCTGGACGTCTACGTCTACGTCGGCTCCGGCAACAACCGCGAGCTGGACCGGAACCTCTACGTGGTCATCTCCGAGGGCAAGGTGGTCGCGGTCGGCACGCAGTACCAGGACAACCGGAACGACGCCAGCCAGCGCTTCCTCGGCATGGAGTTCTGCCGATGAGCGCCTTCTACTCCTCAGTCTCAGAACGCCAGGCCGGTCAGGCGGCTCGGAAGATCGCTCGGCGGCGCGCGGCCGAGCTGAACGTCACCATCGAGGTCCGCGAGGACGGCTCATGGTTCGAGCTGCTGCTCCAGGCTCCGACCGGCTACATCTTCGCGAAGTCAGACCTCCACGAGCACGTCATCGCGAACGCTGGGACTGTCAGCGACGGCCTCTGGAAGTGCGCGGCCGACACGCTCGCCGAGGAGGAAGTTATCAAGTGCAGCGAGCACTGCGAATGGTGTCACCCATGCCAATGACCCTGGTCTACGAAGGCAAGCACGGCTTCGTCACCGACGCGGGCGAGCCGATTCGCCTCACGCGGGATGACGGCCAGGTAGGAGGTCGACATGGCTGAGACCACGAAGGCTGACTGGGAGTCAATCGAGCGGAAACAGGGGCGACGCGTCCGGCGGTGCTCCTACTGCGGGTCAGAGCTACACACGATCAAGGATTGCCCGGAACTACTGAAGCGTGGCGACAGCAACCAGTAACTCGACCGCCTGGAAGCGGGCCGGTCACAAGTTCGAGGTCGTCCTGACCACCGACTCCCTGGACGAGGCCAGCCTGGAAGCCGACCGCTAATCCGCCTGCCGTGCCAGGTCCCTAGCAAGGATCTGGCCGTCCCTCCGCGAAGTTCGGGAAGTTCGCGTCCTCCAGACCTTACCCCCTAGCGCGTCCGTAAAACTCTTGGCAGACTCAACGTGTCTCCGTCTGGACACCCAGGAGCATCTGCCAAATATGGACCGCACGCTCATCACGGCTGCTGACTGGAAGGCCCTGGTCAAGAAGGGCGCATCGGGCGACGACCTCGCACCGTACGTGGTCTTCAAGTCTGGCCTGGTCGACCTGTCGGCCATGAAGGCGGACCCGGAGAGCCGGACGATTCCGTTCGTCCTGTCGAACGCCAACCTGGACCGGGAGGGCGACAGCCTGGCCGTGAAGGGCTGGGACCTCAAGGACTACAAGACCAACCCGGTCGTCCTCTGGGCGCACGACCACGGCGCGCTGCCAGTCGGCCGCGCGCTGGAGACGATCAACGACGGCTCCATGCTCCGGGCGACCGACCAGTTCATCGGGCCGGATGTGTACCCGTTCGCGGACACCGTGTACCGCATGATCCAGGGCGGCTTCCTGAACGCCTGCTCCGTCGGGTTCCTCCCGACCGAGTGGGAGATGTCCGAGACGGGCGTCAACTTCCTGAAGCAGGGCCTGCTCGAACATTCGATCTGCCCGGTTCCAGCCCATCCAGAGGCGCTGGTCATCGCCCGGTCCAAGGGCATCGACGTCGCGCCATTGAAAGCCTGGGCCGAGAAGACCCTGGACCTGATGAAGCGCGGCGAGTCGATTCTGACCCGGAAGCAGGTCGAGACCCTTCGCGCGCAGGCGGACCCGACCGGCCGGAAGGTCTTCTCGGTCCTGTCCGAGCTGAAGGTCGCCAAGACCAGTGTTCCACGTGAAACAATCCCGGAGGCCAAGGCAACGGCCGAGGCGCTCCCGGAAACTCACGCGCGCGTGACGGACGAGCTGGACGAGCAGATCCTCCTGGACGGCCAGCCCATCGCCATCGAGGCGTCTGCCGAGCCGGTCATCGAGCCGGTCGTCGTCGAGGCCAAGGACAGCCCGCTGGACGTCAGCGCGGCGGCTGGTGTCGTGCCAATGTCGCCGGTCGGGCCGACGCCGGTCCCGGACGACGCCGACGACGCCGAGGAGCGCGCGGCCTTCCAGACGATGGCCTCCATGCTCAGCGACGCCTCGGACGTGCTGGAGCAGGCGGCGTCTGATGTCGCTGGCCTCCTGGCGGTCGAGCAGGTTGAGCCGACGCCGAACCCGGCCGAGGACGCCGAGGAAGCCAACGAGAACCGCGTGATGAACGGCGTCCTGAGCGTCTGCCAGACCATCGCCGAGCAGGTCGCGGTCATCGCGTCCAGCGCGCAGAGCATCCTGGACGACTCCGACGCCATCAACGCCGGTCCTGGCGCAGCCTCAATAGAGTCTGCCGAAGATCGGGTAGCCAAGGTCTTCGCGCGTGTCGAGGACGTGGACCCGGTCCGCTGGAACAAGAGCCTGAGTAAAGCGTTCGACGTGACCCGCGAGCAGATTCCGGCGGGCGACATCGAGCAGGCCCTGGCGGCGCGGTTCATCGACTGCGACGTGAAGGCTCTGAGCGAGTCCCGCTTCCAGGTTGCCTCGGCCCGCATGGGCAGCTTCCTGAAGTCGCTGGACGAGCAGCTCGTCGATTGCGACGTCGAGGACATTCGCAACACCGACTGGGACGGCAAGGAAGTTCCGCCGACGTGGGAGATGATTCGCCTCAACTCCAAGATCGAGCAGGACTTCCTGGTCGACGGGATGCGCTTCCTGACCTGGGAGCACGAGGAGTTCCACGGCATCAAGATGTGCCTCCGCGTGACGCCTGCCTGGTACGGCCTGGACGTGACGACCTACATCGAGCGCGACAAGAAGGGCGCGATGGAACGGTTCGTTTCGGACGTACAGGAGCGCGCGGCTGGCCTCAAGTACCTCAAGGGCGAGGCGTTCAACATCTCTGGCGAGTTCCTGGAGCGCGGCTCGGAGGGCTTCGACGAGGTCTTCCTCGCGCCGGAGAACGCCAAGGCCATCAAGCGTGTCGCGACGCTCATCGAAGAGAAGGGCGCGGACTTCGACAATCGCGGGCTAATGGTGGTCGGGCCTCCCGGAACCGGGAAGACCCTGACCGGTCGGCTGCTCCTGAACAACTCCAAGTCGACGTTCATCTGGGTCGCGGCCAGGGACTTCGCCCGGATGGGCGCGTTCGGCGGGATGGTACACGCCTTCGAGATGGCGCGGGAGCTGGCTCCAAGCATCATCTTCGTCGAGGACGTGGACAACTGGCTGGATGGCTACACGGTCGACATGCTCAAGTCCGAGATGGACGGCATTCGCCAGACCAAGGGCGTCGTCACCATCCTGACCACGAACTACCCGGAGCTGCTCCCGAAGGCGCTGATTGACCGGCCGGGCCGGTTCCACGATGTCCTGAAGTTCGACCTCCCGGATGACGTCGCACGCAAGCAGATGCTGGCGCGCTGGCTACCGGGCCTCGACGCGGTCGACACCATCAAGGCGGTCGACGCCACGGCTGGCTACTCCGGCGCGCATGTCCGGGAGCTGTGCCGCTTCGCGAGCATCATCCAGGAGCAGGACGGCCTGGCGCTGACGGCGGCGCTCGACGCGGCCCTGACGAAGCTGGCCGACCAGCGGGACCTCATCACGTCGGTCCAGGCGACCGGTTCCCGCTATCGCGCGGCGAGCTGGGTCTCCAAGCGGTTCGGACCGCAAGGCAAATCTCATACCGAGGCTTCGCTGATGTTGAAGCACCGGACGTTGTCACTCTGCGCTGGCGACCGTCGGGCGACCACGGAGACGAAAGCGGCCATTTCGGTCGCGCTCGCCGACCTGGACGAGGCGGTCCAAGTGCTGAAGGCTGGCCGGGTCTTGTCGTCTGCCAACGAGCAGCGCATTCGCAATGCGACGGCGCTCCTCGACGAAGTGCTGGCGACACTACAAACCGCAACCGAAGCGCCAGCGGAAGTGATTCCGCCAGCCACGGACGGCCCGGCCGACCCGCTACCCATCACGATGGGGCGCGCGCTGGACGACAACGAGCAGGTTCTAGTGCTCGACGAAGAGAAGGACATTGATCTAGCCATCTCGCCCGACCTGATTCGGTCGGCGCTGAAGGCGGCGATCAGCGAACAGCTCATGCTCGTCACCGGACGAGTCGACTAGGCAGGAACTACTTCGTGGCTGAGGCGCTCGACCGCGCCGAACCAGACACTCCGTCTGGCCACGAGGAGAAGCCGTTAACCGGAGATCGCCGGGAGACGGCGCGGCAGCAGCCACGAGGGAGGCAGGAGCCATGAACACGAAGGAATTGACAGATCTCGTACGCAACACCGCAGGCGAGGTCGTCGCCGAAGCGCTCAAGACGATGCACGAGCGCCGGGCGGACCTGGGCGTGTCCGAGAAGGCCGCACAGCTCGCCGGGAACGAAGTCGACCGCGCCTACGAAGCCGAACAGCGCGGGCTGATGCTCGGCTACATCGCCATCGCGCTCCAGGGCGCGAAGGGCAGCAAGGACATCGCCATCGACAACGTGAAGAAGGCCGGGTCGATGATTCCCGACAACCAGAAGGACTTCGTGACGAAGGCCCTGGAGTCGGGCGTCGCGGACGCTGGCGGCGTGTTCTTCGCGCCGGAGCAGAGCCAACAGGTGATTGACCTTCTCGCACCCATGACGGTTGTCCGTCGGCGCGTGAAGGCGACCATCGACATCTCGGCCGGACAGGTCGACATGCCGCGCGTCACGGCTGACGCGGCGGTGAGCTGGGGCGGAGAGGTTGAGGAGATTCGCGATTCTCAGCCCAGCACCGACCAGATCATCATGCGCGCGCACCAGGAGAAGGCGCTCGTGCCGTTCTCCAACACGTTCCTCCGTCGGGGCGGGCCGCGCGTCGCGCAGATCGTTCGCAACAGCACGCTGCGCGCGCTGGCCATCGGCGAGGACTCCGTGTTCCTGACGTCGCCGGGTTCGGCGCACCGTCCGAAGGGCCTCCAGTACTGGACGCCATCGGCGAACCGCCTGGCCTCGACGACCTTCACCGGGACCGACGCACAGAAGCTGGCCGAAGTGACCGGCGACCTGGGTCGGCTGCTCCTCGCGATGGAGAACGGCAACGTCCCGATGACGGGCGGGGCCTGGGCGATGTCACCGCGCACGAAGATCTATCTGTTCACCGCGCGCGACGGCAACGGCAACCAGGTGTTCGCACCGGAGATGTCCAAGGGAACCCTGTGGGGCTTCCCGTTCGATTCGTCAACCCAGATTCCGAGCACGCTCGGCACCGGGGCGGACGAGTCCCTGATCTTCCTGTACGACGGCGACGAGCTGATGCTCGGCCAGGGCGCACAGATTCAGGTGGACATGACGGACCAGGGAACCATCGTCCAGTCGGACGGCTCGGTCTTCTCGCTTTATCAGCGGAACGCCTCGGCGCTTCGCGTGATCAACGAGGTCGACCTGGTTCCGCAGCACCGTGAGGCCATCGCGCACCTGACCGGCGTGAAGTGGGCGCAGTAAGAGCGTGACACCAAGGGAAGGCTGACCTGGTGGTCGGCCTTCTCTCAACAAGGCTTTCTTAGGGAGGACTCGAACATGAACTTGACAGACAGCCCTGGCGTCACGCCTGGAGCCGCGCTCGCGGGACAGGAGAACGCTGGAGCCTACACGAAGCGAGTGGTTGGCATCGCGGCCGGATCGATTGTCGGCGCGGGCCACGGCGGGAGCGGGACGGCCATCGCGGGCATCGCGATTGACCGCTGCGACCCGGACGTGGCGCTGAGCCTCATCCCGGCCATCCCGGTACACGCCGTCCTGGCGTCGGGCCACACGGCGATCTTCGCCATCGGCATCCAGGACTCGGACGACGACGGCGTCGCCGATGCGTACGCCGATTACGGCGACGCGCCGGACACGCTGACCGTGACCGCCCTGAACAGCGGCGCGGCCATCGACCTGGACGCGGGCGGACTCGTGAACATCGACCTGAGCGGCGCGAAGCGGTACGTCAAGCTGTCCTTGACGCCCACGCTGTCGGCCTCCGGCGTCGACGTGGTGACCATCGGCGGCTGCGTCGCAGTCCTCGGCGGGTTCGACCACAACCCGCCAGCCTAACGGCTGACGGCTTGAGCACGTAATCACAAGGCCCGGCGGCAACCAGGTCGTCGGGCCTTCTCTCTATCATCGGGACCACATCGGTTCGTCAGGGGCAGATGCAACCGAACCTCACTATCCTCTGCGTCAGCAAGGGCGAGCGACACGCCTGGCCGTTCCTCAGCGCCATGTCGGCGCTGGCTGAGCGCTGCCGGGCTGAGTTCGTCATCGCGGCTGACGGCCAAGACGCCGAGGACCTCGCCAGGCAGCTTCCCTGCAAGATCGTCCCGGTTCAGTCACACGGCTACCTGGAGTCGGTCCACGACTACGCGGTCGCGGAGTGCTCCGGCAAGTACATCCTGCGGCTAGACGACGACGAGAAAGCCTCGCCTGCGATGGCGGACTGGCTGGCGGAGGAGCGCTACTTCGCGGCAGACCACTGGAAGTTCGCCCGCGCGAGCCTCTGGCAGACGCCTGGCTGGGTCATCCTGTCGCCGCAGCTATTCCCGGACCACCAGACGCGCCTGAGCGTGAAGGCGATGGCGGGCGGGCGGACGAGCATCCATTGTGGATCGCCGTTCGGCGGCGGCTCTGAAGCGCCGGTCCTCATCGAGCACCACAAGTTCCTCGTCAAGTCGCGGGCCGAGCGGGCGGCGGTCGCGGCCAGGTACGACAGTATCCATCCAGGCACAGGGACCGGCGGGATGCTGGCGTTCAACCTCCCGGAGGCGGTCTACCCTGAGCTGACCCTGGCTCCGATTCGCGACGGGCGGCTGGCTCCCTGGTCGGACGCTGAGCGTCGGACGGTGAAGCCATGAAGGTCACCCTGCCGATGCTCCAATGGCCGGACGAGATCCAGCCGTTCTCGCGCTGGCTGGCCGAGGAGGTCAAGCCGAAGACCATCCTGGAGATTGGGACCGGGCCTGGCGGCGTCACGCAGCTCCTGTCGAATATCGCGTCCGGGAAGACCGTGACGGTCGACAAGATCGAAGGCTCGACGACCGGGATGAACCAGGCCCAGACCGCCAAGCGGAACGCGGCCCTGGTCGGCGTCATCTGTATCTCCGGCGACAGCCATCACAAGGCGACCTGGCTCAAGGTGGTCGAGCAGCTCGATGGCGACCCGGTTGACATGCTGTTCATCGACGGCGACCACAGCCTCGACGGCGTCACGGCGGACGTGGACGACTACGGGAAGCTGGTACGGTCCGGCGGCTGGATCGTCTTCCACGACATCAACGCGGCGGCGAGCGCGTTCGAGGTCTGGGAGAAGGGCGGCGTCCCGGCGTACTGGGCGGGCCTGGCTGGCGAGAAGCTGGAGTGGACCGTCAGGGGCGACTGGGGCGGCATCGGGGCCTGGAGGAAGCCGTGAAGACGTGCTGGTCGTACGTCGACGCGGTTGCCCAGAAGGCGGCGAAGCTCCCGTTCGAGCGGGCCGAAGCGCTCCGGCTCCTGGTGCAGCGGGTCAACGACAATGGCGGGACCATCTACACAGCGGCCAACGGCGGCGGCGGCACGGTCACTGACCACCTGGCGCTCGGCCTGTCGCTGAACGTGCTGCGCGAGGCTGGCGCTGGCATGCGGGCGGTCTCCTTGAACAGCGGGTTCATGCTGTCCTCAGCGGTCAACGACTTCGGCGCGGACAATATGTTCGCGGCCCAGCTCGACACCCTCGGCGAGCCGGGCGACCTCCTGGTGGTCTTCAGCGGGTCCGGGAAGTCAGCCAACCTGACCAAGGCGGTCGCGCGCGCGAAGTTCCTGAATATGCACGTCGCGGCGGTTGTCGGCAAGCGCGGGCCGGTCTCGGAGAAGGCGGACATCACCATCGACCTGGAGACCGACAGCAACGCGGTCGCCGAGGACGTGGCGATGATGATGTTCCACTGGCTCTACTGTTCCTTCATGCCGGAGATGGTCAAGTGACCGAGAAGACCTACGGCCAGAAGGCGACCCTGGACATCTGCCATGACCTAATGGTCGGGACGGAGCAGGCCAACGTTCGGTGGGAACCCTACTCACAGGCGTTCGTTGACGCGGTCCGGTCGGCCGACGTGGTGGTTGACGCGGGCGCGGAGTACGGGTTCTACACGGCCCTGGCGCTGAAGTTCGGGAAGCCGACCCTAGTAGTCGTCGCCATCGAGGCGGAGCGGGAGCGGGCTGACATGCTGGCCGAGCTGTACCTCAACGACAAGCGGGTCGACCTGCATTGCGTCGCGGTCGGCGCTGGTGACGGGCTGATGCGGCTCATCAAACCGGAGCCTGGGCTGTCCATGTCCATCGCTGGGGCCGTACACGGCAGTGCGGGTCACGCTGTCCTGGTCGAGTGCGAGAGCCTCGACACCATCCTGGCGCTGTCTGGTCGGCGGGCGGATGTCATCAAGATGGACATCGAGGGCGCGGAGGACGCGGCCGTACGCGGGATGCCTGGCGCGCTGGCCTCGGCGACGCACCTGTTCATCGAATTCCATCAAGTCCCGCCTGGCGAGGACCGTGCCAAGACAGTCTCGGCCCTTGAGGCGGCGGGCTTCCTGTTCGACGACGAGTCCCTGGCGCGCGCGCAGTTCGGCGGCTGGGTCGCGCTCCAGAAGTGGAGGGCGGCGTGAACTGGCCCGCCTCTCACTGCTCCTGGGAGATCCTCAACGAGCTGGCTCCGCGCGCCAAGACGTACCTTGGCATCGGCGTCAACGAGGGCGGTTGCGTGCGGACGGTCGTCGCGGCGAACCCGGAGATCGACCTGACACTTTGTGACACCTGGGGAACCATCCACGGCGGGCTGGGGCGCGGGAGCCACAGACACATCGTCGAGCTGCTGGAGAAAGCTGGGCATCGCGGGAAGGTCCGGTTCCTCGACGGGCCGTCGCAGTCGCTGATACCCGCCGAGACCGCGCCGGTCGACCTGTCCTATGTCGACGGCCATCACGGCTACGACGAGGCGCTCGTCGACCTCCGCAACGCCTGGCGGCTGACCAAGTACGCGCTCGTCTGCCACGACATGATGACCAGCTTCGACAAGGTCACGCTGGCGATGCTCACCTTCCTGAGCGAGCAGCCTGAGCCGATTCCGGTCATGTTCCGGCAGGACACGATGGTCCTCTGGAGACCGCGATGAAGGTCGCGATGATTCCGGCCCGCCTGCACAGCACGCGCGTGCCTCGGAAGAACCTCCGCTTCCTCGGCGGCAAGCCTCTCCTGGCCTGGGTCGTCGAGACGGCGCGGGAGTCCGGGCTGTTCGATAAGGTCTACGTCAACTCCGAGAGCGACGAGATTCTCAACCTCGGCGAGGAGCTGGGCGCGAGCAGCTACCGGCGGTCGGCGGAGCTGGCTGGAGACAAGGCCACAACCGACCACTTTGTCGCGGACTTCCTGGCGGCGATGCCGGAGGTCAACCGGCTGTTCCAGATCACGCCGACCTCGCCGTTCCTGTCGGCGCAGGACATGCGCGCAGCCGTCCTGGCGCTGGACGACGCGGACGTGGTGGTCTCGGTGAGGGCGGTCCAGGCAGAGACGATGCTCGGCGAGACGGCTATCAACTTCGACCCGGCGCTCCCGATGCTGCCCAGCCAGAAGCTGGAGCCGGTCGAGATCTTCTGCAACGGCATCTTCGGCTGGCGGCGAGGGGCCTTCGAGAAATGCGGGAGCTATGGGTTCGGGTCGCGGGTCCGGCGGCTCCGGCTGTCTGGCGACGCGGCCATCGACATCGACACCGAGCAGGACTTTCAGGACGCAGAGCTGGTCCTCGCGCGGCGGCGCGCGGGCGCGGTCAAGCCTCGGTACTGGACGTCCACAGCGTTCTCACAGTGCGATGCCGGGAAGGTCCTGGACGACGACGGCGTGTCGGCCAACGACCTGGCTGGCTCGGTTCCGCTGGTCAACATCCCGGAGCTGCTGAAGCGGTTCCCGGCGGGGCAGTCCTTCGGCTGGCGGGTCGTCCAGTCGCCGTCGAACAGCGCGACCATCATCAGTCAGCTCCCTGGCGAGGGGAACCGGCGGCACTACCACGCCGACTGGGACGAGTGGTGGTTCATCCTGGAGGGCGAGTACAAGTTCGCCATCGAGGACCAGACCCGGACGGTCAAGAAGGGCGACCTGGTCTTCATCGAGCGCGGCAAGTGGCATCAGATCACAGCGGCCGGGAAGGGCCGGGCCTCACGGCTGGCCGTGAGCCGGGACGGCGTCGAGCACATTTACCGGGACTGAGATGCACAGGACCTCCAAGTTTGGCATCAAGATTGACGTGGCGCGGAGCCACGGTTCCTACCTCTACGACCTGAATACCGGTCGGGAGGTCCTGGACCTGTTCGGCCTGTACTCGTCACTCCCGCTGGGCTACAACCATCCGGCCTTCGACAACGACACCTTCCACGCGGAGGTCCTTCGTCACGCGGGCGTGAAGATTACCAACTGCGAGATGGCGACGGACTCGGCGGAACGCTTCGCGCGGGCGTTCGAGCTGCACCCGGCCATGTCGGCGTTCACGTTCTTCCACTACACGACGACCGGGGCAAGCGCGGTCGACGCGGCCATCAAGGTCGCGCAGGCGGCGACTAAACGTCGGCGCATACTCGTACTCGCCGACAGTTATCACGGCATCAGCGGCGTCGCTGGGATGCTGGCGGCTCCCGGCGGGCCTGCCTGGAGCCGGACGAAGGACTACCCGCAGGCGGACTTCTACTGCCAAGGCGGGCGGCAGACGGCCGACTGGCCGATGGACCTGGCGGCGGTCATCATCGAGCCTATCCAATGCACGGCTGGCGACCGGGTCGTCGACCGGGCCTTCCTGGCGGACGCGCGGCGGTTCTGCACGCGGACCGGGATTCCGCTGATATTCGACGAGATTCAGACCGGGTTCGGCGGGACCGGGACCATGTGGTACTTCGAGCAGCTCGGCTTCGCGCCGGACATCGTCTGCTTCGGGAAGAAGGCTCAGGTCTCTGGCGTGATGGTCGCGGATAAGTTCGGGGCCATCTTCGAGACGCCGGACCACCTGGAGGCGACCTGGGACGGCGACCTTCTGGACATGATCCGCTGCCGGGCCATCCTCGGCGCGTACGACCGGTACGACATCCTGGCGAACGTCAAGCGTAAGGGCAAGGAGCTGGCGACGGCCATCGGGGCGCGGAACGTCGGCCTCCTCCTGGCGATGGACTTCGAGTCCAAGGTCGTCCGGGACGCCTTCGTCCTGGCCATGTGGCACGAGGAGTCGACCATCATGCTCCCGACAGGAGATCGGACGGTCAGGCTCCGGCCGAACCTGGCCATCTCGGACGAGGAGTGTTCGGACGTGGTGGAGCGGTTCGCGCGGGCGCGCGCGGGAGTCGGCGCGTGAAGGTGGTCTTCCTCGACTTCGACGGCGTGCTCAACGGCTTCGAGCGCTGGCCGGACTGGGCCGGGCGGCGCTGGCTGGACCTGGACGCCATCGCGCGGCTGAACGTCATCACGGAGGCGACAGGGGCCGTCATCGTGGTCACGTCGACCTGGCGGCTGTCGCCGAGCTGCGACGTCGTCCGGCTACTCGGTTCGGCGGGCGTGCTGGCGGAGGTCATCGACGTGACGGCGGACCTGGCTGGCGAAGATCGCGGGACCGAGATCTACGACTGGCTGAACAACACGGCCGAGCCGGTCGACGGGTACGTGGTCCTGGACGACGACGCCGACATGGGCTACGTCTCCGACCACCTGGTCAGAACGACCTGGGCGGAGGGTCTCCAGGATGAGCACGTCGACCAGGCCATCGCGGTCCTGAACCGGCAGAAGGCGGCGGCATGAAGAACCTTGCCGACTTCCAGGGCGCGCATGCGGGCCGGACCATCTACCTGTTCGGCAACGGACCGAGCCTCGGCCAGATGGACTTGACGAGTCTGAAGAACGAGCTGACGTTCGGCTGTAACCGCATCTACATCGACTTCGCGCGGATCGGTTATCAGACCACATTTTGGGCGTTAGAGGACGCTTTGGACGCGAAACAGTACTCGAATGACCTCAAATCCGTGGATTCAGTGAAGTTCATCCCGAACGACTTACGGCGACACGCTGGGTTCGAGGACTGCGTCGGCGTGCCGTTCAATCGAGGCCCGGTCGAGCATCCCGGCTTCGCGGTCGCGCCTCCCTTCGAGTGGGGCGGGACGGTGATGCACCTGATGCTGCAGCTCGCCGTGTTCATGGGCTGCGCGGAGATCGTCCTGCTCGGCAACGACTTCCGCTGGAACCTGGACGGCGTCGTCGAGGGCGGTCGGACATGGACGACGGACGGCCCGGACGCGAACCACTTCTCGGCGGATTACTGGCCGAAGGGCTTCCAGAGCTTCCCGCCCAACCCGGCGGTAATGCGTCGAGCGTTCGTCGCGGCGCGCGAGGGCTGCGCGGCGATGGGCGTGAAGGTCTTCAACGCGACACCTAATTCCGGGCTGGACGTGTTCGAGCAGATCGAGCTGGTGGGAGTCACGCCATGATCCACATCCCGCACCTGGAGACGAACGTCACGTCGCTCTGTCAGAACGACTGTGTATCTTGTAACCACTTCGTCCCGATGTTCCGTGGCAAGCCGGTCGAGGAAGTCGACCCGAAGCAGATGGAGCGGGACCTGGAGCACCTGGGCGCGGTCCTGCACGCGGACGCCTACGGGATGCTCGGCGGTGAGCCGACGCTGCACAAGGGCCTGGTCGACCTCCTACACATCGCGACCGATTCGGACATCGCGGACAAGGTGGAGGTCTGGACGAACGGCCAGACGCTCAAGTTGATGAAGCCGGAGTTCTGGCAGGCGTTCGACGTGCTGGTGGTCAGCGCCTACCCTGGCAAGCTGACCGACGCGGACATCGCCTGGATTCGGGCCAAGGCGGCGGATGAGGGCGTCCAGTTCGAGCTGAAGGATGAGCGCAAGTACCCCAACTTCAGCCAGCTCCTGACGACCAAGACGGCTCCTGCGGCGGCGGCGAAGCGGTTCGACGCCTGCTGGTTCAAGACGTTCAGCCGGGTCGTCGACCGTGGCTACTTCTACCGCTGCTGCACGTCGCCGTACATCCCTCGGCTCCTGCTCGACCGGCCGGATGGGACGGATGGACTGAAGGTGGAGGGCGTGACGGAGGCCAAGGTCCGGGCGTTCCTGACGCAGACGGAGACGCCAGAAAGCTGCACGGTCTGCGCGGGCCGGAACACGGCCGAGGCGGTCGCGATTCCCTGGTCGGAGATTCGGGACGCGAAGGCTTGGCTCACGGCCAGCGGAGGGCAGGCGTGAACGTCTACCTCTGGCCTCACCAGGCGCTCGGCCGGGCGATGACGCGCATCACGATGGCGCTGGCGGCGCACGCGCCGAAGGACGTCCGGCTGGTCTCGACCATCCAGGCGGCGGACGTGGTGGTTCACCATGTCATCGGCCTGCGGAACCTACACCCGACGACGGACCTGCCGGAGCTGGTCAAGGAGCAGGGCAAGCCGTACGTCGTCCTCCAGTACTGCCTCCGGTCGACGGAGACGGCCGACCCGAACGTCTGGGTCCCTCTCTGGTCGGGCGCGCGGGCGGTCTGGAGCTACTACGACCTGGAGTCCTACGCGCGGCAGGACGGCTACCTGGCTCCTGGGCAGGACCTCCCGTTCCGGTTCTACCACGCGCCTCTGGGCGTCGATGGCTCGGTCTTCCAGCAGACGCCTGGTCTCGATGGCCGGTTCCTGATGGCGACCTCCGGTTACGTCTCGGAGAGCGAATGTGTTGGCGAATGCGCGCAGGCGGTCAAGAACGTCGGCGGCAAAATGTTCCACCTGGGGCCGGACCTGAAGCTGGGCGAGCACGTCGAGTGCCGGGTCGGCATCTCGGACAAGGCCCTGGTCGACGCCTACTCGCAGAGCGCCTACGTCTCTGGTCTCCGGCGCGGCGAGGGGTTCGAGCTGCCCATGCTGGAGGGCCTGGCCTGCGGGGCGCGGCCGATTACGTTCGACCAGCCGCACTACCGGGGCTGGTATGGCGAGCACGCGGAGTACGTGACGGAGGCCGAACCGGCGGCGGTTCGTGAGTCCGTCGAGGAGATTCTGCGGAAGCCACGGCGGGCCGTGACCGAGGCGGAGCGGAAGGCGGTCCTGCGGCGGTTCGATTGGAAGGATATCGCGGACGGATTCTGGGAGGTTTGCCGGTGAGCAAGCGGAAGTATCTCTGGAACGGCGACGCCTGCATCGAGACCGGGTTCGCGCGCGTGACGCGGAACGTCTGCACGCCTCTCGGCGCGGTCGCGGACGTGAGCGTTCTGGGCATCAACTACTTCGGCGACCCGCATGGGCCGACCTGTAAGGGGCCACACCCGTACGCGGTCTACCCGGCGGCAGGAGGCGGAGACGCCTTCGGCATCCAGCGCGTTCCGGCGCTCCTGAAGGAGATCCGGCCGGACCTCCTGGTGGTGATGAACGACCCTTGGAACGTCAAGCACTACGTTCAGCGGTTCGCGTCGGCGCTCCCGGTCGTCGCCTACATGCCGGTTGACGGGAAGAACTGCCAGGGCCGAGAGCTGAACGGGCTGAGCCTGGCGATCTTCTACACGCAGTTCGGCCTGGACGAGGCCCGCAAGGGCGGCTACTCCGGGAAGGCGACCATCATCCCGCACGGCGTCGACACCAGCATCTACCGCCCGATGGACCGGGCGGCGACCCGCGAGCGGATGGGTATCACGAAGCGGCTCGGCGAGGACCTATTTATCGTCGGCAACATCAACCGGAACCAGCCTCGGAAGCGGCTGGACCTGACCATCGCGTACTTCGCCGAGTGGGTGAAGACCAGGCGCATCGACAACGCCTACCTCTACCTGCACCTGGCTCCGACCGGCGACAAGGGCTGGGACGTGCGTCAGCTCTGCGACTACTACGGCATCGGGAACAAGCTGATTATCACCAGCTCAAAGATGGTTCCCGGCGTCGGCGTCTCGGAGCAGTACCTGGCGGGCATCTACAACTGCTTCGACGCGATGATGACCACGACCCAGGGCGAGGGTTGGGGCCTCCCGACGATGGAGGCGATGGCCTGCGGCATTCCGCAGATCGTGCCGGACTGGGCGGCGCTCGGCGAGTGGCCAGGCGACGCGGTGCTGAAGGTTCCCTGCACGTCGACGGCGGCGACCGTGAACGACGTGAACGTCATCGGCGGGCTGGCGGACAAGGAGCTGATGCTCCAGGCGCTGGACAAGCTCTACGGAGATAAGGCGACGCGGGTCGCGCTCGGCCAGGCAGGCTACGACCGGGTCCACCGGCCGGAGTTCACCTGGGAGAACGTGGCGAAGAAGTTTGAGCTGGCGCTGGAGACGGGCGGCGACGAGCTGCACCTGGATGTCCCAACGGAGGTCGCCATCGCATGAGTATCACTGGCCTGGTGACGGTCCTCTACCCGCCTCAGTCGGAGGCGTTCGCGACGCTGGACACCGTGAAGGCGAACCTGAACCTGACGGACACAGACGCGGCGCGCGACGCCTGGCTCGAAGACCGGATCGCCGATGCGAGCGCGGCCATCACGGAGTACATCGACCGGCCATACATCCTGCGGCAGCGAGTCAAGGAGCGGTTCAGCGGGACCGGCCGGACGAACGTGCTGCTAGAGACGACGCCGATCATGTCCATCGAGCTGGTCGAGCACAGCGACGCGGGCGTCGTCTACGACAAGAACAACGCCGACAACTCGAACCTGAACCTGGACCGGATCTTCATCCACAACGCCGAGGCTGGGATCGTCTTCAGGGAGTCTGGCTGGCCGGACAACGCGCCGATTCACGTCTGGCTGGCGGTCGACCGCCTGGAGCAGGACGGGCGCGCTCCCTGGCAGGCGACCTACGTCGGCGGCTACCTCACGCACAACGACGACATCGTCGCCTCCGGCTATTCGGTCGCAGCCATCACGGCCAGCGGGACGAGCGTGCTGACGGCCATCGACGACGCGCCGGTCATGCCACTGGTGGTTCCTGGCGAGATCGTCCGGCTGCGCGGGTTCGCGAACCGCAAGAACAACGGCCGGTTCATTGTGCGCGAGCGCACCGACGAGACCATCGTCCTGAACGGGCTACTGACCGACGAGACCGCGCCTGGCGGGTCGTCCGTGGAGGTCGCGACGCTTCCGTCGACGCTCGAACGCTGCGTCGTCGAGGCGGTCAAGAACTGGTATCTGCGGAAGGTCAACCCGCACGACCCGGAGGTGGTCTCCGAGCACATCGGCGACTGGTCGGCGCAGTTCGCGTCCGGGCGGCTGGCTGGGGCGGACATCACGACGATGCTCCCGCCGGACGTGCTCAGGGCCATCGAGCCGTACGTGAGGATGATGTGATCACGCATCTCCTGAACATGGTCGCGGTCTGGACCCGGCCGACGAGCACGTCCGACCACGGTCGGTTCGTCTCGATGCCGGTCGTCCAGGATGCCGCGCTCCCGTTCAGGTTCCATGCGGCGGGAGCGGCCGAGCGCGAGATCGGCTACCGGCTGGGCAGTCAGGTCAGCCACGTCGGCTACACCGACCCAGGCTACGCCATCAAGCGGGACGACCGGGTTCAGGTGGACGGGCGGGACTTCCTGGTCATCGCGGAGAAGCCGACGTCGCGGCCGGACCATCACCAGGAATGGCTGCTCCAGGAACAGCAGTACGGACAGGCGGCGGTCTGATGGCGACCTCGCCCATCATCCAGTGGAACGTCGAGCAGGTCCTGAAGCTGTCGACCGGCGCGGTCGAGGAGCGCATGGCGCGCGCGGTGATCTTGGTTCGCGACCAGGTCAAGGTCCTCATCAACCGAGGAAACAAGGATGGGACGAACCCGTCAGCTCCTGGCGAACCGCCGAAGAAGGTCACCGGACAACTGCAGCGGACCGTGACGTCTCGCGTGACGAAGGACAAGGACGGCAACGTCGTCGGCCTGGTCGGCTCCAACGTGCCGTACGAACCGCGCCTGGAGCTGGGCTTCAGCGGGACGGACAGTCTGGGGCGCACGTATCACCAGCTACCGAGGCCCGCGTTTCGGCCCGCGCTGGAGATGCAGAAGTCGCGCATCAGGCAGATCCTTGGAGTCACAGGATGATCGAAGTCGACGAGGCGCTATTCGACCGGATGGCTGGCGACACCGTGCTGACGGCGATGCTCGCCGACTACGCGGGCGGTCCGGCCATCGCAGCGGTCTCGCCTTTACCGGACGGGATGGTTCCGCCCTACATCGTCATCCTTCCGGCGATAGGCGACGTGCCGTTCGACACGAAGAACACACTCGGCCGGACGTGGACACAGGACATCGCCTGCTACACAGCGGCCGACGGGTCTGGCCTGGTCGACCAGATCGCGCAACGGATTCGCGGGCTGGGCGATGGAGCGTACGGCTTCCATCGACACCGGCTGGCGATCAGCGGGTTTTCGACCATCGTCTCCGAGTGCGGGAGCGTTATCCAGGCACCGACGGACAAGACGATGTACGGCCGCATGGTCACGCTGACCCTGACGGCGATGCAAGCGTGAACGGGCGCAGGACGCGCCAGTGTCAAACGAGGAGGAGGCTGCATGAGTAATCCGATTGGAATTAACGGTACCGACGTCGTCCTGCTGATTAACGGGATTCAGATCCCGGCACAGCGCGGCGCAACCCAGAGCGAGACCGTGGCGGTCATCGACATGTCGTCGAAGGACTCTCCCGCCATGCGTGTCGCGCCTGGCCGCTACACGTCGAAGCTGTCGCTGACGGCTCTGTACGTGCCTGGCGCGAGCGGCTACGACGCCATTCAGGCGGCGTTCCGCAACCGGGACTACATCGACGTAATCCGCAAGGAGCTGGGCAGCGAGATCGAGACGGCCTCGGCCATCATCTCCGAGATGTCGCCTCAGTTCCCGGACTCGGCGGCGTCGGTCATCACGCTCAACCTGGAAGTCGACGACACCTGGTCGAGCGTTCCGTAATTCCCAGGCTGGCACACCAGGCCAGCCTGGTCTCTCAACCTTTTTTTGAACGGGGCAGATCATGGCAAAAGGACCGAAGCAGATTGAACTCAACGGCCGCGCGTACGAGATTCAGTTCGGCTGGAACGCTATCCGGCGCATCGAGGAGTACCTAGGGATTCCCATCCAGGCGGTCGGCGCTCGGATGACGAACAACCAGGCGGGCGTGCGCGAGCTGGGCATCGTGTTCTGGGCGGCGCTGGAAACCGCGCGGCTCAAGACACGCAACCGTCCGCAACCCTGGACGGTCGACGAGGTCGGCGATCTGATTGACGAGATCGGGTCCGACGTGTTCTTCGAGGTCGTCTACCCGCAAGTGCTGGATGCCTTCATCGAAGCCTTCCCTGGCTCCGAGAAGAAAGAGAAGGCGGGCGCAAAGGACACCGTTGACCCTCAGTAGGCTGGGACTGGGACGCCTTCCTGGTCACAGCCGCGCGATACGGCATCTCGGAGATTGACTTCTGGACGATGACGCCGGTCCAGTGGAACCGGGCCATCGCAGCGTCGGACTGGCAGCATGAGGAAGAGGCCAAGCAAGGGCTGGTCTCGGCCTGGTTGAACGCGAAGTTCGTCGGCACGAAGGGACTCCCGACTCTGGAGTCGCTCCTCGCGCCTCCCGTTGAGGTCGTCGAGCTGACGCCGGAAGAAGTCGAACGACAGCGCAAGATGGTCGAGGAGCTGTCGGATCGCGTGAAACGCTGGAAAGCAAAGAAGGGGAAATAACGCATTGGCTGAAGACCTCGGCGTTCTCGGACAAGCGCTCATCGCCATCCGGGCGGACATCGCCTCGCTGAAGAAGGACCTCGACCAGTCGAAGTCGGTCTTCAAGCAGGCGACGGATGACATGACGGCGTCTGCCGCGACCGCAGGGAAGGCCATGTCCGTCGGCCTCACGGCACCCATCCTGGCCTTCGGCGGGTTCGCGATGAAGGTCGCCAGCGACTTCGACGAGGCGTTCGACACGATTCGCGCCTCGACTGGTGCAACAGGCGACGCGCTCAGCGGCCTGGAGGATTCGTTCAAGACGGTCTTCGGCAGCGTGCCGAACAGCACGAAGGACGTCACGACCGCCATCGACGACCTGAACCAGCGCCTCGGCTTGACCGGGCCACAGCTCGACAAGATGGCGACGACGATGTTGAACCTCTCGCGTATCACGAAGACCGAGATCAATGTCGCCATCCAGGACGCGACCCGGCTGTTCGCGGCCTGGGGCATCACCGCCGACAAGCAGGTCGGCACGCTCGACTTCCTCCTGGCTGTGACCCAGAAGACCGGGATCGCGTTTGGGACGCTGCAGCAGGACCTGGTCGAGTACGGCGGGACCTTCCGTCAGCTCGGCATCGGCGTCGAGCAGAGCGCGGTCATGTTGGGCCAGTTCGAGAAGAACGGCGTCAACGTCGGCCAGGCGATGTCCGGCCTGACGATTGCGGCGCGCACCTTCGCCAAGGAGAACATCCCACTCGAACAGGGCCTCAAGGACGTCATCGCGAGGATGCAACAGCTCGGTCCGAGTTCGGCGGCGACGACTATCGCCGTGCAGACGTTCGGGCGGGCTGGCATCCAGATGGCCGACGCGATGGCGCGCGGCCAGTTCAACGTCGACGCGCTGATGGCGTCGATTAAGGGCAGCACCGACACCATCGAGAAGGCGGCGTTTGACACGCTGTCCTATGCCGACAAATGGAAGGTCCTGACGCACCAGGTCGAGATCGCCATCGAGCCACTAGGGACTGGCATCCTCAACGCCATCGAGGGCTGGATGCCGAAGATGGAGGCAGCGATCAAGCTGGTTCAGGGCCTCGGCTTCGCCTTCGGCCAACTGCCTGGACCGGTCCAGACCGCGACGTTCGCCTTCGTCGGACTACTCGCGGCGGTCGGCCCGGTTATGTTCGCGTTCTCAAAGATTGCGACATCCTGGGGCGTCATCAGCGGCCTCCTGACAACGCTGGGCAACACGGTCGGCGTCCTGACGGTTCGGATCTGGGCGCTCGAAGCAGCCGAGGCGGCGTCGGCGACGGCGCTCGGCGGGTTCATTCTCGCGTCTGGTCCGATCATCGTCGCGCTGGCAGGTATCACGGCGGCTGTCACTATCGGCTACCAAGCCTGGCAGCTTTACGCGGAGAGCAAGGCGCGCGCGCAGTCGCAAGCGAAGCAGGACGAGGTCGACTCGGCCAACTTGAAACGCATCAACGAGGCGCTCGGCACGTCGTTTAAGACGCTCGCCGAGGCGGTCGCCGAGGTCAATAAGCGGCGCAAGGAGGGCAACCTTCCAGGCCAGGACAAGGTCGGGCCTCCGCCGGACGCGGACGCGGCCTGGAAAAAGCTGGCGGCGCAGGTCAAGGAAGCCCACGACCAACTGAACGCGCTGTCGTCCTCGAAGAAGATCGAGCTGAAGAACCTGCTCGACGCAGGCATGTCTCCAGGCGACATCTCGAAGCAGCTCCAGGGCGCGGTCAGCCCGATGGCCATCGAGATCTATAAGAAGGCGCTCGAAGAAGCCAAGAGCAGCACGAAGGAGCTGGAGTCGGCGACGCAGGAGATGCTGTCGAAGACGACGGGCTTCTGGGACGAGTACACGGCTGACGTCTCGAAGGACAGCGGCATGGAACTGAGCAGCCGCTTACTGGGACTGAAGACCTGGTACGACAAGCAGTACGACGACATCCAGAAGACCAAGGCGCTCGAACAGGACAAGGACAACGCCGTCGAGGCGCTGAACGCAGCGCTCTACGGCAAGATGCGCGTCGTCGTCGACACGTTCTACGACGAGGTGATGAAGGACATTCACACCTATCGGGACGAGACGACGGCCGCGCAGGCAGCGGTCAATAAGGGCTTCGAGGGTCAGCCTGACTTCCTTAAACAACTCGCGGCCTCGATGGCGGCGTTCAGCGGAGAGCTGCACGGCGTCAACGAGCTGGGCATGCAGATCGGGACCACCTTCTCCACAAACGTCGGCCAGATTAGCCGTGACGCCTTCATCGAGGCGGAACGTGCAGCGCTGGGCTTGTCGGACGCTGAGAAGGAAAGCGTTCAGCGCATGAAGGAGCAGGGCTTCACGGCCCAGGAGATCGCCGAGAAGCTGAAGCTCCCGCTGAACCAAGTCAACGCCATCGTCGGCGCGAATAAACGCTGGATGGATTCTATCGCCGGGCTGGCTGGCGCGTTCGCGCAGCTCGCCCAGATTTCCGGCGGCGCGCTGGGAGGCATCCTCGGAGGCATCGGCGAGATCGTCGGCGCGCTGTCCCTCACGTCGAAGGCGATGGATCAGTTCAGCCAGACCTGGAAGGACATCCACAAGCCAGGCGCTGGCGGCTTGAGCGGCGGTCTGTCCGGTCTCGGCGGGCTGATGAACACCGTCTCGAACGTCGGATCACTCGCGGGCGACGTGGTCGGCGGCGTCAGCGGCGTCATCTCCGCAACCGGCGAAGGGAGCACCGCCCAGCGCACCATCGGCGGCGCGCTGTCCGGGATGAAACTCGGCGCGACCATCGGGTCGGTCATCCCTGGGATCGGGACGGCGGTCGGCGCGGCGGTTGGAGCCATCGCGGGCGCAGTGACCGGGCTGATTCGCAGCATGGGCCGGTCGGCGGAGCAGCGGATCTCGGAGGACATCGGGAAGTCGTTTGGGATGACGCTGTCGGACGCGCTGGTGAAGAAGATCGACGCGGCGGCTGGGTCGCTCAAGGGAGGCTACTCGAACGCTGGCGGCGCGCTGATGAGCCTCGGCGACATCATCGCTGAGCATCCCATCGACACGAAGAACCTCGACACGTACCTAGAGAAGGAACACGACATTTTCTCGGCGGTTCAGCAGGGCGTTCTAACGACGGCCGAAGCGACGCAGGCGCTGGACAAGTCCTTCAAGCAGATCGCGGACGCCTCGACGGACAGCCTCGGCCTCGTCAGCCAGAAGCTGAAGGACATCATCAAGCTGGACGGCGAGTTCGGGACGGCCTCGAAGGCGGTCAGCGACTTCATCAGCGCGCAGGGACAGTCTGCGGCGGCTGGTATCACGAAGGCGGTCGGCATCACGGCTGGCGCGTACGACGCGCGAGACGCAGCGGCGAAGTCCGGCGACCAGGCTGGTGTCGACAAGGCGAACGCGCTCATCGACGCGACCGGGCCGAAGTCCCAACAGCAGGCGGGCGGCGAAGCGGCGGCGGTCCTCGGCGCGTTCGGGGCCATGATCAAGGGCGGGGCGTCCTTCTCGGAGGTCATCAAGACCATCGGCCCGGCTGTTCAGAACCTTCAGAAGATCCTCCAGGCGACCGGCTTCGCGGGCGGCGTCGCGTTCGACAAGCTGGCAGCAGCGGTCGGTGTCGCGAACGACGAGATCGCTGGACCGGCACTCGAAGCGGCGGACGGCTGGCGGCAGGCGCTGGTCGGCTTGAGCAACAGCGGCTTCCTCACGCAGGACATGTTCGCAGGGCTGTCAGGCCAGATCACCCAGACGTATCAGAGCCTCATCAAGCAGGGCAAAGACGGCGATGCCGTGATGAAGCTGATGCAGCCGGACCTTCAGACGGTCTGGGAGCTGCAGAAGAAGTTCGGGTACGCGGTCGACGACGGGACGCAGGCGCTGCTCGACCAGGCCGAGGCGAACGGCACGGTCGGCGAGAAGTTTATGTCGGCGCAGGACCAGATGGTTCAGGCGCTCGACAAGACCAACGACATCCTTCAGGCCATCGGGAAGTTCATGGGCGTCACCTTCCCGGAGGACGCGAAGACCGGCGCACAGAAAGCCAAGGCGGAGTTCGAGAAGCTGCACCCAGAGGTCAAGGTCGACATCGTGTACGACGACCACGGCGGCTACACGCTCAAGCCGCGCGACGGCACACCGACCGGCGGCGATACGAGCAGTCCCGGTCCTGACCAAAGCCAGCCCGGACCCGGATCGCCGACGTCGCCAGATAACTCGAATAACGGCGGCGGAGGCCCTGACAACTCCGGCGCGCAGAACGGCTACGCCTGGGGCGGCATCTACAACACCGACCCGACCCAGATGAAGCACTTCGACCTGGGAGGGATCTATAAGGGCAACTACGGCGCGGACCGTGGCGTCGCGATGGTCCGGGACGGCGAAGCCATCCTGACCAATGTGCAGCAGGACAAGCTGGTCCGGGCGCTGGGCGACAAGAACGAGGGCAACACCTTCGCGCCAAACTTCAGCGGCTCGGTCATTCTGGACGGCCCATCGTTCACGCGGTTCCTCGACGAGCACGTCGGCCCCTGGGTTCCCGACATGATGCTGCGCGACGTGGCTGGCACACGGAAGGCCGTGAAGAAGGTGGCCAAAGGATGAGCGCGCCTCTCCACTACACGCCGTCGGACAGCATCGAGCGGCCTGGCACCTGGACGCTGGAATCCGGTACCGAGCGCAGCGCGGACTACGCGCCGGAGTTCGCCAGCAACGGCGACCCGTCGAATCCGGTCTGGATTCTGGAGAACCAGATCCGGCTGGTCGGCGACTTCGGGACGGCGCGCGAGATCGCGATGGTCGCCCTGTTCGCGCACACGTTCCAGGAAGGGACGGTCGTCCGGGTCCAAGCCAACGCGACGAACGTCTGGACCGCGCCAAGCCTGTCAGTGAACATCCCGATCAAGGAGTGGTACCGGGACGGCTTCTCCTGCGCGGCCCTGGTGGACCTGCGGACGGCCTATCCGTCGGCTGGCGCGCGGACGTTCCGGTATTGGTCAATCGACAACATGACCGACGCCAACGACGTGACCGTCGCCATCGGCGAGGTCGTCCTGGCGAGCGACTGGCTCCCGCTGGAGCCGTTCGACATTCAGCACAACTACGTCTTCGCGGTCGAGCACCTGGCCTCTCGGAACGCGAGCAAGCGCGGCGTCCAGATGGTCTACGACGTCGAGTCGCGGCATCGGGCCATCCAGGCGGCGTGCCGGACGAACCTGTCCGGGTTCGACAACATCCTCGACTGGATCGATGAGCAGCACGGCATCGTGAACCCGATGGTCATCGACCTCGACATCGAGTCATCGAGCCGTCGGCTGTCTGAGCCGTTCTACGTCAGGTTCCAGGACGCAGTCCTCCCGGCGTCCTCGACGATGCACGGCGAGGTCTACGACATCGCGCTCAACTTCGACGAGCTGGGCAGCGGGCCTCCGGTGGTCGCCTGATGGCCATCCTGATGGTCGACGGCTTCGACCACGCTATCGGCGACCCGGCCGCGCACCTGACGAAGTACCAGACGGGCGGCATCATCGGCATCTCGACCACGACCGAGCGCGGCATCGGTGGGTCGCTGGCTCTGGCGACCCTTGGGTCCGTCGTCTCGCGCGGCCTTCCGACGAGCGACGCGGTCGCCGGTCTCGGCTTCCGCACGCGGTTCACCGACTCGGACCATCTGGCTGATGGGACCGTGATGTGTGCCATCGGGAACGGCCTGAACGGCTATACACACGTCTACCTCGGCCTCGACCATGCTGGCCATCTGGTCGCGCGCAAGGGAGACGGCACAATCTACGGTACGTCTAGCTACGCGCTGTTCCCTTATCGCTGGTTCTATATCGAGGTCGAGGCGCTCATCGATGGGTCCGCCGGGACGTTCATCGTGAAGGTCGACTCCGTCACGAAGCTGACGCTGACCGGCCTGAACACGAACAACGGCGGCGCGAACGCATGGGACCGGTTCAGCCTGAACGGCTACATCAACGGATCATCGGTGGTTCTATTCGATGACCTCTACGTGCGCGACGGCTTCGGGCCTGCTCCGGGGAACGGCTTCCTCGGCACGTCGACGAAGCTGCCGTTCGTCTTTACTGGACTCCCGAAGACGGACGCGGTCGCGGCTGGCTCGAATGCCGACTTCGTGCCGAGCACTGGCACGGACCACGGCGCGCTGGTCGATGAGAACCCGCCGGACACGACGACGTACAACTCCAGCGACACGCCGGGCGACAAGGACAGCTACAAGTATGAGGCGCTCCCGATCTCAGGCGACGTGCTGGCCGTGCAGCTCACGCCGTTCCTTCGCCAGACGCACGCGGGCGTGAGAACCGCGAAGACGCTCGTCCGGCAGGGCGGCGTCGACTACCCGCACGCGGACGACTTCGAGCTGCCGACGACGTTTGAGTATCGGACGCAGATGTACGAGACGAACCCGGCCACGTCGGCGGCATGGACCGAGCCGGAAGTCAACAACGTGGCGGCAGAGATTGGGCTGGAGGTTGCATCGTGAAGAAGCTGCTCATGATTCTGGCGTTCCTCGCGTGCGCGAGCGTGCGCGCGGAGGCGGCGATCTTCGTCGCTGGTGGGAACATCAACCTGTCCGGCAACTGGCTGACGACTGATGCGGCCGGGAACAACGTCGTCTCGCCGGTCGGCCAGATCGGCGTTGGTACCGGCAACATCGACTCCTCGACGTTCGTCCTCGGCAACTCGCAGGTCGAGGGATTCGCAATCTGGATCGCCTCGCGTGTTACGTCGCCGACTGGAACCCTAACCGGCATCCTTCGGAATAGCACGACCAGCACCGACCAATGCACGGTCACGGCCAACATCAGCGACTTCGTCGGCGGCGGGTCGAATACCACAGCCGAGCACAACGGCGGCTGGCATCACATGAAATGCCCGACGGCCTTCACGCCTAACGGCACCGACAGCTACATCCTCCGGTTCACGTCCAGCGTGACGAACGAGATCACCGTGTTCGGCGACGGCGTCGGGAACAACACCATCAGGCTCGTCGTCCGAACGGCGACCGGCACGCCCGGAGCTGGCGACGATATGTACGTGCAGGGCCTCCTCGACGGGGCGACCAACCCGGCGACGGCCTCGACGGTCACGGTCACGAACGACAACACCGCGACCACCACCTTCGGGAACGGCTCGACGAACACCAACATCCCGGCGCTCGCCATCAGCTACAACGGCATCTTCGCGTACGGGACGGCCGGGTCGACGAACTACTACCTGAAGCTGGACGGCTGGCTCGACATCTGGCCCGGCGGCAAGATGACCATCGGCGAGGCGGGCGTCGCGGAGATTCCTCGGACCTCGACGGCGGTCTTGGAGCTGGTCGAAGCCTCTGACGCCGCGCATGGGATTCACGTCCTGAACACAGCGACCTTCAAGACCGGCGGACTCTCGCGCACCAGTGGCAAGGACGTCGTCTGGACGCTGCTGACGGCGAACCTCGCCGCCTCTGGGACGTCGGCCACGGTTGCTGACGACACCGGTTGGCTGAGCGGAGACGTAGTCGGCATCGCGACAACTGACCGGACGAACACGCACATCGAGCGGGTCACGCTGAACACGAACGCCGGGGCGTCGAGCCTCGCATGGACCGGCGGCGTGACCTACCTCCACGAAGGGTCGACGACGGACAAGGTGCAGGCCGAGGTCGTCCTGCTCACGCGGAACGTCATCGTCCGGTCGTCCAGCTCGACCAACATGATGATCAGCAGGTTCGGCGAGCTGTCCATCGTCGACCTGTCATGGACGGCGTTCAGGTATTGCGGCTACGACCGGAACAACACTCAATCGTGCTGGGGAACCAAGACCACAACCGGCGGGACGTTCACGGCCGAGTACGACTCGGTCTACGACGCCGCGTGCAGCATTCTCTACCGGGACGACGGGGCGAACGTGCTAGGCACTGGCGTCTGGAACGTCCAGCATCTGGTCATGTTCAATGCCGACATCAAAGGCAACCAGTGCGAAACCGTGATGCTGAACGGGACGCTGAGCGGCACCTTCACGATGAACGACATCGTGCTGGTGCATGGCGGCAACGGGCAATTCAGCGACGGCATTTGGTACATGGTCGGCGTAGGGAACCATCCCGGCCTCACGCTCACTAATATTCGCTCGTGCTGTGGGACTCGAAACGGTGGGGTCTACATCGGGAATGGTGCTGACACAACTGACTACACCGGGATCAATCTTGGGCCGTTCGTGGTTCACAGCCAGACGAGCGTCGGCGTCGGCCTATATATCGCTGGCGGGAACAACATCACGATCAACGGCCTAACAGCGTGGCGGAACGAGTACGGCTACGTCAACCAAACACAGCAGCGGAACTTGGTCATCCATGACGCGCTGCTTTTTGGCAACGCGCAGGCTGGCGTCGCCTTCGGCGCGAACCTCGCCGACGTATTCTTCACGAACTTCAAGGCGTACGGAGACACGTCCTACCCGCAACCGTACGGTCTTCGCATGGACGGGAACGGTACCAACTCTGTCTACGCCGAGGGCCTCCGGTTCGACGGCTGTGACTTCGGCACGTCGAACGGCTCGCTCTATACGACGCACAGCGGGGCCGACGTCGCGTGGGCGTTCGCGCATACGAAGATCGTCTTCAACAACTGCCTGTTCGCCTCAACGACGAAGGTCAGCGGCACGCTCTACGCGCTGGACGAGATCGCCTATCAGAACTACCAGCGGACTGCTGGCCTGAACCGCACCGACTACGCGCACGGCACGGTCGCGCAAGAGAGCACAACGGTCCACAGCCCGGCGACCACGTCCGAGAAGCTGACGCCGACGAGCGCTCTGCGGAAGCTAACAACTGGCGTCCGGTACACGTCCGTCAATAACACGCACAGCGCAAATGTCTGCGCGTGGGTCCAGAAGGACGGGAGCTACAACGGGAACGCGCCGAGGCTGATGCAGAAGGCGAACCCGGCGGTCGGCATCTCGGCTGATGCGGTCCTCGCGACGGCGACGCTGACGTCGGCCTCGACGTGGTATCAGGTCTGCGGCACGACGGCCACGTTCTCGGACAACGGCGTCGCGACGACATTCGTCGATGTCGATGGCACGGCCGGGAACATCTTCGTCAGCGACTGGGTCGCGTCGATCAACTAATGGGCGACAATTTCATCGACGGCAAACCGGTACCGGGCGTCGGCCCGAACAGCGGGGATAACTGGGTCGACGGCAAGCCGGACCCGATTCTCGAACCGATCTCGTCCTCGCATTCGCCGAGTGCCTCGCAGTCACCGTCGGCCTCTGTCTCTCCGAGCGCATCAGCCTCGGCTTCGGTCAGCCCGTCAGCCTCCGTCTCGCCGTCGTCGTCTTCGTCGCTGAGTGCCTCGGCCTCGACCTCACCGTCGTCGTCGACCTCGCAATCATTCTCGACATCTCCGTCGCATTCGGCCAGCCCGTCTGCCTCGGCCTCACCATCGCGCTCGCCGAGCGCCAGCCGGTCGCCATCGTCCTCGGTCAGTCCGTCGGTCAGCCCGGAGACCAGCTTCGCCGACCTCTCGCAGCTCCCGATTGAGGCGCTGGCGCTGCTGGACGCCGACCCGGTCATCGAGCTGTCACAGCTTGCCATCGAGATCCTGAGTCGGCCGGACCCTGACCCGTTCGTCGAGCTGTCACAACTGTGCATCGAGGTGCTGGCCTACCCGGCTCCGGTCGTTCCGAGCTGCACGAACGGCGGAGCGATTCAGATTCAGCCGGACCCGGAGGACGGCGCGCCGCTGGACACCCAGCCGTACGCCATCTCGGCATGGCTCACCCTCGCAGGATTGGACGAATAGATGCCGACGTTTGGACCGAATCAACTGCTGTTCGGCCGACAGGCTGGTCTTCGGACGTGCCTCGTCTCGGCCATCGACGGCTCCATCACGACCGACAGCATCTCGCTTCAGGGGCATCAGTACTGTGCCATCCTGCCGTCGCTCGTCTGGGCGCACAAGTATTTTCAGAGCGGCGGCGCGATCAGCCTTCGCATCCTCGACGCCAGCTTCAACGTCATCGCGAACCCGTCGACGTACCTGTCTGGCGACACCGGGAACAGTTGGCCTGTCTCCTGTGACTGGAACAACACGTTCTACCAAGGCCGGGACGGGCGCACGTTCACGCCGAAGCGCGACTGCAAGATCACGGCGGTCTCTGATGCTGGCGTCGTTGGCACGGTCTGGACCCTGCCGTATCACACTATCAACGGCTTCGCGGTCAACGCGGCCGGAACCATCCTCTACTACGCGGAGGACTGCGCGAGCGCCGAGTACACCGGGACGGCCGGACACCTGTCGCCGATTCATCGGTGGGACTTGGTCAACGACGTCGCGCTGTCGGACCTGACGGCCGAGGGCGGGAACAACGAAAACTGGGGCGTGCAGTGGCTGTGCCATCCCGACACCGGGGAGCTGTTCATCCCGCACTTCACCGACAAAAGCGCGTCGTATCCTGACACCTACGCGCAGACCATCCGGCGCATCGACGGGTCGAGCGGGTCGACGCTGGGCAGCTATACCGTCGGGAACAGCTTCAACGACATCAGCCTCGCGCTCGACCTTGATGACCACTCGGCCATCTGGGCATGGATCGCACCGGACGACAGCCTCGCGACGATGTCGGCGCTCAAGATCGACTACGCGACGATGGCGGTCGTCCGCACGCTGTCGCACAGCTCCGGCAACGCGGCCGGGAACTGGCCCGCCGACGGCTTGTTCTTCGCGATGTCGGACCCGGCGGTACCGTCGGCCTCAGTCAGTCCATCGGCCAGTGTCTCGCCCAGCGCGTCGGCCTCGCCGTCGCCTCCTCCACCGGAAGGCACATGCGTAGGAGGCGGGGAGATCGATGTCCAACCGGACCCTACCGACGGCCGGTTACTGACCGGCCGGAACCAAGTCTTCCGCGTGTGGATGACGATTGGGTACGACGACATGGATAGATCCTTCTCGCTCGACACACTGAACCACCCGCCGACGTACCAAGGCGGACGGAAGCTGGGCAAGGTCATCAGCTTCGGCAGCATAACGCGTGCCTTGTCCACTCGGCAAAGCCCGTACCAGATGGCCCAGTGTCAGGTCGAAATCGACGACTCTGACCGGCTGCTGTCGGCGCTCGAAGCCGCACAGGCCACGCAGAATTGGCAGAACCGGGAAGGCCGCATCAGCCTGTCGAGTCAGGCGTCCATCGAGGCGAACGAAACGCCATGGACCCGGTTCCGTGGCATCTGGCGCGGGCATAAATCCAGCGGCCTCCGGCGGTCGCTCACGTTCAACGACGTGCTCGGCTCGGAGTTTAGCGACTTCAACCTAGAGAAGACGATCCCGTCGCGCGTCATCGGCGAGGACTTCCCGGACGCGCCGACGGAGCAGCTCCAGACGTACGTCCCAATCGGCTACGGGATCTTCCCGGACCTCGCGCACAACCTCACCGAGCCGCCGTCGGGCGTCGTCGCGAACGTGCGGTACACGATGCTCCCGCGCGCAGCCGCGCCGACTGGCCTCTCGGCTGTGTACTCGGACGCCGGGAATATCCACTTCCCGAACAACCCCAACTTTGGCTTTACGGAGTCGTATCCGTCTCCGCTTCACTATGCGGTCACGGCCGTCATCGACGATGGCTCAGACGAAGGACTGGAGTCAGAGCCTGCTTATACGACGGTCGTCGTCGGGCTTGGCGGACAGGTCGACGTGTCATGGGATGCGTACGCTGGGGCGATCAAGGGCTATCGCGTCTACGCCTCCTTCAGGGACGACTTCCGGCAACACTCCCAACTAAAGACAAACGGCCTGCCGGATGGGACGATTGAGAAGTACTCGTTCGTCGGCACAGGGACGACATCCTTTACAGATTACGAAGGCACGGACCATCAGGAGAATCCAGACGGAAGCGCCTACTGGATCGCGCTTCGGATCAACCAGTTCTATCTGGTCTACGCGATGATGAAAGCCGACGCCGACCCGACCGGGCCGACGTACTTCAGCGGCCGAGCGCAGTCTGGTGAGGGCTACATCGCGCCGGTCTGGTGCAGCGCGACGGCCGGGCGCATCCACAACGCCGAGATTTCATGGGACGCCTTCAGTCCGCCGACTGGCTTCACGCTCACCGGCTACCGGGTCATCAGGCATCGGTCCTTCTACTCGGACTGGGGGCCGTTGTACGACTGGCAGGTTGAGGTCGGGCCGGGCGTTACGTCGACCCTTGACCTTGGGCATGGCGTCGTCTATTGGGACTCCTACTCGGACAACCCGATTGTTCAGATCCCGGGAGGTACGTCGTCGAAGCCGGAGGATGGAGTTGTCCCGGCGATTCCGGCTGGCAAGCAGCTCATTAACGGGGCGAGCTACAACCGGTTGGTGGTCTTCGGCCACGCTATCAGGCACATCGAGTCTATCTTCACGAAGCGGGCGGTTGACACGACCGTCCCGACCGCGCAGCCGCAACCCGTCGACGGCATCTACGACCAAGTCCCAGAGGCGCAGTACGGCGACATCTGGCTCGCACCGACGAAGCCGCACTGGGAGGACCACTTCTCGACGAACTATCAGGTCTACAACGGCCACTGGTACACCGTCATCTTCACAAAGCTCGACCCGCTGCCAGAGAAGATCTTGCTCAGGTGCTGTGCCATCGAGGACGTCGGCGACTCGACCGGAAGCACCATCGACGGCGCGGTTCGGCAACTGTTCCACATGCTCCAGAACTTCATCCTCCCGCCTGCCGACGAGGCGTGGACGAGCGGCGGCTGGCTGGACCCGAGGCTGTTCGACGACGGCACGCCGGTCGTCAACACAGCCTGCCTGTCGCTCATGGAAGACATCGAGACGAACCGGATCGGCCGGTACTATCGTGGCCAGATCTACCTCGATCAGCCGACCTCCGTCCGGGACGTCCTCGGCAAGTTCTTCAACTCGTTCGGCGTGCGCTTTGGGCAGAACCAACACGGCCAAGTGTTCGCCTGTCACCTGAACGACTTCGAGGATCTGTCGAACGTCATCCACCTGACGGACATCCACGACCTCACCGCCGACACCGACATCGACCGGGCGCTGGAGGAAATGGAGAACCAGATCGTCTACAGCTACGGCTACCGCCCGGCGCTCCAGCGACAGTTCCTCGTCGCGAGCGAGATGCAGAAGGACGCGAAGGCCATCTTCGATAACAGAGGCCACGTCGCCCGGCAAGACCTCCGACAGATGCCTTACACCGACGACCCGGTCACGGCAAAGGACGTCGTCGGGCGCGACCTGACGTTCGGCAAGTACCCGCCTCGGTACGTGACGCTCACGGCTACGCTGCCGAACATTAAGATCAACCTCGGCTCCATCGTGCAGGTCGACGACTACGACGGCGTCGGCGCGGCTGGCTGGATCAATCGGCCGCTGTGGGTGCTGGGGATTCAGGATCTCCTGAACGACATGACGACGGCTCCCATCGTAAAGCTGACCTGTGTCGACGTCGACCGGTTCTTCTCGACGGCTGGCGTCCTCGGCGACCGGGACGTACTCGGGCCGTGGACGACAGAGTCGGCAGCGAACAAGGCGAAGTATTTCTTCCTCAGTGACCGGACGACTGGCGCGTTCTCGGACGGCGCTCCCGGCAAAGGACTCCGATAATGTACACACCACTCAACGGCGGCATCCCGTTTGTCGTCGACGAACCCCTCGGCTACCAAGACGCGAACGACATCGCCGCCGACCTCGCCGACCACGAGACACGCATCCTCGCGCTCGCTGGCGGCAATGGGATCGTCGCGACGCCGATGACCGACGCGCAGTTCAAGGCGCTCCCGTCGACGCCATTCGAGATCGCGCCTGCCGACGTCGGAGCCGTCAACATGCCACGGCGGATCATGCTGTTCGGGAATCTGGTCTCCGGCTACAGCAACGTCGGGACCGGCGACTCGTACGTGGTCGGCACGGTGAACGGTCACGAGGTCACCGGCTATCTTGGCCGAACGACCGTCTCCGGCTACTCAACCGTCCTGACGCAGCTCAGCACGCTGCTCGCGACGGCTGGTCGTCGGAGGTACGTCATTCCCGGCGAGTACCTCGACGACCGGACGGCACCCTTCGGCGGCGGCTGGGGCCTCATCGGCGACGTCTGGGACTACAGCGACCACATCAGCCAGCCGCTGATGCTCACGATGGTGAACTCGAACGGCAACCTGACCGGCGGCTCGCCGTCGAACCAATGGCTGGTCGTCACCGAGGTCGCGACCGTGGAGGCCCCGTAATGGAGGAGCTATACAGCCTCTACGAGAAGCTGTCACACATCGGCTTTCCGGGCCTGCTCGTCGCGCTCCTCTACGGCAGCTATCGCGGCTACTGGGTCTGGGGCAAGGACTATCAGACCCAAATCGCGGCGCTCAAATGCGAGCGGGACGAGTGGAAGACTATCGCGCTGCGCGGCACGCTGGCGGCTGAAGTACTGGCGACGATGCACACCGGCAACCCGGCGACCAAGCAGGGAGCGTGAGGTATGGACTGGCTAATGTTGGTCCGTCGCTTGTTCCCTGACCGTCGGCGCGAGAAGCGCCCGGCCGTCACCGAGACCACCGAGACCCGGATTCACGAGGATCTGGTGCTCCGCAGTCAAACGAAACGCCGTCTCGAATCCGTCGAGACAGAAATGCTTCGCCTCGAAAGCGAAGTGTATGGAGTCCGGGCCAATGGTCGACCACGTCACACTTGAAGCTATCGTCCTCGCGCTCACCATCGTCGGCGTCGCGACGACTGCTGGCGTCCTGTCGATGGCCATCGCTGACTGCGCGGTGCTGAAAGATCGCGGCCTGAACGGCGCGCGCAGTCGTATCGCGTATGCCAACGTCCGCCGGAAGGTGGTCCGACTTGTCATCTTGAACATTATCGGCATCTCCACGCTGATTGTCGCCAGCTCAGAGATCGCGCTCCTGATGGGCGCGCTGTCGATGCTCCTGACGGCCGACGCGGCCGGAGACTGGTACGACCGGCGCTACCTGACGAAGTTCCTACGCGGCAAGCAGGACGAAGCCGGGAACGACATCGTCCAACCGGCAGGGCCGCAGCCGACCCCAGACCATCCGGCCGACGGGCCTCGCGCGGAGACGCCAGCGGTATGACGCCTCCGTCGGTCCTGAAGTCGACCGTCTTCGCGGTGCAGCGACGACCAGCCGCCGACGACGCCATCCTCGGCGAGTTGCTCATCGAGGGGCTGGCGACGTACTTCACGCTGGAGCGCCTCGGCGTCGAGATTCCGCCGGGCCTTTACCGGATCGTCAACTCGGTCAGCCAGCGCTCACTACGCGGCGAGCTGTGGTCGCCTCGGTCGGACCATCGGTTGCCGGAGATCCTCGGCGTACCGGGCCGTACAGGCATCCGTATTCATGCCATGAACGATCCCGGCGAGTCGGACGGCTGCATCGGGATCGGGAAGGTGCATGCGAAGGAGACCATCGGACTCTCGCGGGCGGCGCTCGCGGAGTTCACGACGAGGCTGGCCCTGCTCGGCGACGCGCCGAAGTGGATTGCGATTCGCGCGGCACAGCCGAGGCCGCTGAATGCATGACCTCCACAGAGGACCGTCCGAATGCGGATTCTGCGACAAGGCACTGACGCGGTGCGCGGCGCTGGTGATCCGCCTCCGGCGGACCAGTCAGCTCCTGCACTCAGCGCTAAAGCACCCGGCTGACTGGCCGAAGTGCAACGAGGACGTCTGTCGGGCCGTCCACGACGAGATCGCCAACGCCGACCCGGCGGGAACCGGGAGGAGATAAGACACCATGAAGAAGCTACTCGCGCTCGCACTCGCGCTCACCATCGTCACCGGGACCACCATCGGCTGCGCGGGCAAC